GTCAACTAAAATCACCATGGTTCCCAAACGGTGAGTCGAAACAAGGAAGTCCTACTGAATACAAAATCTATAAAGAACTCACAGAGCTTGATAAGAAGCTATTTGGAGATAAATAGGTTAAGATGAACAAAAAAGCTTGGATTGACGCAAGAACAGAAGTTATAAAACAATGTGGCGGTATGTCTGAGATGCAGAAAGGTAGAGAAAATTCTAATTTCGATTGGGAAAAACTTGATAATTGGGATTCTAGAAACAGTAAAAAAGTGTTGAGAATGAATTCTGATAACACAAAACCTCTTTTGTTTGAAGATATTGATAATGAAATGCCAGAGTTACCTGTTTACGAAGCCGTTATAGGTAGAGATGAACATGGAAGAGCTATTACAGATGGTGGTAAAACATATGACGATAATAAAAAAATAATAAATCAACTATTAGCTCCTTGTCGAAATCAATACACAGGAGAGGTAGATCCTAAAATGTTAACAAAAGGTGCAAAAGCTAAGATTAAATTATTAGAATCTTAGAATGCAAAAATCGCAAGATAGGCAAAACTAAGAGACCCTTCTACTAGAAAATTAGCTGCATTGAAAGGAAAACTTTTTAAAAAATATGCTAAATCTGAGACAACAGATTTATATAAAAAATATTTGAGTATTGCTAGTAAAAAAGCTACTGAAACAAATAACCCTGATTATCTTGATAGTTTCCTATTGGCTACTGGTAGATATTATGATGCCATAGATGACACATCTTATAGACCATATAAATGGTATACCAAGATTGTAGTAAAACCAGAATATGCTGACATATATACCGATATCGTACCTGGTGACGGATGGATGGATAGAGACGATAATAAGTTTATAAATGACGATTTTGACGAAAGTTAGAATTCGGCAATGGTTCCTAAGAAGTCGTTGTACGATAATTCAGAAGCTTATAATAAGGTTATGAAAAGCTCTACTCTAAAAGCTCTATATGATGCTGTTTATGAAACTATGGATTAGAGTAATCAATTGCAAACTGTCAGAAATTACTACGATAGTTATCTTTTACCTCAAATACAAGGCTCTTTCTTTAAAGTAATGAAATCTACTAAATGGAGAGAGGCTTGGGAGTATGTAAAAGATAATAAAAACGGAAATCTTTGGGAGAGGCTTACAAACAATCAGGCTGCTAAGACGTTAGGTTCTTAGGTAAATCGAGCTACTTCTTAGAATGAATAGGATGATGAATTTGGTCAAGCTCTTAGTAGTTTATTCTCAAAAACTGACGATTTTGGAAATACAATAGAAATAAACAATCCTGACTTTTTGGAATCTTCTGGTGTTAGAGCTGATGGTAGACATTTAAATATGATACCTATATATTATACTAAAAAGCTAGAACACCCAGAGCATATAACTTCTGATTTGATAGGTTCTGTTTGTGAATATTACGACAAGTCTGTTAGATTTGAAAGAAAGTCTAGAATTAAAGATACATGTGAAGCTATTGTTGATCAAATAGGTCAACGTAAATATCTTCATTCATCAACATCTTCATTTATTGATTTTGGTAAAGCTGTATGGTCTGAGCTTTCTGGTAAAAAAAGGAAAATGAGGACTATTGAAAACGGAAAAGAATCTAGAACATATCAAGCTGCTAAAAAATTCCTAGATATGAACCTTTATGATATACGACAAGATAAAGGTGCAGGTGTTTTCTGGAGTAGAGTTGGTGCATTGTATAGAAATGCAGCAAGTATTATAAACCTTGGAGGTAACCCTATGGTTGCATTAACCGGTATGATGACACTTATGTATAATGATTTAATAAACGCTGTTACTGGTTATAAATACGGTAAAGGTGCATTTATATTACACCCTGCTAAATATATAAAATCATGGTTATTAAACGACGATACTAATATGTCTGCTTCAAAAGAAGTTATAAGAAGTTTGTTTAAATCTTTTAGCAAAGGTACTTATATATCTAAGAGGCTTACTAATGATGTGCATCAATTACTAATGGATGAGTTTAATATCGCAGAATAGTTAGAAAGAAAATATAAAAATTCAAATAGGTGGCGTATACTAAACGGTTTGTCAACACATGCAATATACGGAGGGATGTCTCTTGCCGACTATCTTACAAAAGGACATATTATGGAAGAAGTATTAATGTCTTACAAATATGTAGATGGTGCTTTTGTAACTAAGACCGATGTAATACTCTCAAATGCTGGTAAAAGTAAAGAAGAGATTAAAGCTGCTATGAAAAAATACGATAATGCTAAAAGTCTTAGGGCTATATTTACTGGAAAAGATTTTAAAATAAATATAGATTCTAAGTACAAAGATGCTTATGATGACGTATACGATGAAGTAAAAGCTAAAATACAAAGATATGCTGCTTCTGCTGACGGTATACCATTACCAACTCAAAAAGCAGCTATAAGTACATCGTTTTTAGGAGCTTGTGTTTTAATGCACAGACAATATTTACCACTTATGATTCAAGAAAGATTCCAAAAACTTTCATACAATCTGGATACTAAAGAATATGAAGGTGGTGCGTTTTATGCGTTTAGTAAATTATTAATGGCTCCAATGATAGATGCAAGAATTGCAGCAGGAGGTTCTATACTCACAATATTCGGTAAAAAAGATTTTTGGAAGACTTTGGGTAAAGAATACAAACATGAATATAAAATATTAAAAGACAGAGGCGAACGAGACGTAAATGGTGTCCCAGCTTATGTCTATCAACAGCTTATAAAACAAGTTATGATAGAATTAGCTATGTACAGCATGGTGATAACGCCAATAGTCGGATTAATATGTGCGTATGCTGACGATGATGATAATAAAGACAAATTATTGTTATAGTTTATTGCATTCTTAGCACGAAGAGTTCAATGGGAATCATTCACACCATACCGAGCTAATGATGTGTTAAACAACTTTAAAACTGTGTCAGCAGCTTAGAGCTTATCTGACAAAGCCGAAGCGTTTGTAAACTCTATACTAAGATGGTATTCGCCTAAAGGAAGCCTATTCGACACTCTCTTCGCGTCGAAAAATTCAACAACCAATACGTACAACCCTATAGTAGATAGAGGACCGTATAAAGGTTATTCAAAAATAGAAAAAGCTGCATTTAAACTGTTCGTTCCTTATCATAGTGCTTATGAACAAGCGTTAGATTCAAGAACAAAACGTAAATATTACGAAAATCAGATTATGCAAATATAGAAATAAAATAAAGCCAAGTTACTCTCACGAGTAGCCTGGCTTTTTTTATTCTCAAAACTCAGATCATAGTGACCATTTCCAATACTTAAATGTATTCTTCAAATCCTTTACCGATAAGAAAGACTCTCCACTTTTAGAGATTATATTACAAAAAGTATCGTACGATTTTGGTACTAAAAATCTAACAACAAAAACTATATCATTGTTATAAACATCTTCATAAGTGTTATACAAATTCTTTTCAAAATATAACATATCAATAATTGAAGATGTTTCTTTTTTATCTGAATTGTTATAAACAACATCAAGATAAGTGTTTGAACCTATCTTTTTGAGTTCAACTTCTTTTAATGTTTTTTTGTAAAATAAATCAACATTCTGTACTATATTCGGTATAATATAATAAGAATTCGATTTAAACTTATTAATATCAAACATAGTACAAATATTTAAATTACTCTACAATAGCCAACAATAAATCCACACTCTGTGCATCAGCATAACTCTCTATATTAAGAGAGTCATTCTGAGTTTCGCATAAGTTTAAATTTGAAGAGTTGTCTAAAATTTCGTAGTTTTCCATAATTGTATATGTTTAATAATTATTTCTTTTAGGTTCATAGACTCAATTTTTCGGCTCCATCACCATCATAATAAGCTTTGTGATGTTCCCATTGACCAGTCTTTTGATGCCAAGCAATTTCGTTTAAAGCATTTACTATTGTAGTACTTCTACTCAAAACTTGATCATCTGTAAATTCAAAGACTCGTATTTCATTACTACCTGTAGTATCGATAGCAATGATATAAAACTTAAAGGTCCATTCAGATGTGTCTTTAAGCTCATTGGCTATATACCAAAGCAGTGCCATTTTATAATAACACAGCTGTCTCAAATAGTCAAAATCCTTCATACTATCCTGAAAGCTCCCTATATGAGACGTAGTCTTTAAATCCATCAATGTACATATTTTGTTTTTAAAATCAAAATGTGCACTATCTAATAGAGATTTACATTTAACATCCATAAATTCCCAATTAATATGAAATTCATGATGTAACTCATCTTCTGTACCAATATACTCATCTTTGAGTAATTTAGAAGCAAGTTTATGACTGTCAATATTAGCCTTTATCTCTTGAAGTTGTTTCAATTGATATGGGCTAATTTTAATGCGTTCATCACGCTCTCGTATTGAACTGATATAATCCGTTAGCTCAGAGGCTATTTTAGAGCCCTCTACGAGGATTTTATCATCACTCTTTCCAGTTGTCCTATACGATGCCTTATATGCGCTTACAATGGCGATATTTGGCTCAATTTCAGTAGTATTAGCTAGTTCCTCGCAGAACTTTTGCTGTTGTGCGGAAGATGGCGTTGGTTTATCCCAAAGCACATAGTCCTTGTTAAATTCACTCGGTTGTAGAAGATATTCGTGTATCATTGTACCACGTGCTAACTGAGGGCCTTTATCGCCCTCTGCCTTACCAGTAAGCATATCATGTAAATAGGAAGGTCCTTTTTTTAAGAACCAACCTATATTACTGTTACTTATTCTGGTCATATCTTCATAATATGGTATACTTATATCCATCATTTAAAATCTTCACACTGTGCATCTAGCTCTTTAAGCTTTTTAATATACAATGTTGCATTTTTAGCATCACCGTTATTAAAAGCTTGCATTGCTAATAGTTTAGTTTGTCGAATTTTACTATGTAAAATTTCATTACTTAACTTTTTCTGCATTGTTGATTTATTAAGTTTCATTACCGTTCAATATTTTTTTTAGCAATCTCTTCAGCCAGTATATCCACAAGATCTAAACTATCTTCCTTTTTCTCATGCTTCACTCTAGGAGCATCGCCTTCAAGAGCCATATTCATGTCTCTAGCTAACTCATAAAGCGAATATGTAGGATTGTCGTTTATTTCTGTAATAAGAGCTGTTATGACATCATAAGACAATAGTTTAACGTTATTTGTAATGAAGTTTACTACTTCATCAATTCGAGATTTATCCTCAATAGAATCAGTAACGATTTCTTTAACCATTTCTTCATTCATAGTATCGAATTTACGATAATAACGAATACGGCTAGGTCTATCAACCATGAAATCATTAACAACACTATCATCATTACATGTATAGATAACTAACTTACGACAAGTTTTCTGAATACCATCAAGGAATTCAAGCATTGGAGTTGTATTCCAATTTCTATCAGAGTACTTATCAAATTCGTCAAATATTATACATATATCTGAACGAAAGTCTGAAAAATACTTAGTAAGTAAGTCAGACGGAAATGAAGGATCAACAATTATTACAGGTAAATTAGACTGTCTTGCAATCTCTCGTGCAGTAAATGTTTTACCACAACCTTGTTTACCATGTAACAATACACCTACAGTATTATCGTCATGTTTGTTAAAATAATTGCTGATTTTTTCAGAAAATTTCTTCTCTGATTCTGATGCATAAATCTTTTTAGGTTCTTTTAAAAACCCATCTGCAACCAGTTTAGTAATATAATCAAAACCAACCTTTATTCTACTGAGTCGATACATTCGATTTGGTTCGAGGTCATATGACAAGCCTTCCGGCATTTTATATACTACGTTGTCTTGTTTTATAAAGTTATTCATGATTTTTCTGACTTATTAGTTCTTTAATCATTTCATCTACCTCTTTATGATTGTGTACGATGTAAGACTTACGTTCTAAACCCATCTCTTTAAATTTAAAGAGAAACATTTTCCAACGTAGCGGAAAGTCTCGTTGCACCCTTCCTTTACATTCGCAAACAAAGTTATCTCCTACAAAATCAGGAGTATACTTTATATTTCTATAGTGCTTGCCGAGGTAGTCAAACTTTGGTAAGAGTTCATAATGTTCAGGCTCATAATTTACAGAAATATTTGCCTTTTTAAATGCATTATATGTGTAACCCTCTAAAGGGCTTTTAAACTCTATACCATCTATGATGACGTGTTTTAAACGTACACCCTTAGATGAAGCACTAGATTTGGCTTTTAAGCTCTTTCTTATTTTAGACATCTAATACGTGTCTTACAATGCTAGCTATTTTGTTATCTGCAAAATAAACTAAATCACCATCTATAACGCTAACACTAGCATTATTATGATGGCAACATGCAACGATTTGTCCTTCCTTTAGAAAGGAATCCCATATTGTTAACAAGTTACCGTTTGGTAAACCTATTGTCAAATAAGATTTCTTCTGTAATTCCAAAGGTCTTGAACAGTTTATTTTACACTTAAGAAGCCAACATGACAATGCTCCACATAGGCTACCTATGAGAGCAGAGAGAATCAATGTTTCAATCATATCGTTCTAAAGTTTTTATTAACCATTTTTTAACTTCATCAAAACCGTTATCTCTAACTGCATCTGATAAATCTTTGGCTTTAAACCTTTTGTGGACAAAAAATGCATCTAACTTATATCGTTTACTTAATGATCGAGCATTACGCATTCCAGTTTTGTCTCTATCATACAATATAAGTATATGTTTATACTTATGTCTTAAAGACTTCAGTATATCTTCTGGTATAAATGTGGTTTCGCTAGAAGCAGCGATAGCATCAAATCCCATCTCATGGAATACCATAACATCTTTTAAAGATTTTGTTATAATGAGAATACTCCCTCCTCCTGCAGGCAATGCGGACAAGCCCTGGACGTTCCTATTTGTCAGATTGGTACGCCATTTAGTATACTTAGAGGCATAAGGTCGATAAATCTTAAATTTATCATCTACCTTATACGCATACATAGGATTGTCTTCTTTGTAGGTTCCTCGGACGACTCTATTACAAAGAAAGTATTTAATACTATCCACCTGATATAGTTTTAATGTGTCTATAGAAATATGAAATTGCTTCCAATATTTCTTATCAACTGCCGTAAACGGCTGTCTAACGACACCTATATCAGCTGCGTACGAACTCATAACAGGTTCAGTATTACTACTAACCACTGCTCTGGACGGGTTCGTTCGTCTGATTATTCTTAAGAGCTCTCTTTCAAGCTCATTTCTAGTTTTTATTCCACGATACAACTTAACGAATTTAAGGGCATTTCCAGAAACCCCAGTTCCATGATCTTTAAACAACAAGTTTCCTTGTCGTCCTTTAAATATCGCAAAAGACGGTATTTTATCAGTAGATCGCAATGGACTGTTCATAAGTTTACCAACTTGGAAAGATCCAAGATAATATGAAAAGATTGCATAATCGTCCAACTCATTCAATAAGTCTTTTAGACTCATTGTAATAGCTGTTCTTGTACTATACATGACTTAAAGTTCTTAGTATTGTGACATGGTGTGGAGTCGAACCACACAACTTACTGTTAATTTACTCAAACGAATCTGTTAAACATTAATTATACGTAAGTCCGTTCATGTCGAATGACCCAAACGCAGTTCTTATGGGATGCGTCTGGGTTCTATTAAAGGGTTGCTGGTTCTTTTATGGAATCAGCGTCCACCACTAACTATTTGCTTTCCTTAGAAAGGCAGGTCGTTAGCACCTGGCATATTTGAGTTTTCAGTTTCCTGAGTGCTGGTAGTAGAACCTGCAAGAGGGTCTGCAGCAGGTGCTTCTTTGTCTGCAACAATTGTGCGTTCAAAGTTATCACGTTTCCACTGCTTAATCTGAGACTCTTCTTTTGTTACAGTCATAGGTTCAACGAAGACACCATTTTTAGAAATAGTTGTATAGTTGTTCTTATCATAAACAACCTTTAAACGTAATTCCTTCTTTGTAGGAATCATAGGATCAAGCTTCGATTTAACCCAATTAATCATCTCTACAAATGTGTTGAATGACGCATCTTCACGCGTAGGGTAGAATAAATCAACAATTTGCATAATACGACCAAACTGCTGGTCATCACGTTTCTGCAAATCTTCATCAGTCTTAATATAAAGACCTTTGTTATTTTTCCACTCTGTCATAGAAGCTGTCTGACCATCTTCATTCTCGAATACAATTTCGAGGAAATCCAACTGCGTTGTAGACTTCTTTACATTTACTTCCTTCAATGTTACATTCTCGTTAATGCCTGCAGGCATATATGCTGAACTAAATTCTTCGTTATTTGAAACTGCTGTTTTTGTACTGTACATAATTCTATATTTTTGCGTTAAACGTCTTATTTACTCGTCTCTTTATATACCCTATCCCAATATGTTGTGATAGTGCTTCCATCCTCTGTACCTGTCGCAATAATAATATCTTTACCGCGAAGATGAGGAGCTCGTGCTTCTTTTATGGTACCGTCACCACCTTTAAAACTTATATGTGTCTCTAAACCTTTTCTATAGACATAGCCTACAGCATCAGCTTCTCCACATATAATAGATGATAACTTACCAACTAGGTCAAGAGCCATTTCACTGAGTTCTTCACCATTCTGTTCTATTTGTACGTCTTTAACGTGACCTACGAGAATAAACTCCTCACAAAGTTCCTTGAACATATCAATTACTTTGCGAACAGCTTGGCGAATATACATATATCCACTTCCATTTGGAAGAAGACGGACGTCAGTACCTTTCCAGTTCTTTCCCATCGGTGTTGCACGATATAAGGAAGCGGCGTAAGAAAGACAAATTTCTTCCAAACGAGTAGCGTTATCAATGGTGATACGCTTATAGAATTTATGTCCTACTTCAGTATTCTTAGCTCTAATGGCTTGGGCAATCTCTCCAAGTTTATTAACATCTCTTGCCTGGATGGCCATAGCATCAATAAATTCTGAACCTCCTTCTAAATCAATTATAAGGTTGTTATCCAACTGTGCAAGACTGGATGTCTTTCCAGATTTTGGACGACCGTATAAAATCATAAAACGAGGGTTTGTTGAGGTTGCTGGAACCTTACTTGTAGGTAATATTAACATACTTCGTGAGTTTTTACTGTTAATTAAAGTTTAATATCGATAACAAAATCAATGATAAGCTTCTTCTTTGCAGGAGATAGACCGTTAAGAATAGCGGCAGAATCACTCAAGCTGTAAAGAGTATCATCAATCTGAATCTCATCGTCGAAAATGTACAATCGTGTACCATCGGCAAGCTTAATCTTGATATAATTATTAGAGAGATTGTCGTTTGAATCACCCTTATAATTGTGTGCAAGATAATCTATAGCGCTCAACAAATCAATAGTCTTATTTGTTGCCTTCGTAGCGCTCTTATTTTTACCAAAAATATATCCAATAAACGACTTCTTCTTCTCTGGCGCATACTCAAGGTCTATATCGCCAAACTTAAGATCCTTCATATAAGGATTCTTCTCTATCAAAGAAGAAAGAATAAGAGAATCAAGAGCTTTAGAATCGTCTGTGTGTTTAAAACTGGGTTCAAAAGCACTGATAAAACGTGAATTACTATTGTTAATATTGGTAAAAGTATAATTATTTCGTGTCATAATTTTCAGCCTTTAAATTGTTAAACAATGTCATGCAATGCGTTTAACATTCTATCAGGTTATTATACATAAGATCATTTTCAAATCCAAGTATACAAGGTTTTCCTGCATCTCTATTTTTTAGAATATGCATATACACCTTGTTTTTTGTAGGTAATCTATTCGGACCATATTCTTGTATACCTAACAGCTCCGGTCGGTGTAGTGCTAAAACATAATCACTACCCTGAAATATCGCATCGGATGACGATAAGTCACTTCTCATAGGATAATGTGACGCTGGATTGTTAATCCTTTCAGGCGCTTCTATGTTACGATTCATTTGCGTAAGAAGTATGACAGAAGTGTACGGCAATTTCTTTACTTGTATAAATACTTGTAACAAATTGGAAATTGTTTCCAAAACCGAACCGTCCCTCTTTGTTAAAAGAGCGTGGTCATACATTATGATAAAGTGCTTATTAGTACCTTTAACATATTTATCATAGAAGTGCATAATAGTATCTTCTACTTGCTTGGAGGTTCCTGGATTATCTACAAAGTAGATAGGATACCCCTTTAGCTCGTTGGCTACTGTGATGACTCTTGCGAAGGTTTGGTCATCCAGGCTCTTTTCAGAGCTATACAATTCAGAAGTCGTTCGTTTAAGCTTACTAGATAACGTCCTTCCAATTTGCCTAAAGCCTACCATCTCTAATGAGAAAGTGAGAATGATAATATCTTCCTTAGGATTTAAATCAATTAAATCAGTTTCGATAAGGTTTGCAAGAGAACTCTTACCCGTTCCTGAAATACCAGTAATAGTATACACAGTGTTAGGTTCTATACCACCCATACACTGGGAATTAAACTTGTTCCATCTGGTTCTTAATGACACGATATCGTTTTCTCTTCTACCTTTTATGTAGTCAATCGCTTCCTGTGCGACTGAGGATATAGATCGTATCTTTAAATCAGATGAGTTCTGTTCCATATGTACTATTTTTAACTTTTTCTGTATCTTGCATTTCTTCTTCAGATTCTTCCCATTGATGGTCAACTAACCATCTCCACATAGTCTTCATATACATAAGTTTGCCTAATCTAGTCTTTTTATCGATTTCGAATTTTAGACATTCGTTGATATGCTCCGCCATAGCTTGGCTATTACCAACATATGTATTATAAAGACGTCTGCATTTATTTACATTTGCCCTTAAGTACGTTTTAGCACCGTCTGGACGTAGTATATAAACTGGGTACATATCGTAAAACAGATCGAAGTAGTCTTTTGGTGGAGCTACAAATTGTTGAAGCTTCTCTGTTGGTCGATATGTAATTGAATTTCCTCTCTCTATCGAGGTTATAAGTCCCTGTTGAACTAAGTATGATATCTCATCGCCGCTGATTAGGCTGACAATCTTTTGGGCGCTTTGATTAATTTTTTGATTTCTACCTAATACCATACTTAGGAACACCAACTGATTCATATTGAGTTGTTGCGGTAATTCCGCAAGTTTTGTGTCTAGTTCAATAATCATCTCTTATACTCTAGGGTTAACAAGTTGGTTACTAAAACAATTCCAATTGTCGACATACTAAATTCTCTATAATCTTATTAGCTTCAGCTATATAATACTGATAGTTAATCTTTCTGTCTTTTATTGGAAGACTATCTAATTTATTTAGTAAAGTTACACCAGACTTAGTAAGCATATTACTATACTCTTTATGTCCGTTTTCATCCTTCACTTTAAACAAATAATAGCCATTTGTTGACGCATAGTATCTATTGATACGTTGAGTTGGCTTATTTGCCCATTCAACTTTAAACTTTTTATCAACACGTTGTGTCATTAAAAAGTCTTTTATGTCGTCGTGGTTTCTGATAAATTCAGATACCGGTTGTTTGTTTACAAAGTAGTTTATAACAGCTTTTGGTATGATCAATGGTGCTAATCCTTTACCAAGTTTTGCATCTGTTATAAACATTCCTTTCTTTTCTATCAATTTAGGGTTTCTAGATTGAGAATAACCCTCAACGACTCCGAAATAATCGTTGACTGCGTATTGATAAAACGCCTCATAGCTGTCAGTTTCGAATCCAAGCTTAGTAAGTCCCTCAACTTCATGGATAGCTTCCTGAACTCTATCCTTTCGGTCTTTTCGAGCGACATACATTACACCATCCGTATTGACTTGTACAATCTTACAACCCAATTCGAGTAGACGATCTACCAACATAAGTAATACTAACTGTCCGTTGATTCGTATTTTAAATACGCTAAAAGGATCGTACAACCAGCTTGTTTCTTGCTGCATTTTTCCCGTAACAGAATTCAAGACCAGTTTTAATGCTGTACTCTTTACATCCTGTCCGCTATGTTTGGCTTCTATTCGACTATAATATATTTTACAGTATATCTGCCAAAATTCTTTTCCAAGATGACGTGGAACCCATCCATATTGCACTATAAATGAAGGATACATTGATGTAACATCAGCGTGTCCTATGTATTCGTTCTCATCTGGTATGTAGACCTCTGGTTTGTTTAGTGAATGAATTCCACCAACTCCCACAGAGTAGCATGTATTCGAGATAACAAAACTCTTCTCGTAAGCTTTTTTGCCTTTTGGTATTAATTCTTTTCGAGTTGGGACTACCTGTTGTCTCATCTCTTCCAAAACGCTATTTAATATCGGATTTTTGTATTTTATTACAGGTAATATTACATCTTTCAACGGAACATAATCCATTGGAGAACGTAATGTTTCTAGATATTTTTTACTGATGTGTTTTGCTTTGCAATATTCACCAGCTAAAATAGTCTCTCCGAATTTAACACTATCCATAGACAGTGCGTTAAACCCGTATTCTTTTTCGACAAACAAACGAACATCAATATCACCGTGCTTATTTAAGCGGTTTAATAACTCTTCCGTTGAATTAACATCGTTTATATTATATTCTATCATTTTGTCAATATCTGAAGGCATTAACACATCGTTAAAATCTCCTTCATATTCTTGTACATTATCATAGAACATTGTCACTTGCATCTCCTTTAAACCTACTCTCAACTTACTACTAAATTGCATAGTAAGTAAATCCATAGATTCAAAGAAATTTGCATACTTCCATTTTTTGAAAGCATTTATATTTCCTTCTTGGGAGTTCACTATAGTTCCAGATAGATTAAACAAACTAGTTGTAATTCTGGATGCTGGTAGCGACAACATAGTATTACTATAATCTATTAGGTAGTTTATAACAACATCGTCATAGTGTTTATTATTATAACCACAAAACAATTTGTTTTCTCCTTCGTAATAGAAATAATCTACTAATTCCTTTAAGTCATTTTTCCTTTCGGATATCTCAAACTTATGGTAAACTCCTAATTCTGTATCCTTGCATGCGCAATGAAATACATTTGGAAATATCTCTATGTCGTATACAACGACACTTTTGTTGTGTATTACCATGGTTCTAAGACTCTTAGTTAATATGTTCCCATAGCGGGTTCGACGCCGCATATCTCACGATACAGATCTTAATCTTTTATAATCTTCAAGTGCTATTAATAATTCTGTTAATCTTATGGGAATGGAGAGCTTTTCAGATGAATCATCGAAATCGGTACCCTCCGTTGGCTTGCAATACATCTTAGCCACACCGGTCCTGTCACATCCTCATAGCCATATACTTTTATGGATCACAGGCATTCGCTTTACTATATGGCATCAAGCGAAACATAGTTTAAAGTCCTATCCTTGCTATGCAACAAGAATCTGACCTAGAGTTTTATCACGATTCTGAATACGTGCACAAATAATAGAAGGATTATTTTTTCGGAAAGTTGTAAACAACTCACGTGCATCCTTTACGACGCAGTTATCCTCACTATCATTCATGTTATCAGCATTGTGATGTGGATCAAGTACATATCCTATAGGGCGTTCCGTGTATTTATCTTCGTCTGCTTTAAACCGACCAATAACCGGTAAAGCATCTTTGTCATACTTAAGCGTGTTAAACGCTAGAATATGTGATCGAGCTTCAAGTTCTCTTGCTGACCAAGCCTGATCAAGCATTTCTGGGAACAAATCTGCTCGTGAATCTGGTTTAGGATGTAAAGCGTACCATTTAGCCATCTTATGCTCAGTAAGTCGTCGGATGAATTCAGTACGATCCATAAGCTTTTTGATAGTATTCTTCTTATCAAAAATACCTATCTCTGATGGAAGCTTTCGTGTAAGTTTCCAGTGCTTATATGTTGGTAAACCAGTGTCTTTATCTCGATACGTATTCCATTCATAATAAACTTCATACGTTGGTTTTGATGTTAAATTCTTAGGAATTGGCTTAGAGTTACTATCATTCCACTCCCACGTACCATAGTTATCAGGGAATGTTTTGATTTCAGGAGCAACCTTAGCTCGTTTCACAACCTCATCAATAAGATCATATACCTTAGAATCGTTTTTCCAAATAAGTACATAATCAAGATGATACTTAGGACAAAGCATACGAATTGGTATGCGATGTAGTTCGTTAACGAACAACTGTCCATAGCTGGTTTTTATGAATTTAAACAATTTCATCTTAGCTTTATCAGATTTTATGGTCTGTTTAGACTCTTTTTTGAGATTTTTATGCATAACTTTGCGTTTTTTCTCATCAAATTTGTCAAAACCATAAACGTGATCAACTGCTTTTGAAATCTGTATATCGAGTGTTGTATTATTTTTTTCCATTTTGATAATGTTTTTAATTAGACATATGTTATTTATCTCTAGTTGGTTTTCTCTGCATCGATCAGAGTCTTAGTATCCTAAGCAGTCCAGCACACTAAACCATATAATTATTAAGCAGCGAGAATTGAATCAAGACTATCATCAATAATCTCAATCTGAGTATCATTGTTGTATTTCTCAATCTCACTCTTATAAGTGTTTACATCTTGTTCCAGTCGAGAAATCATTGCACTAATCTTTTCAAATGAGAAAATCTCATTAAAACCAGTACCTTTCTTACCCTTCTGTGCCTTGAGTTGAGGAGCTACGCATTTTTTACGAATCTCATTCAACTTTACAATTTGTTCCTGTGCCTCCTGAAGACGGAAAATCGTATAATAATGTGTCTTCTTAAAGGAGTTGGTATCAAATTTCAGAATACCGTTATTCAGCTGATTAAGCATACCCTTAATTTTAATACGCTGTTCGATCTTCTGAAGAATCTGATTGTGCAATTCAGCCAAATTATGGAATCGACACTTAGCTACCATATTCTTACGTAGAGTGTTCTCATTCTTAATAAATGACCAATACTGACTAATCTCACTGTCGAGACGTTTACGAGTGATAATAATATCTTTTGCATTCAACTTCTTGTTTGATTTCATGATGTTTTTGATTTAAAATGTTAGACATATGTTCAAACTTGAATTCGAAAATCTCGTAGATTACCTAGCGACGTATCAGGGAATCGAACCCTGTATTACCATATACGTCTTAAATTTACACAAACCCACTGCAAATACGATACTCAGTATCGTATTAGTAGATTACACAGAATCTTAATGTGGGCTTGCATAAAAGGAAAAAGTTTATTTTTAGAACTTAAAGATTTTTAAATAGAACTAATTAACTTTGTGTTCAACTCACCGTATACACAGATACTAAATGAGGGGAATCTACGATTCCAAAGAACACTCAATTAACGACGCTCCATTGTATAACCTGTTGGTTCAAATTTTACATGCAATAGCACGTTGCCGAGAGAGTCACGGACCGGAACATATCCCGATCCTTCGAACTTAATGTGTTTCAAAACCTCTTCAGGATCTTCATGTTTTCCAACTGGAGTTCCTTTAGATGCCATAGGGCTGTTTTTGATAGCAAAACGTAAGGTGTCAAATAGACGATCAACTACTACGTTGTTGTCTTTTGATGCAATCATGGCTGTAAGCATGTCTTTGCTGAGACCATTAACAACAATGGTCTTCACACCTTTACCATCAACACCTGCCATCTGGGCAATAGCTGCGAACACACGCAATGCAAATGTTTCAAATGAAATCTCTTTATCCAAACGGAAAAGAGTATTCCACCATTTTACGGATGTCTCTCCAAGATAGATCGTTCCATCATCTTGGATTTCAGTAAGCTTGTAAGTTTTACCTTTACGTACATCCGCGTATACTGTCTCGCTTATTTGCGGAGCGAGAAGCATTTCACGGATGTGTAACTTACTGTTTTGACTCAGTTTACCAACTTCAGTCATCAGCACAATATTAGATATCAGCCTCTACACGACCTACCATTGTTACATGAGCAGTTGAAGCAGAATCACGAAGCTGCTTTTTATACTCCTGAGCACGCTTGTTATTATTCTCAATAGTCTGCAGAACAGAGTTCTTAGCAGTCTGGAGAATCTGAATCAGACCTTCGATACGGCTAACCTCATTAGAATTATAGCGGTTAACGATGTCCACAATGTTATCAGGATCCGCAAAGATAAGATTGCGGTTCTTCTCATTAATAGCACGTCCAATAGACTCCTCGTTTGCCTGGAGGAATGGGCTAGTAGAGTTGTTAATCTGACAAACTGCAGAAACATCTTCACCCTTGGCGTTACGATCACCTTCATTGATGAATACGCATGGAGAACCATCACCAGCGTTCTTAAAGTTTACACTGTGGATGTCAAATCCATCAATCTTGAAGCGATTAATACCGCGATTTAGGCACAAATCCTTGTTTCCACTATTACGAACCTGTGCGATGATTTCACCGTATTCATCGTTCAAAGCATATTTACCAATACGGAAGAAGCGACCACCAAGGGCAGCGCCAATGTTTCCGAGTTTAGAACGATTATTTGCCAATACTGTTGCGTCTACTGTAACTGTTGTTTCCATAATTTCTTATCCTTTTTGATATCGTTATTGATTAACTAACGATAAGATTAAACTAAAAATGTTCCTTCTTTAAGGCATACGAACATACTCCTTTGGTTTTTTGTTTTTTTGAATTGTCTATTTTCTACTACTATGTCAGTAGTCCTACTGACCGCTTTAATTAACTTACAACCGACATGATTTAATTCCTTTAAATGAAGCTCCATCAATGCCTTGGGAATCCAACGGTAGGATATGCCTGCCCTTACTTTGTAAGCAGTTGTCCAAAACAAAGCTATGAAAGATAGTATAACAATGTTAATAGGCAATTCGTAGAACCCTTCAGGTTCAGGACTCGTAGAAGGGATCTACGTTACCATTTTTGGCATTTATTTGTATTTATGATTTTTACTAACTATTGAATTGATAAACTAATGCTCATAGTGTTTCCACGTTGACAGAATTTTTATCAGACCCAATATACCCACAAAAATAAAAAGATGTAATGACCTCTGTGTTTTCTAAACAGTTGTTATTACATTTCTTAACAAGCGTTAAGATGCGTACGGTTTTACAGACCGAAAACTGCCTTCCTCTAACAACTCCTAGTTAGGACATGTGTTGTCTTTCTTGCTCGCATGTATCACCAATCGGTTCTCATACATGTTACATGGCTCTTTTCAATGAAGAGTACGTGAGGAGTACGTTTCTTTATCGGACGCCCTATGCGGACCTACGGTCTTATTTTTTCACCTAGACTAGTACCGTCTAGTTCTTCTTTATAGTGAAAGATTTACTCAGGAATTCAACCTAACCGTTACTTTGCTGCCTATCACAATACAGAACAATTACTTTTATACCAAATAGACAATTTGGACTCTGTATTGCTTATCACCCACATTTTCGCGATTCTATTCTATACCTCAATTACACATGTATTTGCGATACATGTTTTACTTGTGTATTCTATAAGAGCTTTTCCACTCGTAACTTTCCGGGAGGTTCATGGTAGTGTCTACCTTACAACGGTAGCTTGCCCGTTCTTCATCCGCATATTTACAACATATGGTTCTGAAGCGTCACTTCCATCCGGAGGACATACAATTTTGTTAAACAATGTTAATTAACTCTAAATTACCCTACGACTGTCAATGGTTTTCTTGTATGTGAGACTGATGCAATAATAAAGAACATTCATGTGTGACGCGTGGTCCTCTACACCACTGTATTACAAAGCGGAGCTAATCCACACAGTTAGTTTCTTTAAGATTACGATATAACACACAATAATCACATCTATTCGAATTAGGTTACTGACGGAAGTTCTAGTGAACCAACTGGCTGTTGGTAGTCTAATCGATCAGTATTGACGTTGTTATTGCTGACTGTCAAGGAGTCACCTTATTGTGCTTTCGCTACATACTCAACTTGCTAAAGGTTGTTTATATGTATATAAGATCAAGACTTATGAACGCGGTCTCTTCTCGCTATACTTTTGCATCAAGTATCCAGTCATTCTACTTTTATATACCGCATGAACGACTAAGGCCTGGCGGTCTATGATAATAACAGCACAACCCTCAGCACATAACCTTTTACCCCATCCCTGGACCCTTCTTTGGCTCAAAAGGCTGCTGAATCGAACAGCAGGGACTTATTTCTAGTGCGACGTAGTTACGGTACGCCTCTCTGGTAGTAAATAGTTCGAAAGATCTTTGTTGCTTATCTGTTAACATAGCATAAATTCTTCACCCCTCAATGCTGGTTTTGGAGACCAGTGACACTAGGCTAAGCGTTTGTTTTGATATTAACTCCTACGTTATGGCATATTTCGGAGGTTCATCTCGTGTACGTTCCATGTTGATTTAATATCATCATCAACATTCCGATACGGTTCATTTTGCGTGATTGGCAACTCACGACTTACGCGTTTTCCTTACTCTATGAGTGTATGGGTTGAATACAACGCTCTCCCATCGTACGACAAGCTTTTCACACTAGTCATATTTCATCCTACCTTTTGAGTATTCTCGCCCTTTGAGAGGGTTAACATATTCTCGGATCAAGTTAATAAGGACATAATTCGATTCTCGCTCCTTCGCGGGGGATGCCTGAGAATTATAGTACCTGGGCTAATGAGACCCGCTTATCGTACTGATTCAGATGCCACCACGGCTGATTGAGCGAGTCCTCCATAATAGGAGGACATGCTTCTCAATCTCTGACGAAAGTTCTAACGTCTTTAGATCCTTTTAGGCAGATTGCTTTGTGAATCTTCCAATTTGTACTATCGTTAAGTACAGAATCAAGGGTAACTTTCTCACGATCCCTAGGTGTTGCTATGAATAGTAAGGTTTTATAACGAGTTCTAACCTTTGCTATTCCGCGTTTAGGTACCCGTACCTTCACGCGTTTTGTTGTTAATACTTGCTTAGACTGTAATTTTGCTGAGTCAATATACACAGTATCTCGTATTACAGTCGAAGCGTTATTTGTGTTGATAAACCGTCCGTTAAGGACCGGAATACTGCTGGACAATGTTCCAGCCGACGCAGTCTGCGTAGGCAGAGCTGCGACGCTAGATCCACTGTTTTGCATTCCTTTAATTCCTAAGAACATAAAGAATGCACACAGGGATAGAGTTGTGAACTTATTCATAATTTTGATAATTGTGTCACGCGTTTGTTCGTTTATCTTGATGATAATTACGTTCTCAGCGTGAAATTGTCCACTTTTTCGTTTAAGCGACTCACTAATCGTAGACATGTCTCCTTAATGGTCGCCATTATTTTTTTCCCTTACGAGAACCAAGGTTTTTAGCACCTTTCTTTTCAGACTCAGGCTTTTCAACAGGTTTAGGCTCTTCTTTTTTAGTCTCTTCCTGTTTTTCAGTCTTAGTCTCTTCTTCGGCAGGCTTCTGCTCCTCAGACTTAGTTTCTGACTCAGTCTTTGTTTCAGCAGGCTCTTCCTTAGCTTCTACAAGTTCACTGATATTAGCGAGACTGTAGTTAGACAAAGGAGAAAGTACATCACGGAACAAGCTTGTGGCAACGCCAGCATACTGCTGTACATTACTCTTAAGATTCTCATAATTCTTCTTGAGGTTTACGCCAGGATAATAAGATTTGGCGATAATATTGAAGGCAAGTTGAGCAGTTTTAAGTGCATCACCTTCAAGAGTCTCAAGGTTAGAAAGAAGATTGTCCGCAAACGTAGAATCAGGGTTTACTGTCAACTTCTGAACATCTTCAAGTTGCTTGATTTCAGCCTTTGTAGCTGCAATAGCGTCCTTGTTTGCTTTAGGATCATTGTTAAGAATATCGATATTCTTCTTCTTCTCAATAATCTTTGCATTAGCTGCCCAGTTTACAATAACTCCACAGATATCTGCGATAGTTCTGTCCTCTACTGCAGGAAAATCAGTCGAGCTGCTCTTAGCCGTGTTTCTGAAGATACAGAAGGCAGGAACAACGCTCTGGTGCTCAATCGTAAGGCGTAGGAGATATCGTCCAATACCCTGCAATACAAAGCTGTAAGTTCCGGGAAATTCCGCGATTTGCATAAGAAGGTCCTTAGTCGATAATGACTTAATACGGGCAACTTCCTTCTCATTTCCGGTTGCTTTGTGTACAAGATATCCGCGATAAAACTCAATAGCTTTATTTATGTTCTCATATACACCACCTTTATCTACAAGAAGATACAAAATGCTCTTTTGGAGCTGCATCTGGTTCTCAATCTTTGTAGGATCGAGGATAGGTGTATCTGCTTTAACGTCATGCTCAGCTTTAATTGTCTTCTTGACATCAGCAGGAATCTTGATGTCAGACTGCTGTACAGTAACTGTACCGTCAGTTGATACAGGCAAAGCTAAAATCTTTTCGGCGTTAATGCCCAAATCGCTTAATGCAGCCTTCATCTCAGGAAGTGATGTGGCACGCAATTTAGCAGCGAATGGTGTCTTTGAGAATGTCATTTCTTCAGCGAAAGCAGCAGCAATACCGATCATGGTAATCTTGTGAATACCCTTGACTACATCGTCAGAAATATTCTGCTCCTTTATCATTTGAGCATTGTTGTAGTACTTATCTGCTAATTTAAGCAGATCTACACGATGGTTAGGATCAAGACCCTTAGCCTCAACTGTTGCAACATCCTGTAAAGGACTGTTTGGGTTTAACACCATTTCGCGTGTTTCAACTTGCTGCTGTGCTTCTTCAGCACGTTTTTCTGCTGCAGCGTTTACATTCTCACTCTTTGTCTCCTGGTTTTCAACAGCTGGAGTAGCTGGTGCTGTTTGAACGTTCTTTTTGTTCTTTTTATTCTTACTCATTTTGATAATGATTTGAGGGTTTTAAACTGCGACGAGATTCGTCAATTAATTAAATTATGGGTCGAGATGTAGCTTGGTACATCAAGATGTGTCGAAGTATTTAAACATAACGATGGATTTAAAGGGTTATAGGTTTGTTGCACACGGATATCCTCCGCATGCTTACTGACAGACGTAGTTAGCATAATGTCGTTGTCACGATAGAAAACTTTCTGACTCATTGGTGCTGGGACTTTTATCCCATCCTCATCACACAACGCGTCATGTTCGGTGTTGCCAATACCTAGCATGATTGATGTTGTGTTAGAATCACACAATGTGGATTGTTTTCTTACGACACTAACTTCGTTGTTGTTAGACAATCTGTCTACAACTTCTGCACCTACAGCACCTGCTCCAAACGAAAGGAGTAAATACCAAAACAACTTGTCACTTTTGTTCACTCTACCAAGAACGAACGAAGCAACTGTTGCGAAGATACAATACAAAAGTAAGCTCATAAAATTGTTAATTAAAAATTGTTTGTAATTTTTTGCGTGTACGTGCCAATATGGATTTTATAGTTCCTGTTGGTATACGCAACGCTTCACTAATCTGTACAATTGTCATGTTTTCACAATAATACAATTCATTAATCTTACGGTTTCTTTCTGGTAGTTTAGCCAAGCTGTGAATTATCTGCTCACACGTCATCTGATTGATCAAGTCAGATTCCCCTAAGCTTAATGAATCTTTCAGTTGAAGTTTTTCATCTTCAGATTCAAAAGTTAATTTCTTCAGCGCTGTTTTACGAAGATAATCAATTGCTGTACGATTAGTTATAATTCTCAGCCATCCGCCAAAAGACGAATAATCTGTGAATGTCGAGAGTTTCTTATGCACTTTTAAGAATACGATATTTGTAATATCTTTGGCTTCATCCATATCCTTTATGTAACCATATAGAATATTATCGACAAAGCCTTTATATCTATAAAAGAGCTTATTGAAAGCAAGTTCATCACCTGCTTGGGCCTTTTTGATAATCCCAATCTCCTCCTGGGTAATTTTTGGGGTTTTCATATCAAACAAATTTGGTTAGTGATTGAGGAAGTCATAATATCCTCCTCTTCCTCAACCGTTAAAACGGATTTCCATCTTCGACTTCATTGTCGTAGAATGGTAGACTTTCGGTAATCAATTTAAAGAATTCGTCTCTAATGTTCCTAGTCATGTTACCATGGAGCATAAGCTTATAGTCTTTCGGAATATTAGTTTTGAATAACATACTTGATGCTATTCTTGTTAATACACCTATTGTACTTTGAGACAAAGATCCGTCATGTACTTCACCTAAACGTAAACAAATGTTTACATTAATCCAGTTTAATACTTTTTTAACATCTTCGTCTTTGTGTACAATTTCTTCTAATTCACTTATGTCCCATGGAACATTTTTTGGAAATGGGCCGAACACTTTATCGCAATTGAATAGTACAAACTTACAACCTGAATTATATGCAGATTGTATTTGTTTGTACTGTATCCAAAGTTCCGTTGTTTTGTCAGTTACAAAAAAACGATGTAATAACATAACTACGCACCTTTATCAAATTCATTTACGATGTCAATGATACAGCTCATTGGTACTTTAAATTCCTGCACCAAAGCTCGCATGATTGTGTTAGCTGAAACACCTTGCTGACATAATAAGAAATACTTGTCTCTTACGTCTGCATAAATGTCCGCTGGCAAATCAAGTTTACCTGTAGCGTGGAATTCATTTTTAGAAAACACAGTAAATTTAATACCTCTTAGATTACTGAATATCCACTTCTCAGGAAATATTTCGATGTTGTTCAAAATCTCCTTCGATGCTTCTTTCAGTTTGCCTGATTTAAGATACGTTCCTAAATCAAAACCTCCGTCCAATCTTAACATAGGACAGACACCTTTGATCTTAATAATAATAAGATCAGAGTCTCGCTGGCACAAATATGCACCTGCACTCGTTGGAAATAATCTATTTTCCATTTTTAAAATATTTAATTAAAAACTTAATAGTGTCATTTCTCAAACTGTACTTTTTTGCAACCTTTGCTATAAAATCTGATTCAGATGTACAATTCTTAATATGCCAATCCCAATCGTTTTGAACATACTTTAAATTATAAGTGAACCATTTTACCCACTCACCAGCTGCTTTAAAGTCTTCATACAGTTGTTTGTCTTCTTTTTGCAAAGTGTCCCAATCGATGCTCTCGTGGAAGGTCATATAGAGCATGTTATCAGGAATTTTATGGCAATCAATTTCTTTAACGATTATACCATGTTCCCACATAACAAGTCTAATGTCTTCGTAAGTATACATCTTGATAAGACCCAATACTTTTTTAACAACTATGGATCTATCTTTTTTTTGAGCTTTTGCAACATAACGATCGTACACATAATCAACATATGCACCTTTACAACCATACAGTTTTAAAGCAAGACTTGTGGTATCGAGCATTCTGTCGCGTAGCATAGCTCTGTATCCATGCATCCTGCTTGCTTTTTTACTTCTTTCCATAGTCTATCCTTTATTAAAAATTAGTGAGAGTTGGGGATTCGAACCCCATAACGCCTAAATGTACTCCCTCCAGCACTTTGGTAGCTTACACCTGACTACACATTACGCTACGTGAGTGTAGTCTACAATATTACTATTGTCGTTTGAATTTATGTTAAAGCGCTTAATGTATTTAGTTTCCATGCCGTCAAATCCAGTCACCCCCTTGTTAAAAAGGTGACACGATTCTCACGAATAATGTCACCTAAAAGTTTACTAAAATGGACTAAGAAAAACACTAATTCATAAAAGTAATCCTTCCACAGATATTGTGGAGGTGGTGGGTTTCGAACCCACGTCCGACATTTATATTCATACACGCTAAAACTCGTTGTAAATGTCACACTGGCCAAGTGTAACATTCGATTTAAGGCTGTTTCCTTTCGATATACGGCGTTCTTTCTCCTCTTATGGGTAGCTAATCCATTCAAGGATTAAGACGTCTTATATAGAAATTTCACAAAACCTTAAAACATTGGTAATTCGCTAGTCTGCAACTGGCTCAAGGCTCTGTACAGGGCGAATTTCGTTCATTTGATAAATCATGTGCTCACAGGTTCCCGTTCGGTCACTCTAACTGCTTGCAGACTCAAAGGTTCGGCATGATCGTTTGGCTTTGAAACGTATGATATTATATAACCCTCATCTAGGTCTATTTTTGTCCTACTAGGCTCAAAGGCTCGATGTAGTACATGTTAGTTCATGTAAAAAGTTCAGAGTGTCGTAACCCTCGTTTTGGTAGCTTCGTTCTGTAGTCTCATCCCTTTTAAAACGCACTGGCTCAAGGCTCTCACGTTTGACAAAAAAGTTGGCACATGGTAATCGCTTACCAGCGAGGATTCCAGTATGAACCAAATGCAGCCTGAAGCTTCTTGTATTCTGTATCATACTGTGCATCAGACTCATTCATCTTCTTTCGAATGTCCCTACGGATCTCCTCTCTCTTTGTGTCATAATCGACGTAGTCAACATAAGGTGCTATATAATCACCTTTCTTGAACTTCTTCTTAACCAACTCACCCTTTTCATTAGGGATTTCGAGTTCAACCTCATCCCCTTTGATCTTGTGATGAGCAAGATAAGTGTCGTCGATTGTGAAACCAATCATCGCGAGCTTCAAATCACCATAGCGTGTTAACGCTTCCAGTGTAATATCATCTTCACGACGACGTTGACGTAGATGCAACAACTCACGAGCTTCATCGAAGTCGGCTTGGTTGATACGCTCTTTGATCTCACTGATCTTACGTTCATCCTTTTCAGCCTGGATTTTGTCTAACACCTTTTCAGTAATAAGCGCGTCTGCACGATTACCTTTGTTGATAACCTCTACTACGTTCTCTACTGTCATTGTTGTCTCTACGTTTTTGTTTTCTTTGTTTTTTGCCATTTTGATAATGTTTTAAAATTTAACTTAAAGTTTATAATAGTATAATACTATCTCTGATAATCACCGTCAACACTATAGAATTCTTTAGCGAATACTTTCATGTTTGAACGGCTGTAGGGCTCCATCTTTCGATGGGCCCCACGTTCTTTTTTACTAGCAAAGTTTTGCTGTCTTTTCTCTGGAGAATCTTTGAATGATCTACTCATGTGAAATACCATTAAAGTCCAAAACCTGTTTGATTGTATTAACCACATATTTATCAATGTGGTACTGAGATGAATAGTTTGTACCAAGCTTTTCTATAAAGTTTGGTTTACAAGCTTCTTTTAACGCTCTGATGAGCGCTATGTTTTCATCACTAGCATTGGAAGCAGTAGCTGCAACTTTAGCGTTCATTGCTATTGTTAGCGCTACAGTATTACCAATTTCTTTTTCAAACATTAGACCGATGAGTTTAGCTGATTGCACCACATCATCAGTTGGGTTTGTTACAGACATAGGTTGAGCTTTAACAAGTGTAGAGAGCGCAATATCACTCTCATCTGCTTGTATTACACTCACATTAACATCTTCTGGACTCATTCTTACTTGCGAAGCTACTAATTGCTGCGCGAGCATTTTTTCGGCTTTTGCAGATAACCTTTCTCCGAAATACACCAGGGAAATTACACGATATTCTTTTGTATTACTGCTCATAAGTATCCTCCTCTATAAATAGTTTAACATGTTCGCCGTTGATGATGGTATCCTTAACCGATGTAACCTTTTTGGGTTCTGTATCTGGTTCAGGGTCTTTCTTTTTGGGCAAATTATCATAAACCTTTTTGTTCATTTCATATTCAAGGATGATATCATGTAGAGTAAACTTACCGTGTTGTCGTTGCACAACTGTTGCTACATTGTTCAAGATCTCACTTGGTAGATTAAGAGCGACACTATCGTCATAGGCATCTTGTGCCTTAGACTGAACATAGTCTTTAAAGTCTTCTACTTTCGTAAACTCGCCAGGCATTTGAGCTTTAACGATTTTAGCGATTTCTACCGAGTCTTGTCGTGAAAAGTAGTTATTACTATCATTTTCACTCTCGTGTGTACATGACGTGAATGTCATTGAAAATACACACAGCATAGTCAGTGTTAGGCACACTGAGAAAGCCTTCAAGAAATTTTTCATTTGATATGAATTAAAAATTAATAACCTAATTGATCATCTGTATCGGCTGAAATAAATGTTATGCTTGGAGGAAATTGATTTCTTGCAAAGTTTATTGCATATGCAATATCCTCAGCATCCTCTTTTACATAATGAGATTCTCCGAAAGATTGTTTTACAAGAACTTCTCCTTCGTTAACTTCCATTGTATCGAATCCAACAGAATCCAAATACACTTCAGAATTTGTTGTTTTGTCGTGCAAGACTATCAACTCACCGATAACTTTGATTTTTTGTTTCATTTTTGATAAATGTTTAAAGGTTAAAAACTAACCTATTCTCACGAACCAGTTAGCTGTGGTAGTATGTAAATTTAATCTAGTAACCTACTGATGCCATTTATGAAAATAATAGAAAACATCATGATTAACACCAACAGAATGAACATCATTATGACATATTGTCCGTAACTTGTAGTATCTCCATTTAATATCAACCCTGATAACAAAGCTGTAAAAATAGAAACACCCAATATTCCAACACAAATTTGTCCAAGAATGTTATTTAACTCCTCCTTTTTTTGCCGCTTCTTTTGCTTCCTCTTCTTTGTACTTTTCATATTTTTTATAATCAGTTAAAGATAAATACAAGCTGCCTTCGACTTTGCGATTATTCGCTAGTCTATCACCTATATTAGGTTCGTGAGGAGATGCAATGCACCAATCCCAAGGATCAGCTTCACTATAATCTAATAGATCTAAGTGTAGCTGTGCACAAATAACCCTTATTCTCCTTTCCTGTTTGTCCATGCTCTTGAAAATTTGATTACATACCCGTCGTTGCTGTCTACAATATCCTTTTTGTCTATAATATCCTCAAGTTTGATATACAAAACTATTGGACCTTGATAAAAATGTACTTTTGTGTAAACATAATCGTTGTTGCCTTTGATTTCTTTAAATTTTTGGTACAACTGTTTTGTTGAATCAGTCTTTGTCAATACCATAGTATTGTATTCAGATTTTTTCAACAATCGCCACATTTCCATAATAGGTCTATTGCTAACAGCAACATTTAAACATGGTAATTCTCTGATTACGCTTTTACGATATCTGGTACCAAGTACCTTTTCATCTTCAAAGCATTGTAATGATTTACACCATGCATATAATTCGTCTACTTTAACGACTATCATAGCTGGACCGACTTCGTATGAATGCGATGGGTCCGAGAGTACGATAACTCTTCTTACAAGTTTAAGTCTCTTAATCATAACTATTTCCTCCGCACATATTTATGTTTATATCTAATTAAACCGGTGATTACACCATTGCGCAAACGAATAGCCAGGTTAGGCTTAATCTTATTTTGTTCACAGGTTTTAATGTATACCATCATACTCTGAGTTACAGGAATTAACTCAGAAATATCGTTTTTGGTATCATTATATACAGCGTATATACGCTCTTTACCCTGGGCGGTCTGAGTACTGACAAATTTGTCAATACATTCATTGTGACACACCATAGTGTCAATTACAGCTGTAGACTTGGTCTGAGCTGTACAATCTGTTGCTATGAATAGCAACATGAGATACATTAGAATTGATTTCATCTTACTGTGTAAAATTTACCGTTTAACTTACCTTCAACCTGCTTAACATAGTTCTCTATTCTATGAATAAGAACACGAGCTGATACAGGACTGATGTTTTCTGCAATTAAAATAGAGGATCCGTTTTGCTTCAGAAACAATCTAACTGGATCCTTTAACTCCTCCTTAGGGTTTTTAGGCCTAGGAGGAGTTGCTTGATTAGTTATCTTTATCTTGTGTTTCATGAGCTAAATACTCTAAATCTTTTGCTATGTTCTTCATCACAGCCTTTGATACTGCATTGTTCAACAACGCGGCATGTATTTGATGTGTAGCAGCACATAGTCCTGCAATATCACCAAAACTCAAAGACTTATCAGTTGATGTTGAAAACACCGAAATTGCCTCTTCACCATCTTCAACATGATGTTCATGAATAACAGAACATACTTTCTTCATCTTTTTTACTTCAAATGAAGTAGATTCGATGATTGCTTGTTTGCTGACTTGTGAAATCGGTAATCTTTCTTCTACAACAGTAAGATTGTTATCACTGTAAATTCTAATGTTTGTACATGCTAAATCCATAATTCTAAAAAGTTAAAGGGTTAAAAAAGATTAATGTTAGTGCCACGATACATGTTCATATAGAACTCATATGTGCTAGGAATACCATTAGCTGGATCGCCGTCGTCATATGGTAAACCTTCTATATCGCAAATACTATTGTTCTTATCTGTGTAGATAGTACATTTGTATTGCTGTTCGTCGATTTCCAGATTGACTTTGAACATTCCTTTTCCTCTAACATCTGATGGTGCGTTTTGTGGGTCTCCCCATTTATGTCCAAAAAACTCTTTTAACTGTTTTTTAGTCATTACACCACTTTTTCTGTGCTTTTTCTTTTTAGACTTATTAGCTTCTGTACGCCAATGTGTCATTTAATTACCCTGCCCAAGGATTTATATTAATGGGCTGTTTTAACATATTTTCAATTTATATAGCGCTGATTTTCTGTCGTTTTTAGAGCGCACTTTGCTACTGTACTTCACAAAGTTTGATTTTATCTCGACCATCGTATAAACTAGGTTTCGTCTTAATTTTCAAAGACTCATCAGGAGATTTAAAACAACACCTATCTTCACAGACAAGTGTTGTATAACGATTAATATCACTGTCAAACATGTACCTCTGTACTACAAGTTCGCATAAACCAATATAAAAGTTACAATCGTCCCGTTTTACATGGCAAATCCAAAATAAATATAATCACAGACAATACTCTTATTGTTTCGTCTAGGTCTCATCAGTGTGTATTTTTACTTCTCCCTAGCTGAAGTGATACTACTACTCTCACGAGCAATAGTATCTGAATTGTTGGTATAATTCTCATTAAAATGGGACATTCATTTATATCCACGTTCTTTTAGATTAACCTCACCTATTTTTTGATTCAACTTCAACCAATGTGCACCGTCATCTGTTTCAAAATAAGTATCACCAATAGAGTAATATTTATCAATAGAGTCAAGCATGTCGTTTGTTGCTTTATAATAATCTAACAACAACTCATTGTTTTGTTCTAACTGTTGAACACGTATTTTATACGCATTCAACATCAAATCCTCTTGTGTGCTATCTTTACAAGAACAGCACATAATGAAGCCACAAAACAGTGCAAGTGCAATTATACACTGTGTGGCAGTAAATTTGGTAATCTTCATATAGATGTATTATATATCATTATTAACCAAATTAGCTAACAACTTATCATATTCAGGAATAACTGCATACTCTGCAATAACTTCCTGATATTTCATAGTTGTTTCTTCACCTCTGTCCGTCATAATAGACTCTACAAGCATAGTAAACAATCTGTTTTGTGCATAGCACAGATAAAGAGTTCTTCCTACACCTTGGAATACACGATGTAAGCACACTCCTTTAACCTTAACCCCATTAGGAGCTATGAAGGTAAGAATATCATTCTTTTTCATAATTTGATGTTATGTTTTAAGTGTTATGATAATCGATGTTTAAGAGTAAAGACTCTTTTTGAGAGTCGATACTCTTGTGTGACGTAACTTGCCATCTTCATAATAATAGACAGCAGCACAGTCTACCATTAAGCTTAGCCAAGCTTTGAGTTTACCATTGGTTTTAATACCATAGTATTCAGCTACAGCCAGAACAATAGGATTTGATGTTTTTATTTTCATAATCTAACATCATATATTTTTAGAAGCTAACAATTCGTCATAGCTAGGGAGACTGCAATAGTCTACTACAGTCTTTCCATATTCAGAAGATAAAGCCCACTCCCCACAGCAGAACTCTTCTTTCCAAGTGAAGAGTCTATTCTGTGCATAGCATAGGGTGATAATAGATCTGTGTCCAGCAGAGTTCAATTCATTGTACACAACATCTACTACTACTGCTGTTACCTCAACCCCATTAGGAGCTGTGAAGGTAAAAATGTGATTCTTTTCCATATATAGTTATTGATTAAATATACCTGTGAAAATAGTGTTAACGATTTACCTAAGCATCGTGAGGTTCGAGTTATTAATCAACTCTCCTAAGATTATTCCACGGAATAGCAATTCTGTCATATAATTGTTTTCCTTCATCCTTCCAATTCCTAAGAAGTGCATAGTGTTTATTACACTCTCCAGTATGTATAAATTTAGAACCATCTGGATATTCAAGCTTTTGCCCATAAGGAAGAGAGAATTGAGCTTCATTTGCATATACAATAATGTCTTTAAATAGCATATAAGCTACCTTGGAACCATCTGTTTTGGTGACAATTAATACATCACCTTGTTCTTGAAACTGTGCCATAGTAATACAATTTACCGTTAAAAGATGTCTCCACATATAGGTGTAACACCCGCAGAGACATCTAAGTTTATGAAACAACGACAAATTTTATTCCTTAGAATCAGACATAAAACCGTCTTCAAGTTCTTTAAGGAATGGTAGAACTTCTTCGTAGATTTTTTGTACGTGTTTTGAACTTATTGCTGTGAAGATAATGTCTTTTTCATCACTTGACTGAGGATTTTTTCTAACACCATCTGACATAGCATTTTCTAATGTAGATAATGCTTTAATAGTCTTTGCAATAAAATACGTGTTAAGTTCAATTACTTCTACGTTAGCTTGTTTCTGAACACTGCTGAAATTGATTTTCTTTGCCATAATAGTATATATTTAAATGTTAAACAATAATCATAAAAAGCTATATATTAATCTATCAAACTCATTACAAACAAATGAAAAAAAGCAAATGTGCATGGAACATGACTGTTCCACGCACATACGTTTAGATGATGCTCTTCTTTTTGCCTACTTTTTCCTCGATTTTAATCTCTCCGAGCTGGTAAGTTTCGTCTTGTATACCGGTAATCATGCGGTCTTTGATTTTTCGCAAAGCGGTTTCATCATCCGTCGCCGTACCAATGTAGCTCTCAGAAAAAGACGAGTAGGTGCGTATGCCGTTATTGATTGAGGTATACTTTCCCTCTGCGGCTGTACCTTTGAGTGCTGTCGCAACATCAAGCGTATAAGTAGTGAAAATAGCTATCTTTCCAACAAGCTTTTGTTGTATGTCGTCTAAACTATTTTCACCTAGCTCAATAAGTACAGAGTACTCGTTGTTTCTGGTATCAAGACTTTGGAGTAAATTCATCACGTCATCATCATCATTACTATCACTTTCAGAGTTATAACGAAATGTCAGTCTTGCACGATTGAGGTTTAACTCTTCGTTACTTTCGACTAACTTTTCGGGCTGTTCTACTGAAATGATTTTAGCTTTTCCTTGTTTTTTCATAATGTATGAGTTTTTGAGTTATGAGTTTTAAGTGTGGAGGGTCTTTCCTTCCAATAACAGATACAGGGGTGTGATTCATTGCTGTTTCCCGCTCTTGTATATGCAAAAAAAATAAAAAATTTTCAAAAAAAATAAGGGAGCTGAACTTAATCAACCCCCTTATCTATGATCTTAATGATCTCATGTATGACTTCAGACTTAAACTGTCTTTCTGTCTTCTTCTATTCTTTTTTCATTTAACAATTTAAATGTTTTTATTATTGCATTGCGTTTACCTTCATCTTCGACTCCGGTGAATATTGACGCGTGGTCAAAAGGCTTTTCAGGATGCTTTTTGATGTGCTCGGCATACACATTCCACTTGTCAATTATACTTTGCTTCTCCTCCTCTGTTAATTCTTCGCTATCCGCTGATATAAGTGAAGCGATAAAGAAGTTGATCATATGATCATATGAAATATCTTTCTTATTTGATTTCTCCTGTTCCATATATTATATCTTTTAGTCTAATTTAGCCCTATTTTGACCAAGATTTTAATGTTTCTTTATACTTATTGTAGATGCTAGATATCTTTTTAGCTCCTATTGGTTCTTCTCGCTTTGAATCACGCTTGATACACACTTTTAACGGTGTTGTGAAGCGTTTTTCCTCGATCTTATATTGCATCTCCTCTCTCTTTCTTTTAGAAAATGGATGAAATAACCAAGCTCTTTTGTTTCTGCTTTTAATAAATCTAACCAATTTCTCAAAATGTACAGGATCCATGTTCATATTATCTAATACAATGTCGTACTTTAATGTTAAAGCTGCTGATAAAGCAAGTATGAATATCATTTTTGTAAGTCGTTCCCTTGACGGAACCCAATACTTGCCCATCATTCTTCGAATGTCGTCTTGATTTATTCTAACACGACCTTCTGGATCCTCTAAAACCCATTTCTTAGCAAATGTGGTTTTTCCTGATCCAGGAATACCTCTCGTAACTATTAATTTATTCATTTTTTGTTATTCTCCTCGTTATAAATTAAAGTTGCTACTCGTTTCATATCAGGGTGTGCTGGTCCTGTTATCTCAAAATATCTCAAATCAAAGAAAGCATCCCAATCTGTTTTAAATCCGGTTACTATAATCTCTGTTTTTGTACTATTTGGAAGGACTGAGCGAGCTTCTTGTGGTTTAAATCCAAGGTCTATAAGCTTGAAATAAGACTCTTCAGCTGTACTTAGAGCGTGTCTCCATACTTTATACTCATCTGGTGTCATATCCTTAACTGGACTGATGAATGTTAACTCTTTTCCGAACTTATCCTTAGAATAGTTACAATAACGCTGTGATTCTTGTGCAAATGAGAATGATCTATGTCTTACTAATTCATGAGATACACCTCTGTCACAAACAATCTTATACGTTATCCTTCTAGCATGATATCTAGTAGGTTCGCATATAAATCCAAGATCTTCTTCTCTCGCTCCTTCAACAATAACTCTATAGTTAGTAGTAACATATACCCATTGTGTTATGCTATCCATTTTTGGCATACCCTGTTCTACTCTCCAAATACATGTTGAATATTTATTGTTGATATAAAACTGTCTTATAAATTCTGTTTCTCTTGTTAAAGGAAATTTAAGATACACTGTGCCGTGTTCTAGCATAGCTGTGTGGCCATTTTCTATCATTCTGTCAACAAATGATTTAGCTGTTTCACCGCCTTTAGGTTCTGACTTATAGCAAGTCTTCCCACATCGTTCTATTTGTTCATAAACACCCTGTAACCCAGGAGCTTGTTTGTATTCTTCTACACTTGATTCAATTAATCGCATATCTTAAACTCTTTAATAAAACTTATAATTTCTAGAATACACATATACCACTTACCAGTATCAGGTGATTTAAGCTTACCAACACCGGTAAGTTGGTATTTTGTGTTATTATTAACGTGAAGCACTGTAGTATTGTACTTCATTAAATCGATCGTTAATCTTCTTTAAATTCAACGTATTCGTCTTCATTTGAATCAACATTATAATTAGAATCTTCACCAACATTACTTTCAGTGTCTTCATTATCAATCTCCTCTTTAACTTCACCTAAAGCCTTTACTACTCGATTTTCTTCATCTTTCTTCTTGTTAGCCTCATCTTGAAGTCTTTTTATAAGGTCTTTTTGAAGTGATTCTACATATTCAATGTCTTCTTTAGTTTTAGGGTTTTTATACATTTCTGTTAAAACCATGATGGCATTTTGATATTCTTTTGTATTTTTGTCCAGAGTATCAACTAATTCCTCGATTTCTTTTATTGTAAATTGCGTAAGTACACCTTCATCATTAACATGTTTGATGAGTTTACCTTCCTTATCGTAAAGATTACTATATTTGTTTATCTTTCCCATAGTTATTATATATTATCAACATTTCCACCATACAAACCAGATCTCAATGCTTCGCTCTCAGCTTTATTCATTTTGTGAAACAATCTTATATATTCAGGATCACAAGCTATGTCTGACAGCCTCTTCGACGTGCGCTACGTATTTACTACATTCTCGTTCTTCTGGTCCATTTTCGCCTTGTATGATATGTGTGTATTTATAATTGTTTTTAAACTATCGATATTTTCTAAAGGCGGCATCACGCTCACGCTTATCACTATATCGATGAATGCACTTAAGCATCTATATTCCATTAACGGAACCTGCTACACCAAGGTTGCATATGTTATCTAAGAAACTCCAAACACCTTTGTCTCCAAATTTTGATTTGATCAACTAATACTCATCATATGCTTTTTTGAAATATTTGTTATTCACATTGTACTGTGGTTGTAGGTCAAGTATGAACGCTGCGTTAATTGGAACCCCGTGTATATAGAAATACTTACAAGTATCTGTAACTGTTGTAGACGTTTCCTACATTGAAAGAAAGTCTGCATAATAGAGTATAGCGCTCAATTCAAAATTATTCATATTAAATTCTATTTAAAGTTTTATAAGCACATTTTGCAATATAACCAACAAGATATGCTAATGGTTCGTTTGATTTAGAAGGATCAACATTTTCTCCGATATGAGCAAATATATCCAAGGCTGCATGCATAGCTTCGTGTGAAATATACTCTGCTATTGTTAAAGCTTTTTCTTGTTTTGTTTTATTTCCAAAATCATTAAATTTAATCAGAGAACAACATTTCCCAGTAACTCTATCATTAACAGCGCTTGTAGTAGCGCCACCATCAAGTATATCAGTAGATAGATCATCACCATCTGCAAACTTAAATTGTTTATTTAACTGTTCTAAAGTTACTTTATCGTCGGCTACTACTATATCTACTCCATATAACGTTTCGTATCTACATATAGTAGGTCTACTTAATTTATTCTTTATAGCCATGTTATATATTTATATTTATTATATATATTTATATATATTATATATTATTATATCTCTCTTATACATATCTAACGTTCTACTATATACAAAAGTTGCATTTCATTAAATTTTGACACGTTTGCAACCAAGCTATATTGAAAAGGCGTTATGCCAACGTAAACAAAGAAAGGAAATAAACATGACAAGTACTTTAAAAGTTATTCGCCCTTTCTTCGGCTTAGAGGTTGGTGAAATAATGAACCTCTCTGAAGATGGCAAAGAGTATATTTCAGTATATAACAACGAGTATCGAGAGCATGATGAAGATGATACAGCAACAGCTTCTTATAGTTCTACTTGTAAAATCTCAGTCGAATATGCTGAAGCACTTCTCAAAGAAGGTTATCTCGCACAAGAGCCTAGTCATAAAGACGACAACGTAGAAGAATGTAAAAATCGTGAATTTGTAAATGTGTTCACCGAGATTGACAACATGCTGAATACGTACAACTATGATCTTGCAAACATTGATAAGGATTTAGAGTCTATGCCTGAGTGTTTGAAGGTTGAGAAAAGAACGGTTCTTGAGAATCTTATTAAAGCGTTAACACATCTTAAAGAGTTGAAGAAGTAATGGAGAACGAAACAAATATAGATCAGTCGCTGTTAGCTGAGGATTTAAGCAACAAAATAAAAATTGAGTTTGTTGATTGTTTCTTAGTAAAACCGCTGGACAAGATCAAGGTAAAGAAAGAGTTTAGTAAACCGGTATCTACAGATAAAGCTAAGAAAGATAAAAATGGTATCGAAGCTGTTGATTATGACAAAGTAGAAACCGAGGTAAAAGAGGTTGATTCTGATTTCAGAGAAGGTATTGTTTTGAAGGTGCCATATAGCTATCAGCAGTACATGAACGATCCTAAACTTGCGCCAATGTCAATTAATGTAGGTGATACTGTTATTTACAGAGATATGGCTGGTAAGTTTTTTGATCTACTGAAAGACACACAGATAATTAAAAGTTTTGACATAATCGCTAAAAAGAGTAAGTAATGGAGATACAAGATGCGTATAAAGACATAGCTATAAAAACAGGTACAGATCCTGAAACAGTTAAAGATGTTATTCAATACGTATTTAAATTTACTTCAGACGTTATGAAAGATCAAAATGATCAACATGACATACTATTTAACGGATTATTCAAATTTAAGTTAAAACCTAGATTTAAGAAGAATAAAATGAAATTATTAGTTACTTCATATAAAATAGCTTAGCCTATCGTGTTTGATCCAGAAACAATGGACACAGCAATCTATTCAAGTGCAAGAGGAGCTATTGATAGAGTCTTTCTTGTGAAAGAGGAAATGAAATTTAGAAATACAAATCAAGATGGAAGTGTTCAAGAGATTGACGTAAAACCAGGTGATATACTTATCAAGTTTTACGAGAGTGTATTCCCTAATAACTGGATCGTTGTTAATTCAAACGAGTGGAAAGAGAACATCGAAACTTACAACAAGAAGCAAGAAGAGGCTTTAAAAAAGGGTAATGAGTGTGAGTGTTGCGATTGTGATTTGAGTTGTACACCAACATGTGGTTAATTAATTAGAAGATTTAAATTATGACAAAGAAAAGTACTAAGAACGTTATTACTGTTAATTTGACAAACGTTCATACACCAGAGGAAGTTATTGTAGAGTTTGTAAAAGCAAAGCTTGCAGCTAGCGACAATCTCACAAAGAGTGAAATTGATATTTATAATGACACTATCGTAGACGAAACTGTTCGTGAAATGATCAATCAGATGTTTACAGATAACAATGCTATTCTTTATGCGGACGGTAAGTTGCATAAACTTAGCATGAAAGAGTTTATTGTTGAAAACGATAACAAGCTTGAGATCAGTAAAGATGGTGTTAAGGTTAAGAAGCCAAATATCTTCAAGAGATTTTGGAATTGGATTACTAGAAAGAATAAGTAATAAGATATAACAGTTTGTGGACTGTAAAACCACAATACGAATTTTTTCATATTTCTTACATTGTATTGTGTTTTTGATGACACACATAAAAGAATCATCACTTGCAAAATTTTTCATACTCATGATCTGTGTTTTGGCGATACACACAAAAGAATCGCCACTTGCGGAAGTAGCTCAGTGGTAGAGCATCTGCCTTCCAAGCAGAGGGTCGCGGGTCCGAATCCCGTTTTCCGCTCAAACATTGCCCTATGGTGTAATGGCTAGCACAGGAGGCTCTAACCCTCTTAGTCTGGGTTCGAATCCTAGTGGGGTAACAAATAAAACTCAATATATACAACATGGAAATTAAATATAAGAGATTATCGGAGAAAGCAGTAGCTCCAGTACGCGCACATAAGCATGACGCAGGTTTTGATTTAACTGTCACTCGTATTACTACAGAGTTGAATGAGTGTGGACAGTTGTTGTTAGTTTATCATACAGATTTAGCTTTTGAAATTCCAGATGGTTATTATGGACAGTTGATGACTAGATCTTCTATCTGTAAAAAGTCACTTAGACTCACAACCTCTTCTTCTGTGATCGATTCTAACTATAGAGGTGAAATAACAGCTAAGTTTGTAGCAACGACAGATGTTGTCCCAGCTGTATATAGAGAAGGTGAACGATTCGCACAGTTGCTTATCTTACCTGTACCTGAGGTTGAGTTTGTAGAATCAGATACTCTTAGTGAATCTGAACGAGGTGCAGAAGGATTTGGTTCAACTGATAATAATAGTAGCGCAGCTAACGATACAGATACCAACAAAAAAGAAGCTTCTGATAATACTGTATCTGATGAGCCAGCGGTGGATGCTGAAGCGACAACGGTCGTTAAAGAGGCATCTGAAGTAGCTGCATAATGCATGATGTAGTTACAATGTTATGGGGACTATCCAATTGGATAGGCCCTTTAACTGTTTATAGATATTAATGAAAATTACGTAATTATGATAATTAAAAACAAAAACATATACTATAGGACGTATGCTGCTTTTACTGTGGACAAAAATGCTGGAAACATCCCAAATACAGCTGTTGTCTACATAGCTGATAGAAAAATCATATATACGAATGGTGTTGAGTTTGGAATGACCGCCTCCGAAGATAAGGTGAGTAAAGCTTATGTTTCAAAAGATGAGCATGTAATTACAGACGAAGATGGTAATCCTGAAGTTGACGAACACGGTGTAGAAAAAAAATATACCGGTACTGATCTTGTTTTTACAGATAACGACGGTAATATTGCAGCGCAGCTTACGATAAATCCTTATAGAAATATATTGAGTGTGACAGATAATAATGGACATACAGGTTCTATGTATTTGCCACAATTAAGATTCGATGGTTATTCTTTACAAGCTACTTACGATAATTGGGAAAACGTAATAACACTATCGACACTCAATCCTTCTATACGTATAAAGAAGTTTGTATCCGAAATACCTCATAAGTGGCATTGGATGCGTATGACAGACGAATAGTTAGCGTATTGGTCATCTAGTGCCAACATGTAGGCATCTCTTTAGACCACCTTATCAAGCGCAGGAAGAGTGTTAACTAAAGAGTCTCCTTTAACTTCTTGGACAGATACTAATACAATTGACACAAGTGTTTATTATAACACATAGGGTGATTATATAGCAGCAGATTTAGACACACCGTCTAGCGTAAATTTTTATTCAAACGGACTTGCTAATTATGATTTTTATCAGTGGGTGAACGATGCTGACACGCTTGGTTGTGAGGCTGGTGATATTATTGCTGTTGGAGTAGAAGGTAATTGGAAAATCTATTCTCTAGTTGAAGTTAAAACCGCAAAGCTTACAACTGAATATAAATGGAAATATGTTGCAAACCTTGGTGCAAATATTTAGAATATAACAACTGTTACATAGACAGGTACATCTGATATTGCTGTAATGACACAAGGTGCTGTAACAAAAGCTCTTCAAGATCTTAAGAAATATTTTAAAACAAACATTGAAGGTTTGGCTGAGTATGAAGATATTAAAGATCTTTAGAATTAGATAAAAGCATTAGACGATACAAATTCTTTATTGGAAGCTAAATATAGCGAAAGAATTACACAACTTACAGCGATAATTACCAACAAAGTGTTGAAAGCCATAACAACACTTGAAGAAGATATGGTTATTGTGCAAAAAGCAATAACGGAACTTCGTGGTAATGATGAGTAGTTAGAAAAAGAAATTACAGAAAATAAAGACGCTATTACTGCACTTTCGATAACAGTTCAAGAAAACAAAGATGCTATTGCTGCACATTAGGCTAAAATACTTTAGTTAGAGCAATCTATTGCTAATGTTAATGAATAGATTGAAGGTCTTGAACAAAAAACTGATACTCTAAATCTAGGATTGAGCGAATTATCTGACAAAATAACGTCAAATAGCAACAATATACAAAATCTTAGTGAATAGTACGAAAAGGTATTGAATGTGTCTCAAGCTGCTGCAGATGGTATATCTACAATTAACAGAAATCTAGATATAGTACAAGGTAATTTAAATGATGAGGTCACAAGAGCTAAGGCTGCAGAAACAGACTTGTATTCAAAGATTAACATGGTGTCGAGAGAATCTATAACAGGTAAGTTTGAAGTGTTAAGCATTGATGAATATAATGCTTTGTACGATGCCGAGTACTATTGGACAGATACTGGACTTGGAAATTTAGCTCCTGATGCAGGTTATGATCAACTTAGTTCAACGTTTGCTAAAAAGTATAATGTGGTAAGATGGAGTAAAGACACTGTAGGAAGCCCTTATTCTTCAAAAGGAGTAGGTCCTTACACGTTAGCAGAATTAACTGACGATAATGGAGATTATCCAGAACTTAATCAAAATTATCAATTCACAGGTAATAGCGACGTAACAAAAGATTATACAGTTTGGCAGTTAACACAATCTATTACATCTGATCGTAGACAAAACGATGTTTATTATTTTGTATACGGCGGTAAAACAAATAGTGGTAGTAGCAGTAGCAGCAGTAGTGATAGCGGTAGCAGCTCAACACCATCTATAAATGTAACATTTGATCAAAGCACTAATGCTTTAATGTTTAAATCATCTACAAATGCAACATTTGATCAAAACACTAACGCTTTAATATTTAAATAACATGAGTAATAATATAGAAAGAATGACTGTAGATGGTGCTAGTCACGAAGTTGGATTACGCAACATTTATATAAACGAAAAAGGAAATTTTAATATAGAAACTTCAAGTAATCTTGGTAACACTAAAAAAGGCAAGATTAACATAGAGGGAATGGATGATGTCCAGATTAAACCTGGAGACGATATCATATTTTACTCACATCACAGACCTGCTGGTAAGAATGATGAAGTTTCATTAAAGGTGCATAATGGCGACGACGTTCCTGTAAAATTACAGATTAACGCGGCAAACCTTACTATTACTACAAAAGATAAAGATTTAACAGCAACGTATCCTGACGACACAATCAAGACAGAACCTACTTCTAAATCTGCAGAGAGTGAAATATTTGATGTAAATATTAATACTGGTAATAAAGAAGGTAACAAGAAGGGTTATCTTAAAGTCCGTGCAAGAGCTATTGATTTAAGATGTGAAGAACACGGTGGTATATCATTACAACCTAATGGTAATGATGGTGAAGGGCATGAAAACAAAATCAAATTTGAACACGGCGGCGGAGACGGTCTTGAATTTGGAACTTTCAATACTTAGAAAAGTTCTTTATATACTGACGAATATAGATTTAATAAATACGGAATTGTTAAAGCAGCAACAAGACAAACTGAAGTATCAGATAAGTATGAGAACGGAAACGAAACAACTCATTACAAGTATCAAAAACAAGCTGATGACTTCTACGATGTAATAGATGAAACTGATGAACAGGCAACTTGGAACAGTATCATTAAGACAGGTAATGCTTTTAATGACGGTAAAAATCGACACGCTAAAATAACAAGCAGTGGTAATCTTGAAATTGAAACTTGCAAAACCTATCAATGGGAAGCAAGTGGAGGAGATGCAGAAACAAAATGGGAAGACAGTAATACATCAGATGTAACCAAGATATATAACGAAGGTGATTTTACTAAAGGATTACCTGATCCAACTTTGCACTATAGCATTACTACCGTTAATAACGGTGTAGATTCTGTCGGTGTATATATGCTAAAGACTATTGATAGTCCTAACATCAATCTTGAAAGTGGTGGTAAACTGAAGCTTGATTCCGCAAAGGACGTAACCATTACAACAGGAACAGGTGATACTGACTATTTAAATATCAATACACCACAGATTAAATTTGAATACAAGCTGTCTAAGAAAGGTAAAATCCAAGGTGCAGACCCAACAATTTCCTACGTAGAGACAAACAACTACGGTGATGGTTCTTCATTAGGTTGGACAGGTGATCAGACGAAAGATAGTTCTACTTCCATATCTTGTAAGTTATCAGATATAATCAAGTTGGTAAACTATGCTAAAAATCAAAATTGGATCTGATTAACGTGAACGAAAAACAATATGATAAATATAAATAAAAAAGACATCACAAATATACAGGCGTTAGGTCATAAAATAACGTCTGTATATGTTGGAGATAAGTTAGTTTGGGGAATTGGGGGTTTAATATCTGCGATAGATCCTTCAACATCTGCAGGATCTAACTTCTTAACAAATGACGGTTATGTCATAATAACCAGTGATGGTTTAGTATTTAATGTAAAAGAATAAACATGGCAACATATACATCAAAATATAAAGGTAAAGAAATAGACGACTTGTTGAGGCGAGCTGACGAAGCTCCTATGATCTTATATTACGATCAAGCAGCTGCTTTATATAGAGCATTTACAACAGAAGCTAAAAGAGACGCATGGTTGTCGGATCCTGAGATGTATGCATCTTACGAATTATTTAACTTCGTTGCTCCTGCTCCATATGCGATAACACTATCCGGTTTAAGTCCTGCAAACTATTACATAGAAGGAACGGAAAGTATCCTTATGTAGTATTCAATGGTTACTGCAGACGGTAATGGCGGTACTGTCAGTGAAGGTGCTAAAGTAACATATAAAGTTGAAAACGAAGGTAGTTCTGAGACGTGGGTTAGTTATTTGTCTGCAGCAGAAACAGCATCTGTCATAAGTGTAGAATTAGCAGATCACTTACATGCTGGTTATAACGCTTTAACAATAACTATTGTTGGAAATGAAACAGGTGCTACAAAATCAACTACAATATCTTATACAATTGTTACATTGAGTTTGGATGTTGCGTTTAATATAAACAAAGTATGGGACAATCAAAATAAGATGAATTTATCTTATCTTGCCCTTGGATCAAGTGATAAACAAACCAACTTTGTAATAGATGGAACAGAGACGACATAGAGCACTACTGTTGGTACAAACACAAGTAGAACTAACGTTAGTCTTGATATATCTTCATTAACTCCAGGTAGACACACATTGCAGGCATATACTGTAATGGACGTTAATGGTATTACATATCAAACTCCTACATACTTCTATGAGTTTATTGTAACAGGCGACGCATCTTCTGAATATACAACAATATCATATCAATATGCAAAAGGTACAATTCTTGCAAAATCAGATAGACCTACTATTCAGTGGGAAGCGTATACAACTTGTACGTTACATTGGGGTTTTTATACTCCAAGTATTACAAAAGCACATACTACTGTAGAATGGTACCTTATCAAAGACGATTCAAAAAAATTAATAAAATCGGCTTATGTCGAAAATCAAAATGATACAGAACTTGCAGATTTAAAGTTTGTTCCATCAGAAAGTGGAACATACACTCTACAGGCAGAGGTTGAAGGAACTATAGTTGGTCAATATACAGCTACTGTATCAGTAAACGGGGATGGTATTTCTGAAACAACCGATTATTTAGGTTTAAAATTATCAGCGTTAAATAAGAGTAACAACGATGATGACGAATAGAAAAACAATTGGTCATATGGCGCATACTCTACAACATTCAACAATGTACCATTTAACGACACATGTGGTTGGATAAACGATGCGTTATGGCTGACAAACGGAGCAACTGCGTCTATCAATTATGCACCATTTGCATTTCATCCTACAACACAAGGTTGTACATTTGAGATTGAATTTGAAACATACGGTGTTCTTGATGAAACTGCCAATGTAGTTACAGTAGATACTGGTGATGGTGTTAGTGGTAAACTTGAAATATCAGCAACAAAAGCAACACTTACTTCGGCTCTTGGAACAAAGTCAAGCATTGTAACAACTCGTTACAAAGACGGAGAACGTATTAAATTGGCATTCGTCATAAACCCTATTGATAGTAGTATATCTAATGATAATAATACTGTTATGATTATCAACGACGGTGTTATTGAACGTTGTGCTGCTTATGATAGTTCCGACAACTATAACTCAACAGCTACAATCACATTAGGTAATGCAGATGCTTTAGCAGGTGTTAAGATTTATAATATTCGTTGTTATCAAATGGCCCTTACAGAAAACCAAGAGTTTAATCATTATGTGATAGACTCTGAAGACAGTGTTGGTATTGTTAACAACAATGATATTTATGTACCTGGTTCAAATGTAGTATCTGTATCCAAACTTCAATCTAAGATTGACACAATTCTTATCGATGGTGCTGTAAACACACTCGGTGCTAATAAAAATAAGACAACTATTATAGGTACTGTACAAAGAATCTGTCCTTATGATTCAAGCAAAAACTTTACTATTGAAAACTGTACATTACGAACACATGGTCAGTCTACACTTGGTACACCTGTACCTTCAATAAAGTTTTGGAGTAAAAAAGGTGGGGCTGTTATGACAGAAGGATTGATTAGTCAATCTAACAGACCAGTAATACCTAAGGGTCGTTATCAATTTAAAGAAAAATCCGCACCTGCTAATAAATGGGTACTACAAGCCAACTATCAGGATTCGTCTGGCGTACATAACGGAGGTATTGAAAGATTGTTAAACGATACTTGGTATGATGCTAAAGTTGGAGATAATTATGTATTAAGAACACCTCCACAGGCAGTTGCAGCTGATTGGGCAAATCAACAGGGACCTGATGGCGCTAAGTTTAATAGTGAATTCCCTTATAATGTAAGAACTGGTGCAGATAGCTTACCTTGTGTTGTATGCTGGAGACCTACTGGTAGCACAGATCCCTATCAATTCTTAGGAAACTATGTGCTAATGGATGATAAGAAGAGTGATTACAACTTTGGAGAGAGAAGTTTGTATAATTGTAAAAAAGATCCTTATAAATTCCTTGAATCAGATAGTAATAAAGCTGAGTATGATGAATATACAAGAATATGGGATAATAAAAACACTCTTCAAATCGAGGTACTTCGTAACACGAACGAGTTGTCAATGTACGAATCAGCAGACACATACTTTAACACAAACGAAGATGGAGTAAGGTGGCAACAAGCTTTTGAATTTATCTATCCAGATTAGGATGACCTAGAAGCGGATGGTAAACTTGAACAGTACGCAACGTTATTCCACGACAACTATGTGAAACCGCTGTGTGACACATATCAAAATCACGAAGCTTTTAGAGCATGGGCTACAGAGCATCTTGATTTATACAAGATGGCAGCTTATTATATCTTCTTGATGCGATTCGGACTTGTCGATAATATTGTACGTAATGCGTAGATAAAAACATACGATGGTGTTAAATGGTGGTTTGAACCTTGGGATATGGATATTGCTTGCGGTCTTCGTAATGATGGTAAGTTAATGTTTGATCCACCTATTACTCGAGACACAAAAGACCCTGATAATCCAGAAAAAGGTTGGGCGTTCGGTGGTAGATCTCGAAACATGAACGAAGATGAAGATACTGATGTAGAATCAGAAGACACCAGTCTACACTCTTGTTGGTTATGGGATGCTTTAGAGCAATGGGATCATTTCTCATCAGATATAGTTCCAGCTGTAGCAGAATCTTTGTACAAAGCCGGTTTGCAATACACTGCTGTAAACAAGATGTTCGACGAGAATTACTCAAATTACTGGTGTGAAAAATTATACAACAGTAATGGTAGAACAAAATACATTGATCAGTTTAAACAGTATAACAATGCTGGTTATTTAAGTAACTTGCAAGGTAAACGTGAGACACATAGACACTGGTGGTTGAAGTCATCGTTCGACTATTGGGATTCTAAATGGGTTGTTGGTGATTATACGCAAAGACAGTTATACATTCGTTCTAATGGTGCACCAGCTAACAGTAACATGACAGTTACAGCAGCACGTACTATGTATTACGGTTGGGGTAAAGGTGGTGCAGGAGGTCCTGTACAAACTGGAGTTCTTATTAATAAAGGTGAAACTTATTCATTTAAGACAGACTCTTTGTCACAAACTGCTGACCCTTATGTATTATATCAACCATTCTATTATAGTAAGATTGATCTTTCAAGTTTAGCTCCTTATTTCAACATGATTCAGTTTGATGGATGTACTGATGAAGTCATTGGATCTTTTATCAAAGAACTTAATATTGGTATATCTACTACAGATTTAGGAAACGGTGTTATAAATGCTGGTAATGTTACATTCTCGGATATGGCTAATATAACAAGTACTGACGGAAAGGCTGTACCTAACTTGGCAAAAGTTGAGAAATTCAACATACAAGGTCTTGCTAAAGGTGCGTCAATGGAAGGTTTTAATATGGTCAACATGACTGGACTTAAAGAATTCTATGCCGGATGTAGTGGTTTGAATAGCATTAGTGCAGAAACATTCCCTAGTGGTATCACATTAGATAAACTATATCTAAATGACACTATCAAATCTATTTAGATGAACGGTGTTGATTGGAAAGATATTAAGTTTATGGATTCTAATTCATATTCTTATGAATCAACAATTCCTTCTAGTATAACAAACTTGTATTTTACAAACATGGGGTCAAGCCTTAATGTAAAATCGTTTGTATTAAGTTGGTTGAATGGAAAGACTGATGCAGAACTTGCGAACTGTACATGTATTCTCAAAGATCTTAAGTGGGAAGGAGTGTCTATAGACGATGTATTTAAACTTGGTAAACTACCTGAAACAAGTAAGAGTAATTTTACAGGTTACATTATCGTAGATGCAGCAACTCTTGAAACTGGTGAATTTACATCACAGCAGGCTAAGTAGCTCACAGATATGTTTGGTGATACGATCTTTACATATGGTGCTAAGTTTGTAATTAGTACAACAAGAGGTTTTACTATTTCTGTAACAGGTGATACTGAAATCAACGAAAGAGGTGAAATGTGTATTGTCGAAGGTAGTGAGGTTAAATTCGATGCAATTCTGTTCCCTGTAGAAAAGAGAGATTTAGATCTTACTTGGAATATTTCACAAGCACAGGTTAGTGTTGGTAAAGATGTTTAGAATATAGTATCTTACCAATCTTTAACTCTTAATAGAACTACAGGTGTAATGACGTCTGAAGAAAGTTCATATTAGTATGAAAACGCCGGAAGAGACGCTACAATTACTGTACAAGATGCTAGTGACACCACTATTCGAGGAAACCTTAGTTTTAATGTGATTAAAAAATCTTACCCTAAGTCTGTTGAACTTAAGACTGTAGATTACATGCAGTCTATAGACAATGATGAATTGTTTGTAACAAACAGTGATAATGTTAAAATTGCAATAGACCCTAAAGATGCTAACGGTAACGATTTAGATTTCACTGGAACTATAGAAAGTGCAACATGGTCTCTTGATTGCGAAGACGACATATGTGCAATAGTTGAAAGAGATGTGAATTTAAGATATTGCAAAATACAAGGTAAGACTTTTGGAGACAAAACTCCAATAAATTGTACACTTAAGCTTGTAATAAGATTTGCAAACAAATCAGTTTTTACAAAAACGATAACTTTGCATTTGATAGCCGAATATGCCGTGCTATACAAAAGTTCTTAGACAGGTAATCCTTATTTGTATAGCGTGTTTGAAAACCTACTTGGTAAAAAGGAAGGAAACGCTGCGTTTACAAACGTAGATTTGTCAAAGTATGCTGGAAATTTGATTTTAGGAAGAACATATGCCGATGGGAAGGCCACAACAAATACAGATACGTCATTTACATCTTTTATCGGAGATGCTAATGTCACAGGAAGCAATGTGTTAAATTATTTAACAAATGTCGACTATTTGTATTGTGAATTTACAAGTTCATTTAATGGTGCTATAGACACAACAGGTATGACATCGTTGACTGGTATTATGCTATCTTCCAATAACGGAACACTGCCTACGTTTACAGAGTTAAAAATAAATGCAGAAAATTTAAAATAGTGGATTTATGCTACTGCAGAAACTATAAATAATGTAGACATAACAAACCTTAATTTGAATTGTGCATTCCAACCTAGTGCAACTACATTTACTGGATATTTTAAAGTACAAGGTTCTGGATGTAAGTCATTATGGTCTGCAATAATGAGAGATATTAAACCTTTTGTTGGAATTACAGATGAAATATCAATTAATAGCGATGCAGATGAAACCATAACTGATTATTCTACCGTTCCTAATATAGGTCGTTTGCTTATTTATAAAGATGCTAAGTTTAATAAATTTGGAAATGACGAATATTACAATACAACGGATCTAGACAGTATTGAAACATTTAATCCAATTGCCGATGATAAGATTTCGTTCAGCGGTAATTTAATCGTAGATGTGTCTACAAGACAAGGTTATGTTGATTACATCACTAACAATACTAATATTACTGTAACATGTAATAAAGAAGCATTTATGGATTTTAAAGATAGAAATGCTGAGGCGTTAGTGTTACAAGCTGTAAACGGAAAGACTTATAAAGAAAAGGTAGGTACTACTTATGTTACAAAAACAATAGACTCTACATATGGTGTACTTGGAAGTTGGTTAAGTTCATTATCTCTTGGTACAGCTATACCTAGTAGTGTAAAACACTTCCCAGAATTAGGATATTTTGGCGGAATGTCATTTACTAAATGTTTGGTTGGTAGTAACATGACTTCTGTAATATTACCTAGAACTAGTTGGGACATGAGTCAAGGTTTAATAGCTTCAATACCTAGTACTTTTACATATCTTGACTTTGGTTTGCAAACAAGCATTTATAAATACAACGGAACCCACAAGTGTAGATATTTGATTTTACATGGAGATAATAAATTCTATGTAGAACAGCAGGGAGGTGCTCAGGACGCAGCATCATGGTTGTATAGTAAATCAGACTCAACGCCGTCTTATTTATTTGTAAAAGACTCTTTAGCAGACACGTATGCTCAAGATGAGTACTTTTAGAATTATTATCTTGTGAGATTAACACAAGCTTACGATGATGATCCGCACGCGTTATATGAATTATACTATAACGAGAAAGTATTGAATAAAGATACTGGATTTACAGATTATATAAATGCAAACTTAATAACATCTGTAAGTGCTTCATAATAAAAATATTAACCCTAGGTCGCTTAAGGCGTGGTCTTCGATGACGCCTAGGGTACATCTAAACTTATTTAATATGTTTGATATACAAGGAACAAAGATTAAGCTCAGCCCAGATGATCTAGCTATACCACCATTTAAAGATCATTTTAATAACTCTGAAGATAAAGAGTAGGCGCTGAAGGAAATAGAATATGCTATATGGCTTACTAAATGGAATACTCCATATGAAGCATATCCAGAGAAAGAACGACCTGCCAGAGTAGCTAAAGATGTATTTGGCGACGAACATTATAAGCCGACAGAGGACGTTAAAATATTAATGAAACGTTTCCGTGAATTTTAGGAGACTCCTAGTACTCGTCTATTAGCTGCATCTAAAACTGCTGCTGAAGGATTGATAGAAACTCTTACTGATTATTCTAGAGCTGCTATGGATGTTGATACAGCAATTAAGGTTACTAGAATTCTAAAAGATGTTGGAGGAGTTGTTAAGTCTTTGGATATAACTTTAAAACAAGCTAGAGCAGAACAATTAAACACAGGTAAAGTCAAAGGTGGTGGTACAATTGGACTTTATGAAAGATAATTAATATGGACAAAGATAAAAAATGGTAGGTTGATTTCTATTATATAGTTCTTGACGGAGAAAGAGATGAAGACGGACTTCGGAAAGTAGAGCATATTAAAAAAGCTTATATGACCCTTGACGAAGCTGAGTCTTACTTTAATAATGAATTGAAACCGAAATACGACCCTAATAAATACTGTGTTTGGTATGATTACGGCGAAATTATCAACAAGTCTGAATAATATTTATAATCATGGTAGATTTTAATTAGAAGATTCATAATACTGACAAATTCCGTCAAGCGGCTCTATTCTACCAAAAACATGGAACTTACACATTAGCTCCTGTTGGAACAACCGATTATGTACAATATTGGGATTAGGAAACAGAAAGATGTCTGCATGGGTATGTTGCTCCAGATGGAGATTCTATTTCTGGCTACCATTATTTCTATTTAAATTACTTCCCAATTCAACGTTTGGTTGAAACAAAATACACAGACAGACACGGAAACGAAAAAACTCGATTTATAAGAACATTGGAGTTTGCTGATTTTTACGATTACGACTATTATTATTTTAATGCTATAGAAGAAGCAGAAGACCTTGGTAAACACATGGTTGTACTAAAAGCCCGTGGTAGAGGTTATTCATTTAAAGGTGCTTCTATGCTTGTTCGTAATTATGAATTAATAAAAGGTTCTCAAAACTTTGCTGTCGCTTCAGAGGATTCTTATTTGTTAAATGACGGTTTATTGACAAAAGCTTGGGAAGGTATGGACTTTATAGATAAACATACTGCTTGGGCTAAACAACGTGTTGAGGACACTAAGAAGAAAAGAACTTCTGGTTTCCGTATTACTGACGAATTTGGTAAATAGACTATAGACGGTTATAAATCTTCAATAATAGGAATAACAACTAAGAACAACCCAGATCGTGTCCGTGGTATTCGTGGACGTTTGATCTTATGGGAGGAGGCTGGTAAGTTTAAAGACATCTTACAGTCTTGGCAAATAGCGAGACCTTCAGTAGAAGACTCTGGAGGTAATGCATTCGGTACTATGATTGCGTTTGGTACTGGTGGTTCTGAGGGTGCTGACTTTGAGGGATTGAAAGAAATGTTCTATCATCCTAAAGGTTATAATATACTTTCATTCCCAAACATATGGGATGAGAAAGCATCTGATTAGGAATCAGGGTTTTTTGTACCAGCTTGGTCTAACGTTACCACAATTGATCCAGTAACACGTCAACGTGTATGTATGGATGAGGATGGTAACTCATTTAGAGAGAAATCAATTTAGTACTGTATAGATAAGCGTAAAGAGGTTCAAGATGGAGCTTCAGAACAAGTTACGGTAGATAGATACGTAGCAGAGAATCCTCTTACGCCTCAGGAATCAATCTTGGAAATTGGTGGAAATATTTTCCCTAAGAAGTTGCTGATGTAGCAATTAGCTAGAATCAGAACTAATAAGAAGCTCCAGAGCATGAAACATATTGTAGATCTTTCTTGGGACGGTAATGGTAATGTAAAAGCTATCGAAAAGAAACAAGGTGATATAACAGAATACCCATTACCTAAAGATAAGAAACCAGAAGGATCTGTTGTTATATGGGAATACCCGATTAAAGATCCTCCGTTCGGTTTATATATAGCTGGAATGGACCCTTATGACCATGATGAGAGTTTTACTAACTCACTTGGTTCAATGTTTATTTATAAGAGATTTAAAGCTGGAGAAGCTTGGACAGATGTTATAGTAGCGGAATATTCTGGTAGACCGGCTACGGCTGAAGAATACTATGAGAACGCTAGAAAACTATTAACATTATATAATGCTCGTTTGTTATTTGAGAATGAGCGTAAGGGTATTTATCCATATTTTACTAATAAACATTGTGACTATCTACTAGCTGACCAACCTGATAAAGTACTTACAGAGGTATTTAAAGATTCTAAAGTACAAAGACGAAAAGGTTGTCATATGACAAAGTAGATAAGATAGTACGGAGAAGGATTGATTAAAGAATGGCTCGAGGAAGAATATGAGCCTGGACATCCTAATCTAGAAAGAGTATACAGTGAACCTTTACTTGAAGAGTTGATAATGGACGATCAAGTCCGAAATGTCGACCGTGTCATTGCTTTATGTATGACATTGATATATCGAGAAGAATTGTATTAGGTGAAGGTATCCGCTGCAAAAGAAAAAAATAAACAGGTTGAACTCTTTGAGATGCCCTTATTTAGCAACGAATGGTTTGCTGACACTGATGTAGGCACACAAGATGATATACCGACATTTACATTTTGACAAATGATAAGAGTAGAAGATAATTTATACAATGCTAACTTTCCACAACAAAAACTACCTTTGTCTAAAAAAGACGAGTAGTGGCAACACGATTGTGTGAATTTTATTATAGGTGAAGGAAACGTTGTTTCTGGTGGAATGCAGAAGACATCGTTCGGAGAGTTACAAACCTATTATGATCTCTACAACAGTGTATTTGATGAAAAAGATTTTAAACGAATAACTAACCCGTTTAAAGTAGAAGACGGTTTCCCTGCAACTCCTTAGGATTTCAATATCATAAGACCTAAGATTGATTTGCTTATAGGTGAGGAAACAAAGCGTCCAATGAATTTCAGAGTTGTTAGAACTTCACAAGAGGCTACGTCTGAATTAATGGATAAAGAAAAGCAGATGCTGATCAATTACATAATGGCAGCAATTACTGCAAGAATGAGTCCTGAAGAACAAGAACAATTTCAGCAACAGATGGATAATGGTGAAGTAATGCCTCCTGAAGAAATTGGAAAATACATGCGTAGAGATTACAAAGATGTTATTGAAAATACAGCGTATCATACTTTAACATACCTGAGAGAAAAGCTAGGTATTGATAATGAGTTTATTAAGGGTTGGAAAGACGCCTTAATAGCAGGACATGAAGTATACTACGTTGGTGTTGTTAATGGCGATCCTTATATGGAACGCGTTAATCCAGTTTATTTCTCATACGACAGAAGCCCTGATCTTGAATTTATAGAGGATGGATCGTGGTGCTGTAGACGTATGAGACTTCCTATTTTTGAGATTTATGATAGATATAGTGACAAGTTAAGTGCGAAGGATCTTGATAAATTACAAGAGATGCTTACCGGTAGACCATCAAACGATATGGGTGAGAAGGATCCTGTTGATAACTTCAACCACATTAACATGCACATATATGATAATCCTATATTCGATCAAAAGACTAGATATAATGTAAACGTATGGCACTGTTGTTGGAAATCTTTTAAGAAGATTAATTATGTTACAGTGCTTGATGAAAACGGTCAAGCTTAGATCGAAATAGCTGATGAGTTCTATAAACCAGTTGGTACTGAGTTGTCAGTAGAACCTGACTGGGTTGTCGAAGTATGGGAAGGTTATAGAGCAGGAAGTGATTTGTACTTTGGAATACAACCTATCGAATATCAACATTTTAGTATTGATAATCCTAATAGTCAGAAACTTCCTTATTGTGGTGCTATATATAGTAACACGAATAGTAGACCTAGATCTCTTGTAAGTATCTTAAAACCACTACAGTATATGTACATTGTATTGTGGTATAGATTAGAGTTAGCAATCGCTAGAGATAAAGGAAAGGTTGTTAACATGGATATTACTTAGATACCTAAGTCAATGAACATAACACCAGCAAAATGGATGCATTATTTATCAAGTGTTGGTGTTAATTTTATTAATCCTTACGAGGAGGGGTGGAATATTCCAGGTCGTGAAGGTGGAAAGCCAGCCTCATTTAACCAGATTACTTCGTTAGACCTCACGATGTCTAATGTCATTGCTGAATATATTCAGCTAATGGATAAGATAGAACAACTAGCAGGTACTATATCTGGCATTACAGAGCAACGACAAGGTGCAATTAGTTCTTCTGAACTTGTCGGAAATGTTGAGAGGTCTGTAGTTCAGTCTTCTCATATAACAGAACCTTTATTCTGGGTACATAATCAATGTAAGAGACACGTACTCAATATGCTTCTTAATACTGCAAAAGGAGCTTGGGAAGGTACTGGTAAAAAGAAGCTTCAATATATTTTCGATAATGGCGAAAGGGCTTTTATCGATATACAAGACAAGTTCTATTATGAAGACATGGATGTATTTGTAAGTGATACATCAAAAGATTTGGAGAATGTTCAGAAACTTCAACAGCTTATTCAACCTGCTATGCAGAATGGTGCTAGCTTGCTCGAGGCTGCAGAAATCCTTACAAATGATAACTTTAACATCATTAAACAAAAACTTAAGGAAATGCAAGATCGTCAAGAGCAGTTACAGCAACAGCAAGCAGAACAGGAACAGCAGAATCAAATGCAACTTCAACAGATGGCTAATGAAGCTAAAGAACAAGAACTTATGCTTAAAGAAGCTGAAATAGATCTTCAGAGATATAAGATCGACGCTGACAACCAGACTAAGATTGCTGTAGCTGAGATTTCTACATACCGTGGTAGTGAAGAAAAAGATATTAACAACAACGGTGTTATAGATCCTGTTGAGATTGCTAAGAATGCTACTGCTCAGCGTAAGATCGATCAAGATGCATATCAAAAACGATATGAAGCTAGACAAAAGCGTGAAATAGAAGACGCTAAGATAGATCTTGAGAAGAAGCGTATGTAGCACGAGATGGAGCTATAGAAACAGAAAGATGATGCTGCGTTAGAGAGAGAAAAAATAAAAGCCAGAACAGCTTTAAAAAACAAGGTTGCTGGAGAAAGTTCAACATCTAAATCTAAGTAATTATGAGGGGGAATTATGTATCTCCCTCTGAGTTACTTCAGGCTCAGAGAGAGACTGGAAAATCTTATTGGGATTTGATTGGTCAGCCTTTAACACCTGCTGTAGGATATAACATAAACAATCCGTATAGTGAAAGTGAAAAATCCTATAAGCAATGGTACAATACTGATACAAAACAAACAACTCAGTAGGACACTAAGACTTCTAACGATTAGGTTTTAAACGAATTAATATAGAATTATAATAATCTATAGGCTTCTATGAACAAACCTAAAGAGTAGAAAGAATATGAATATGATGATTTACCTTCTTTTAAAAAAGGTAAAGATAAGTTTACTTCTTTTGCACAACAACTTGGTCCTAAGATTTACAAAGAAATGAATAAACGAGGTGTTTATTCAGATGCAGCTTACGACAATGTTATGCGACAATTAGCAATGGAAAGTTCTTATGGTTAGAGTGATGTTGCTCTAAAAAACCATAACTACGGCGGAGTTGGATTTAATGGAAAAACGTATTTTAAGTATAAAAACGATGATGCGTTTGTTAAAGACTACATTAGAATGATGAAGTCTAAATATGGCGCAGCACTAAAAGCTAAAAATACAACTCAATACGCTAAGGCTTTAAAAGCTGGCGGTTATTATCAAGACAGTCTTGAAAACTACACAAACAAGTTAAACGCAATGAGTAGTATGAGCGCCGCCGCAAAAAGACACAGATTGCTAAATCCAAAGATGTATGAATACTAGGTATTACTTTCTGACATGGAAGAACCTGCTGTATCTACTAGGGTTGAAAAACCTATAAACAAAGAACCTATTGTTAATACTCCAATTCAAACAGAAGCTCCTTTAATTCCAAGACCTGAATATTTAGAATCTAACAGTCTTATAAGGAAGTCTTTTTAGTAGAACATGAGTAACATGTTGTAGGGTAGAGAGTTTTAGTTTACTTTACCAGGATTTAAAGGTGGTAAAGATTCTGGTATAAAAGAATATGTGTCTAATGAGTTTGCTATGGGTGGAGATACTTCTAATACTGTTCCATTAGGAAGAAGATACTGGCAGGCTCAAAGCAATGCTCCTACAATCTTAGAGAAAAAGAATACTTGGGTAAAGCAACAGAAAGCTATAAAAGATAGAAAGGATAAAGCTCTTAGGAAGTGGCTTCAAACAAAAGGAGTAAAAGAACTAAATAAAGAAGTTAAAGATTATCTTACTACTTCTAATGATAATACTTGGGTAGAAAATAGAAATCCTATGGTAAAAGCTTCTAAACATAAAAATCCACATCTTACTGAAAGATCTGTAAAAGGAGCTAAAGCCCATGCAGCATGGGAGAAGGAACATCCTAATCTTACTGCTTGGAGTTATTTACCAAGTGCAGCAGTACTAGGTACTGCATTAGCTCCCTTAGGGGCAACAGGATTATCAGGTATTTCAGCTTTGGGTGATGCAGCAGCTGCTACTTCAGCTGGACAAGCAATAACTTCTGGATTAGCTCCATTGGTAACAGCGGCTTCTACAAATGTTGCTGGTGCTCCATTATACACATGGGCTGATGCTGGTTTATCTTCAGTATTTGGAGCACATGGTATTCAAACTGCTATTAATGAGGGTGGAATATCTCCTACAACAGCTCTTGAAATAGCTCCATTAGGAAGATTAGCTAGACCTATATTTAATAAAGCTGCAACAGCTATAGAGAACTACAGATACCCTATAGGGAGACCTCAGGTTCCTGAAAACTTTCTTACTGTCAAGCCACAAGTTAGAACAAGAGTTGGAGATGTAGAAATTGACAATCCAAACCTACTATATCATCTTGATAGAGGCGATGAGGCAGGTGCATTTAGTACTCAAGGAGCTTATGTAGAAGATGGCTTTCTCTTCCCAGGAACTCCGAAAGATGCTTCTGATACTCCTTATAGTTGGTGGAATAAAGGCAAACCCTATGCAACAGCTGTAAATGGGCAACCTATGACTAGGCTTATGACCACAACTGAAGACACTCCAGAAATGCTTCATGTCAGGAGTCAGAACTATCCTATAGGTCAATGGAATGGTAAGAGGGGACTTGTTTTGAACTCTGAATATGTAAATCCTGAAGGAGTTAATGTGTCAAAAAGTACCTATACTTTAGATCCTAATTATGGATGGAGAAGAGTCTTTGCAGAAGAGGCTCCTACTATAGAATGGACAGATGCTGTAAAACCTCCTAAGATAACATCTGAAAATGCCGCAAGTATAACTCCTGAACAATGGACTGCTGCTCAAGATGCTGCTATTGCTAAAGGTGATATGGCTGAAGCTCAAAGATTGAAAGATTTGCATTTTAGGACTAAAGCTTCTGATAATATGATATCTAAGCCTGAAGGATGGCATCAAACTAATACTAATTTTAATGCTTTTGATTTAGGAAGAAGTAACAATAAAAATTTAGATGCTCTTGGTATAACAGGGGTATATACTAAAAATACCGATGCTGATATTTTAGGTACTCAATACCCAATTCAAATGCGTGTAAATAGATATGCAAAAAAACCTCTAGAAATTAATACAAAAACAGACCTATTAGATATAATTCCAGGATTAAAAGAAAAAGTTCAAGAATATAAAAACATATATGATACAAAAAGAAGTTTGCTTGACCTACTAGCAGAAAGAAGTAATCCAAATACTACAGCAATAAGGAAGACAGAAATAAACAAACAAATAAGAGCATTCCAGGACAATTATCAGCAACAACTTTATAAAGCCATAGAAGATAATAAATCCCTCATAGATAATTACCTAAAAGAAAATAATTATGATGCAGTTTTAATTAAAAAGGATTATTCTGGAAATGGGCTGGATAACTTTGGAAGATATACAGATACTGAAGTATTATTGTCTCCTAGTCAAATAAAATTAGCAGACGCAGTAACATTTGATGATAATGGTGTTAGAATTCCTTTAGGGGAAAGAGATAATTTTAAACTTAATGATCTTAGATACGGACTTCTTCCATTTGGTATAGGGTTAACAGGATATGGTTTGCTTAATAACCAAAAAACATCTAGAGGTTCTGCTCGTAAGGGTAATACTAAAAAATAATAAGTATGAAAATGGAAGTAGAAGACCATAAGGGTATAATTCGTCAGATAGAACTTACAAATGACGACTTGATAGAATACGCAAAATCTTTGTATGAACCAACACCCAAAGAAAGGGTAATATGTGTATCAAAGGATGTGTATAATATGATAGAAGAATTACGTAGAAATAACTACGATAAAAATATTAACAAATAACATAAATATAAATTTATAATTTATGAGTAGAAAGAAAAATGAAAATCCATCGTTGTTAGACGAAGCGCTTTCTATATTTACAAATTCTGAAGGCGCAAGTGAGGTTACTAACCTTGACGATCAAACATACGATGTTGATGACGATCACGAAGATGATGCACCAGGAAACGATAAAACTGAAGACATCGTAAAACCTGAGGATGATGACAATAAGACGGATGACACTATCGACAGCGAAACTGATGACGATAATAGTGATATCCCACAAGATGTGTTAGATAGAATGAACGGTAACAAACCGGTTGATAATAACACTGAAAATGATGATGATAACAAAGGTGGTGTTGACAACAATAAAACAGAAGATGATGTTGACGCAGGAGACCTTGCAGAAGCTGAACAAGTTTCAGCACTGTTTGACGCTGTTATTGAATCATTTGGTTTTAATCCGGAAGATATTGAAGAGAAGAAACGTCCTTTAACTGTAGATGGCTTAACAAGCTATTTTAAAGAGATGATTAATGAAAACTCAGTACCACAGTATGCAGATGAGCGAGTTCAGAAACTTGACGAATATGTAAAGAATGGTGGTAATTTTGAGGATTTCTATCAGATACAGCAGAAGGCTATGGATCTTCAAAATATCGATATCGAGGATGAAAGTAATTAGAAAGCAGTTGTACGTGAGCTTCTTAAACGTAATGGATACTCTGATGATAAGATCGAAAGACGCATTGAGCGTTTTGAGGATGCAGATATGTTGGAAGAGGAAGCAGAAGACGCTCTTGATAGACTTAGAGAACTTCAGCAGAAGGATCTCGAAGACGCTGAAAAAGAACAAGCAGAATACCGGCGTCAACAGCAAGAGGAAGCTCAGCAGTTCTTTGCTGATGTCAGTGGAAAGATTAATAAACTGACAAAGATTCGTGGTATTAATGTACCACAATCAGACCGTAAAGCATTATATGATTATATATTTAAAACAGATGCACAAGGTTTGTCACAGTATCAAAAAGACTTTAATAAGAATCTTACAAAGAACTTGATTGAATCTGCTTATTTCACGATGAAAGGCGATGCTCTAATTTCAGAAGCTTAGAGAGATGGAGAGTCATCCGCTGCTAAAAGACTTAGAAGCATGTTGAGGAATAGTAACAAGAATCATTCTTCAATCGATGTCAAAGATGAAAAACAACCTCAGGCATGGGAAATCGCGTCAAAGTTCCTATGATGAGAATTAATTAATTTAAAATTTTATGAATAACGGTTTATTGAATAATCTTCAGCTTTATCGTGGAAAACGTTTTAGCGATTTGGTTGATGAAAATATGATTTCTAACGCTTTACTGACAAAGCCTCATGAGGTAGCTGGTTTGCTTTCTCTAGTATTTGGTACAAAGGACGATGGTGTTTCTACAGCAATCGATTTGATTACAGGTGGACTCGGTAAGACAATGATTATCGAGAATAGAGAATATGAGTGGTCAGTAATGATCGATGCAGATCATGCTGTTAATATCCGTTGGGCTAAGGCTAACGGTCAGGAGATTACTTCTGCAAACTATGCTAATGCAACAGCTGGTTTGAATGGTGCTCCTATTTACATCGCTCTTGAAGAGCGTTGGTTCGGTCCAGGTGCAATCCTCTCATTTGACAACATTAACTTCCAGGTACGTGTAAACGGTACTCCTTATCAAGATGGTAGTGCTTGGGTTTACGAGTGTTATGTAGCTGAAGGTTTCGCTGGTGCTTATATCCCAGGTGAATATCTTCTCCCAGGTCGTCAGGTAAGTCGTATCGGTTCTGCATACGAAGAGTACAGTGATGAGGCAGATATCATCAATTATCAGACTCCATTCAAGATGCGTAACAACCTTACAACTCTTCGTTTGACTTATGATATTACAGGAGATGCTTATTCTACAGTACTTGCTATTGCATTGAAGGATCCTGAAACAGGTAAGACTTCTTATTTGTGGTCTGATTATCAGTATTGGATTGCTCTTCGCGAGTGGAAAAAGCGTGAGGAGAGACAGCTTCTCTTCGGTAAGTCTAACCGTAACGCTGATGGTACATATAATACAAAGGGTACAAACGGTCGTCCAGTAGCTATTTCAGCTGGTTTGTTCGAGCAGATCGCTCCAGCTAACGTACGTTACTATACAACTTTGACAGCTGAGTTGCTCGAAGATTATCTGTTCGATCTCTGCTACAACATTCTTGGTACAAACGAGCGTAAGTTCATTGCACTTACAGGTGAGATGGGTATCCGTGAATTTGACCGTATTTTGAAGGAGAAGGTTGCTAGCTTCAATATGATTGATACACACTTCGTAACAGGTTCTGGTCAGGATCTTGCACTCGGTGGTCAGTTCACAACTTATAAGATGACTAACGGTATCGAATTGACATTGAAGAGATGTCCTATGTTTGATAATATGGAACTCTTCCGTCAGCTTCACCCACTTACAGGTAAACCATTGATGTCTTACACATTCTTGTTCGTAGATCTTGGTTCACGTGATGGTCAGGCTAACGTAGTTAAGGTATGTCGTAAGGGTCGTGAGTTTGTACAGTGGACAACTGGTGGTTCTGTAATCCCAAGTGGTTACGGTAATTCTATCAATACTTTGCGTTCTAACAGCCGTGATGGTTACCAGGTACACTTCCTTGGTGAAGAGGGTATCATGTTACGTAACCCACTGTCTTGCGGTATCTTATATTGCGATGCTGAAGATACAGAAATTAGCAACAACGGTGGTTTGTCAGTTGCTGCGTAATAAATAATGTTAAATATTAATGTTCGAACCCTGGCTCGGGAAGAGCCGGGGAACTCGACATTACAACATACTAAATTATATAATTTATGGTAGTTGAATTAAAAATTAAGAAGAAAAATCCCTGGGCTGGTTTGTTGAAGTATCGTCATTGTTTCGATTACATTGCTCCTTATTTTACTAGATCCGGGTCGATATACACAGGTTTAACACCTGAGGATGAAAAATATTTTGAAAAAGCTTTAGGTTATCCAGAGGGTCATCTTTCAAAAACAAGTCCTTTTTGGCAGACGTTTTGTGTAAAGGTTGGTGCTCGTGGTTTACTTTTAGACGATCAGTTTGCTCTACAGCAGTTACAGATTAAGTTTTTAACTAATCATAAGAGAGTAGCTACATCACTTGACAAGCTTAATGCAGGTAAAGATTATCTGTTGATCAACCGTGAGGCTGAGGCTGTCGAGAAGAATAAAGTTAACAAGATCCGTCGTGATGCTATTAAGGCATTTGATAAGCTTACGCTTGACGACATGCGTAAGTGTCTTAGATTGTTTGGTATTCGTGGTGACAATATGTCAAACGAACTTGTTGAATCTACTGTATTTGATATTATTGATAAACAACCTAAGAGATTTATGGATAAGTGGGTTAACAACAAGACAAAGGAGACAGAGTTCCTTATTGAGGAAGCTATCGCTAAAGGTATTATTAGAAAAGAACACACTCAGTATTGGTACGGTACAGATCAGTTCGCTGATTCACTTGCTGATGCTGTTGCATATCTTGATAGTAAGAAGAACCAGGATCTAAAGTTATCTATTATAAACGAAACAAAGAATAAGTAATTCTTTTAAAACGACATATATGACGCACGGTGATTTAAAAACTAAATACTTGATAGGATACGACAAGGCCAATATTACTTCGTCATATCCGTCGCTAACAGATTACGAAATCGCTACTGTATTCGATAAAGCTTATAATGCACTTATTGCACAAAAGCTTACAGGTAACAATCCTAGAAGAGTTTCTTTCGAAGGAGATACAAAAGCTATCGAAGACTTAAGACCTTTAATAACAACTAAGAAAGCAAATGCTTATAAATCCTATTATTTAAAAGACGAGTATTATTGGGAGAACACCTCTCTTGGTGATATTGCACCAGATAGTACAGAAGATCCATTGAGTGCTGAGTTTGCTAATAAACATAATATAGTTCGATTGGGTACAAAAGCAACAGGAAGTCCTTATTCGGCTAAAGGTTACGGACCGTATACGTTAGAAGAATTAACTGATGAAAATGGAGACGCAGTTGAAGTTGGAATATATTATCAGTTTATAAACAACGAAGACGTAAGTAAAGATAGAACAGTATGGGTTCTTGTTCAAAAAGAAGGCATTGCTGACACAAGTAACGGAGTTGAAAACCTGGTTGAATTCTCATTACCTACAAACATGATGTATTATATACAAAGTGTTGTTAGTTTAAATAAATCTGGATTTGCACCAACTTCTACAGTTGTAACACTGGTTAGTCATGAAGTTGCTAAAAACTTCTTTGCAACAAACTACAACAAACCGTGGATTAAAAATACAATTGGTTATATAGAAAATGAGAAAATAACATTATTATATGACTCATTTGAATATGATAAAAAACCATCTGACTTATTTATCACATTTATCAAAGAACCTACTAAATTTGTAAAAGCGGATAACACTGTTGATTTTACATCGGAGTTTGAATTAAACGAAACAATGGCTGAAGAGCTAGTAAACCTAGCGATAATAATGTCGCTAGAAACGGTTGAATCTACTAGATTAACAAGTAAAGTACAAACAAGACCTCTTGAATCATGACATTAAAAGAAACTAGACAATTAGGGATCGAGTTTGAACGTAGATGTCAAACAATGGATCCAACTATGACGCTTACAAACAAGATAGATACATCTGATATATATTCTTTTTTGAATCAATTTCAATTGTAGTATATCAAAGGTTTGTATGCAGCAGATGGCGAAGCGCTATCTACAAGTAGAGTATCGTATAAGATACAAGATATTTTAAAACCATTATTAAAACACGCAGTTTTAGACGAAAAGGTTGACAATGAACTTTACGACAACTATTGTGATGTATATGAACTGCCTGGAGATTATTTCTCATACGTAAGATCTACGTCTAAAGTTAGTGGTACATATAAACAAGTTATTAATAAAATTGTACCAAACAATATGGTTAAACAAGACGATGCACATAAAGTATTAGAATCGTTTTATGATGCGCATCGAATTATGAGAAATCCAGTTGTTACTTTTACACAACAATATAATGGCAGTAACTGTATTGAAATAATACATGATAAATATACAAAAATTCAATCCGTTGATATAACTTATTATAAAAAACCAGATAATTTTGATATTCTAACAGGTACTGCATGTCAGCTACCTTATGAGTGTTTTGAGGATTTGGTTAGTGGTGCTGTAGATTTATATTTGAGATATAAAGCTGGTAAAACAAGAGAAGAAAGTAAACCTAAGTAGAAATCAGATAACGAAGAATAACTATGAAATATATTGATATACTCGCATCGTTTGAACGCGAGATAAATAAAATAGATGATATTATTGAAAAACCATCTACAGATGATTCGTTATATTGGTTGAATCAAGGTGTTATTAAGTTTGCAAAAACAAGATTTAACGGTAATCTTCCTCATCTTACATCATATGAACAGAATGAGAAAAGAACTATAGATCTTGTAAATCTTTACAAAACTATCACATATGATTCTTTTGAAAAAGAAGAGTTTGCAAGTTACAACAGTTATTCTATAACTTACCCTTCTGATTACATGTTCGCTTTAAACGAAGATGTTGAAATATCAGACAATGATGGTAATTATAAGATGGACACATGTGTGTTTGAATGTACTGCAGATAGTTTTATGTATCGAATAAACAACTCGTTAACAGACTTTCATTATAAACATCATAGAGCACGACCTCTTCGAATAAGAAGAAAAAACGGTTGCTCGTTGTTAACAGATGGTAATTATAAGATATCGAAATACACATTAGGCTATTTAAAGAAGCCAAAAGAAATTAATCTGGAAAATCCTTTTACAGAGTATTCAGAATTTCCAGACACAGTTCTACCAGAAATTATAAAAATTGCTGCGTAGATGTACATTGAAAATCAGTCAGATAAGCGATATCAGACGATAACAAATGAAGTGAATACTCAAGAATAATTTTAACGTGGAAACCCCAGATAGTTAGGTCTATCAATAAGTATAGGGGGAGTAGAAAAAATTTAATAATATGATTACATACGTAAATACAGTGCTCGTTAGCAACCTTGCTACCGCAGCTCTTTTAAGCGCAGCTCCTGCTGCTGCTGCTTCTATGAACACAGCTTCTGCAGACGCTGGTAAGTTCATTATCGAAAATCTTGATGCTGATGCAGCTTCTCAGTATGCTATTACTGCTACTACAAAGAAGATTCGTATCGGTATTGTAACAAAGAAGAACGTTGCTCAGGTTAACCATGCAACTGGTGCTTTGACATATCGTCCTATCATCAAGTGGTCTAACGCTATTCTTAAAGACGATGTTAAGTCTTATAACAAGCTTAGCGCTGCTAGTGCTACAAATACAGAAGATTCTGTTGCTGTAAGCTTCACAGGTATTGACTCAGCCGTTCTTAACAAGTTTAAAGAGGGCGGTAAGAGAGTTATCGTTCGTTTAACATTCAAAGATCTTCCTACTCGTTATCGCAAATGGACAGAGTCTTATGAGTATATTACAACTACTTCAGAGACTGCTACCACTTTGGCTGCTGGTATCGCTGCTCAGATCAACAAACAGTATAAGCGTGCTCGTGTAGTAGCTTCTGCTGCTTCTGGTGTTCTGACTCTTACAGCTATGCCTTATGATGACGACGATGCTGCTGACACAATCAATGTAGCAAATAAGGTTCGTTTTAACGTAAACATTTATTATACAGATCCAGCTGGTGAAGGTTGGGAATCTTTGAACAAACATTTCCCAACAGGTGTAACTATTGCAAAAACTCCTGGAAAGCAGTACCCAGCTTCTGGTAAGTTGGTTCGTGACCTCGAAGTTGCTGCTAAGGGTTATCAGGGAATCTTGAACCGTGGTGAAAGCACATGGCCTATTATCCAGCCTGAAACAGAGGCTGAGAATGATACAAATTACAATGCTATCACTCTTGAGTTCGAAAACATGTATCGTGCTGCTGACGACATCTTCCGTAAGACAAAACAGACTGTTAACATCTTCGGTAAAGGTGCTCTTACAAGCGTAATTAGCGCTCTTGATACATTTACATCTCCTGCTACCGCTGCTGCTTCTGCTGGTAGTGGAAACTAATTTTAATTAATTGATTAACCGAACTAGGTAGAGCGGAGCTTTTGCTCTACTCTACCTTTTTTCGTTTTAAGCATATGAAGAATATAAGAATTGGTACAGATATAACTTTATATCTAAAATTAAAGAATACAAAATCTATAGACCCAATTAATTTGAGGTCTTTAGAATGTATTATTGTCAATACTCCAGATGATAATCAATTCTATGCACAGAGATATCCTTCTAATGTAGATGTATAGATGTACGAACCTTCTGAATATTGTTTAAACAATTGTGGATACCCTGTGTATATAGCGTATCCTTGTAACTCACTACCTGTTTATACGGGATTTGGATACACTCCAGACTGGGCTAAAATTTATCCAAAGCGTGAAGAAAAACGTATGAACTATGTAGCAGAAGTTAAAGCAACTGATACAGATGGTATTGTATCTATAAGCTTTCCTGCAGACAAACAGTTGTATTTAGGAAAGTATAAATTAGTTATTATTGCTAAGATGTACAACCCTGGTTATAAAAACAACATAAAAACTGTAACACTCGATTACAATGATGTATTTAAGCTCGTTGACAATTCAGCCAACGCTGATAACGATACAACAATAATTGTTGGAGAAGGTCAGTATGATGTTGAAACCAGTACTGTACATGTTGTTGCAGATAATGACATCTACGTTAAGTCAGGAGAACTGACATATGATCATAGTGGAGTCGATTTAAAACTTACCGACGGTAATAGAGTTGTCGTAGACATCTCTGAAGAGACCGGTTGGTATTATGGAGATTAATTATGAATATAACAATTAAGCGAGTAGCACTCAAACCTACTTATACAATCGGACACATGTACATAAACGATAAATTCGTTTGTGATACACTGGAAGACACTGTTCGTGATTTAAACAAGAATGGTAAGTTTGATAATGGCGAAGTTAAAATAAAAGGCAAAACAGCCATACCGTATGGAACATATGAGGTTATTTGGTCTTATTCTCCAAGATTTAAAAAGTTTACACCAAGACTATTAAATGTAAATTCTTTTGACGGTGTTTTAATACATGCAGGTAATACTGCTGCAGATACCGAAGGGTGTATTCTATTAGGATAGAATAAGAAGGTTGGTCAAGTGATCAACTCTAGAGCAACTATAGATAAAGTATATCCTGTCATTCGTGATGCTTGCAAGAAAGAGAAAGTAACATTAACAATCAAATGACAAAGAATACTAAAGAATGTATATAGTATGGTACAGCAGTGTTATCTTTAACTAGCGGTGTTGTATTGTCTTTTTTATCATTCTTCCTAAATAAATACGATATATCAGATGGCGTACTATGGTACGTGTCTTAGACACTCGTGTATGCTGGTAGTATATTTGGCGTAAGCTTATATATACATAGTAAGTTTGGAGAAATTAGAAATTACATAACAGAAAAAGAATATGAATATACTGGCGCTAATAAGTTGGCTAAAAAGCCATGTAAAGCTTGTAGCGACGGCTCTAGTATCGATACTGTTTCTGACGACAACTGTGTTCAGTGTGAACCTGTATCGAAAGAATAAGTAGTTAACAGATCAACTTAACTACGCAACTAATAACATTGAAGCCTATTAGGGGATCATTAATGATACCTAGTAGGCTAATAATGTTTTAAGACTAGACCTCAAAAAGCTTGATGAATATAACGATTCAATATTAAACGAGCTAGATAAAGTTCGTAAGTAGAATAATATTAAAAGCAAAGAAATTACTACTGCCGCAACTCAAAGACAAACACTAAACGTTAGTAAGAGTAAGGGGGTAGGGGGTGATTTAACAGTTATACTTAAAGATACTATATATAAAGATACTATTAAGTATAATGATTTAACTACTATAAGTTATACTATAGGTAAAGATACTGTACATATAGGAGTAGACTTATAGAACACCCAATACTTATATGTCTATACTACAAAAGAATATAAGAACAAAAAGAACTTCCTCCAGAGATTATTTACTTTTGACTGGAAGAAGATCAAAAAATACAAATATAAAATAGTTAATACTAACGATCTACTTAAGTCAGAAGACGTAAGAGTAGTAGAATCAAACGAAAAATAACATGACATTTATTTCACTTAAAGAAGTTATTGATGACATACTATTATTGGTCAGAAATAACAACATTAGTGAAAGTGAGGATTTGTCAAGAACACAGATAGCAAATTGGATCAAGTCTTACAAAGCGGCTCTAATAAAGTAGAGGTTGGATAAACAAAAAGAAGATGCTTTGAACGATGAAGATTATGAGGATACTATAGATAACATCTATATTAGAGAAAAAGGTCCGTTTGAGCTTGAAGATGTTCCGTCATATACGAACAAACCAACTTTTACTAAAGTAACAAAAGAAGAGATTAAGAATGTGTTCAATGATGCTGAAAGTAGTATATTAGCAATACACGATGCTGACGGATGTGATATTCAATACATGAATCACGAAAGACGTCATTATAACTATTTCAGAAAATACACATTTGGAGAAATGACCGGTTATTATAACAACGGTCATATTTATATTGAAGGTACTCAAGATAAAAATAGACTTAAATACATTTGGATTTATGGTATATTTGAAACAACAGCTGATGAAGATAAACTTGATGATGATGCAGATGAAGGTGATATTATGATACCTGGCTGGATGGTACCTCCAATTAAAAAGAATATACTCGATAACGAGCTTGCATTTATGACTAAACAACCTAGTGATGATAGTAACAATGCTACATTAGCTAGTGTTAAACCTCACGGACCACAGGATGCAGAGGAGTAAGTTATCTTATACATTTAGAGATATGTATCGGTCTTATAACAAATAGAACCCGAATAAGGTGGAATACGCGCTGTTTAAGCGCATATTAGACCTTATGTGTAAGTTTATACTAGAAACATTACAAGATCGCTCAGACGGCTTTAAAATGCCTTCTGGGTTAGGGTACTTAAGAATAGGAAAATACAAACCTAAAGAATATACTGGAAAATCTCTATCTGTTGATTATAAAGCTAGTAAAGAATATAATAAAAAAATATATCATTTGAATGAGCATAGTAATGGCTATAAATACAGATTACACTGGTCTAAGATACCATATACTTTTGCAGACCGATACAAATACTAGCTTAGTTTTGTTAGAGCAAATAAGAGAAGATTAGCTCAACTAATTTTTAAACATAAAGATTACATAAACATCAATGATATACAAGTATACAAAGTGTGAGTCTGTAATAGCAAAGATATTAGCAGACTTAGATGCATCCGAAATAAGAAATAGAATTTCGGACATACGCGAATGGATATTTGAAGCTGTTGATAAGATAGGTGCTCCTATGTAGTATATAGAAAAGGAGTCTGGTGTTGACGGAAATCCGCTGCTACCTATTCAAGATCGTTAGGTTCCGTTACCTAGCGATTTAGCTGTTTTAGACGGTGTTGCGTATTCTATAGGTCCAAATGGACCTTGGATTCCTATGAGAAAAGAAACATCAACTGTAAAAAAATTTCGTAACGAATTACCAAAACACAGCATTCAAAATCCACATCAACCACCTGTAGAAAAGATGCCAACTTCATAGTCTCAGTTCTATACTGTAAATGGAATGAAATACTTAGAGAAGTCTGTACATGCAGGTGAACATAAACAACCTACTTATTTTATAAAACCTGGATGGATTGTTACAAACAAAGAAAAAGGTTTTGTAAAATTGTCATATAAAGCTATAGCTGTTGACGAACGAGGTTACCCTTTGATTCCAGACCTGACGTCATACCAAGAAGCCATTTATTGGTATGTTACTATGAAGTTAACATTCCCTAAGTTTTTAAAAGGTAAACTTGGTGGGCGCAGTGTTAGAGATAACAGACAGGTTTATACATATATACAATAGCAATGGAACTTTTATAGAAATCAAGCTTATGCAGAAGCAATGATGCCTACATAGGATGATATGCGTTCTATAAAGAACGACTGGTTAAAACTTATACCAGATGTAGACGCAGATGATTTCTTCTTTGGTCCTGCTGGAGATAGAGAAACTACTTATAACGATTATTATTATGGATATTAATTCAAAAACAATCTAGACTAATACCTTTTCAGAAGGTATGAATACGGACGTATCTGACGCCTTACTAAAAGATTCATAGTATAGGTTGGCTCATAATGTTCGTTATATAACAAATACAGATTCAAACACTGGAGAACTACATTCAATAGAAGGTAATATCCGTGCGTTGTCAGCTCCATTATTGGGTGATATTATTGCAACAACGTCAATAAGACAATATGGTGTAATAATAACAAGAATAAACAATAAAGATAATGAGCAAAATAATTACTGGCGCGTATATAGATTTGAGAATCCGTATTATTAGACCAGTGATTATTCTCATTTAGAAGAACCAGAACCAAAACTAGTTTTTAAATGCAAAGACGCTTTAAATTATAAAAATAAGCTTAGCATTGTATCGAGATGGGAGAGCGATAAAGTTGTTAAGGTGTATATTGCAGACGGAGAACATCCTATAATAGTGATAAATTTATTATAGAATTGGGATGAAGATGCAGAAGCAGGTACGTTGGATGGATATACAGCGTACACTAAAGTTAATTTATTGTAGCCATAGTTTTTAGGATTAACAGCAGGAAGTTTAAAATCAGGGCTTGTTCAATATAGTTATTAGTTATACAATAAATATGGAACATATTCTGAGATAGCTCCAGCTACAAAACTTATACCTATCGGTAAAGATCAACTCGATACAGATGGTAAAAACATAAGCGGATACGATCAAGACACAACTACAAGCACTGGTGTTAAGATTAAAATACAATTGAACGATAGCGATAAATTTAGCAACATTTATATTTATAGAATAACATATGTAGCAAACAATCAAAATCCTACTATCGAATGTATATCAGATCAAACTATAAGTGGTTCTACATTATTGTTTACAGATTCTGGATAGACAGCGGTGAGTACTATGACAGTAGAAGAGTACAACAGTTCTACTGGAATACATATAATACCTAAGGTTATAGAGAGTAAAAATGATTATTTGTTTGCAGCAAATATAAAAACAAAAGCATCTCATATTGAAAACTTTGATGATTTTGATGCAAGATCGTTTTCTTATTCTCCAGCTGTAGATGATCAGAATATTCCACCACTTACACATTTGTTTAACAGCAGTACAGGTCACGTGTGGAATTCATACCCTAGTGGCGACAGAAAACCAGACATGCTTAATGTGTAGTATGGTTTGACAAAAGATGATATTGATTATATTATAAGTAAAAATCTTGATAGTTTCAAGAAGTTTGATTGTTATAATAAATACAACGATTTGTCTAAAGTATATTATGATTATACATCACAACTGACAAAAGATAAGTTGACAACAAGTATCGGTGGTGATTAGGAGCTGACAAAGGAAGTGTTTGAGTCTGGAGAATATGACAGATTTGATATTGACGGTTATTATGGTGGAACAGGACCAAACATTGATTGGCGATTTGTTGTTACAGAAATAGATGCTGACACAATGGGTGCTTTTTCAAATGATTATTACGGTAACGTTGGTACCAGATCAAACGTGAGCGCACTTAATGGTGGTAATCATAATATAACAAAACTTCCTGCAGCTTATATTAAATCAGATGGAACCTTAGATTTATCAGCAGGTAATGTTAATAATACAACATTTGATAATTTCGGAACCAATAGAACGTACGCAAACCCATTAATAGCGTATAATTTTAAATCTTTACGAAGAGATGAGGTGTATAGGTACGGTATTGTATTGTATGATGAATACGGCAATGCAAGTCCTGTGAAATGGATAGCTGATATACGAACACCTAATATACAATGGAAAGGTTGTGAGTCATTTGTATCGCACGGTTTTAGAGAAAAAATGTAGTCGACATTTGGTACATTGAGTATGATAGATCTTACTGTAAGACCGTTGGGTATAAGATTCAATGTAAAAAACTTACCAGAAGGATGTACTGGGTATGAGATCGTAAGATGTAATAGAACTGTGAACGACATTGCGACATTATCTCAAGGTGTTGTATCAAGACCTGTAAAAAGATTATGTCACCCTAGTATAAATTCATATTTACCAGATGTATATACACCTACTGGATTTTTAACAACTGGTAGATTTTGGGCAGGAGATGTACCTGTTGCAAGATTTGTACATCGTAGTTAGATTGAAGAAACTTACATTGGTGCAGAGGCAGATAATTATAGTAATGGTGATACGTTTTAGTTCATATCTCCAGAAATTGTATATCAAAAAGATTCTGTATTTTCTGAATTGAAGGGCAAACAATTATTCGTAAATCCTATTAAATATGTATTTGGTTCTTCGTCATATGCAAAAGATTTTTATCCAGAACAAGATACACTTGGCGCGAATGAAGCAGCTAATGACTACACTCCACTGAAAAGAGTGAATGACGTAGTAAGCGCTATGGATGCTGGATGGCATCTTGTAAAATTACACACAATACATCCTGGGTTGACAAATACCAACTTAACATTAGCCCCTACAAATCCAACAACTTCTGTGCAAATGAAAAAGGATTCTGATTCTGGTTATAAAACATATTATATAAGTAATGCTTTTATAGCCAGCATCAATTCTGATACGGATTCTGTATAGCGTGTGTCTGCTACAAATGATGTTTATTATAATAAGCATTTATCTATAATGTAGTTTAACAGACATGTACCAGAAACATTCTATTCTACATTGGCGACATATTTATATCCTGCACACAATGATGTATATCTTACAAACGATGATGCAAAATCAATGACAAAAGAGGTGTATAGTTGTTCTAATCCTGTAACAGACACTGATTGGAATTCTGTTAGTGCTAAAAGTATGGTTGCTAGATACAAAATGGAGAATTAGGATAGTAGTAAAACATATAGTTCAAATTTATGGTTCGATGTAGCACAGAGGTCTTATTCGTATATAAAATTATATGAATAGAGTGATTATGTTATAAACAGAATACATACTGGTACAGATGTTTCTGATAACTGCTATATAAACGCTGACATGAACATAGAGTCTACTCCAGGTATAGAGATACCAACTCTTGGTAAATGTGAAGTTAGTGATATAAATATTGCTTCTGAGTTGGGTTGGGATGATTTCGTAACATCTTCTAAAGACAGTAATAACATAAAATATGCTGATAGTATATCAGACATAGGTAGTTCATAGTTTTGTAATTGGATATGCGGAGGAGCTTATAATTATTCTAAGACAGAAGCCTTGAAAAGAGATAATCCTACAGTTGGGCAACATACTTTGTGGGATAATTAGGAAACTGCTAACATAACAGGACCTGGAGGTAGATGTTTGTTATTAAAATTAAAAAATCAAGTACCTTTTTTAACAAAAGATAATGCCGAATTGTTAGAAAATTTAGAGAATTCTCAATATTCTGAATTTTTTACTAAGAAGATTTTTACAACTAGTGTATTAGCTGATAGTATGTGTACAAGATACTCTCTAACACCTGACTATTATGGATCAGACAGCCCATTTATGTCGAATAATCAAACCTATTCATTATACGACCTAAAAGAAAAAATAGCATTTACATATACTGGTCCATATCATACTGACGATCCAAACGACACTGGTAATATGAGTCAAGATTTTGATTACGCCTATATGTTGGATAAAAATAACACAAATAATATCAATTAGTATCCGATATATAGAGATAGTGTGTTAGGAACGTTTATTTGTAATTTAAGACACGACGTAGTTCCTTATGGCGGAAACGATTATACTTCTAGAAAGTTAAACACATATTATAGTTATGGAGATTATTTTACGTCTACTGGAAACAATGACGTATTTGACGGAGATACTTATATATTACCTATGGAATATGTAAGTATGCACAAGACGTATAATAATTATGTGAACAATACAGTAACCCATAGTATTATATATTCAATACCTGTAGAAACATCTATTAATCTAACACTAACACAAGGTGAAGAGTTTAGTAAAAATACGAATATTAGTGGAATAACTAACTTACAAATAGAAGCATCTAATGTAAATAATAAATTCACATAGGACAAGCCTTTGTATGTATACAACACAGTTTATTCTTCACAACCAAAACATAGAGTCATATCTGCCTATAATGAAGATGCAGAAGGTTAGACAACAGATGATATAATAGACTATAGATGTTATTATTCTAATCAGAAATCAAACGAAGAATATCAAGATAGTTGGTTAAAATTCCAATCAGCAAACTATTTAGATGTAGATACTAGATATGGTTAGATAACTGGGTTAAGAACATTCCATAACTCGTTAGTATTTTGGCAAGAAAAAGCAACAGGTTTGTTATCGGTAAATGAACGTGTTGCGATATCAGACGATTCAAATTTACCTTTAATGTTAGGTACAGGTGGTGTTTTAAGTAGATATGATTATATCGCTACATCAAATGGTATGAAGCCTGATTAGTTTGTAGACACACAATCTGATACAACATTGTATTGGTGGGATCATAACAAACGAGAAATATGTGGATACAGCGGAGGACAAGAATCAGTTGTATTATCAAAACTAAAAGGATGTTAGAATATATTAAACAAAGCTTCTGATAAAGGCGAAATATCAAACACCCCTTCTATATGTTATGATAGAAAATATAATGAATTATTAACATCTGTAATAGATTACAATAGTTCAAATAAAGAAAGTGGAGTGTTAGTTTATAATGAACAATAGTAGGTGTTCACATCTTTATATACTACAAATATAAAATACTCAGTAGCATTCGGAGATGTTCTATATACAGGGAACGATAATAATTTATACGAATGGAATAGATTTGATGAAAACCCTAAATTGTTCGATGTTGATATTGAACCATATGTTAAATATGTTGTAAATACACAACCTCAGATAGTTAAAGTTTACGACAATGCTGAATTCTCTGGTAATTTTGATAAAGATACATTGAAGAATCTTAAGTTTACATTTAATACTATAATAGGGCAAGATTCTGAATGCGATGGTTCATAGGTTACATACAGAGAAGGTGCATTCAGATATGCAATACCTAGAGCTTTTGTCAACGGAAATAAAGTTGATTATGGTAATAGATTAAGAGGTAAAACTATGTAGTGTGAGATATCATCAGATAGTAATATCGATTTTTCTTTACAATACATAACTAATAAATATAGAATATCATGGAGTTAAGATATAAAAGAAAGATGAAAATGCCTCTTAAAAACCTTCCAGGTTTTGCAGGAGGTTTAAGTGGTATGTTTGGTGGAGTATCAGGTTTAACTGGGAACGAATTTAGTAATTAGATTAAAAATAACGTATTACAATCACAAGGAACTCCCAACATACCTTATATAAATACACACCTTGCTTCAGGAGCTACTCGTAAAGGGCTGAATCTTACTGGTAAAGGTGGTAATATAGCAAGCTCGGCTGTAAACTTTATAGGAAGTACAATGAATGCATTTGGACCAGTTAAATCAGATGAAGAAATTTTAGCAGATGCTGGTTAGACTAATGCAGCTGGAAACGGGTTTACATATCTCAGACAAAACCACGTAGATGGCGATAAAGAGATGGCTCAACTTAGTAAGGAGAATACTAGTAATACGTTAGTATCTGCTGGTACAGGCGCTGCGTTGGGTGCGTCGATAGGTTCTGTATTCCCAGGAGCAGGTACTATTATAGGTGGTGCTATAGGTGCTATTGGAGGTTTGTTTGCAGGGTTGTTTGGTGGAGCAGCTAGAAGAAGAAAGATGCGCCGAGCTATATTCAACGCACAGCAAAAGGCAGACAGAGCTAATAATTTTAATCAATCATCTGCGCAATCTGATTATTTACAGTAGAGATATGCTCAAGAGCATGGCACCACTACAGATGATGATTTGTATGGATATAAAAACGGAAAAGATAACAATATGATTTTACCAAGATATAAAATAGGTAAGTAGGTTTGGACTTCTATAGGAAAGACAAAAGCACCAGCTAACGCTAGAGTCAGTGGAGGTGAGAGTATGTTTACTCCAGGAGATACGAACAATTCTACCGCAACTGTTGTAAGACAAGGTAAACCAAATGCAGATGATTAGTTGGCTAATGTAAAAGACGAAACTGTTATATTTGGAAATAATATAAACCCAAGAACTGGTATCAGATATAAAGACGAAGTATTACCTTATACTGATGCATTGGAGAAAATAAACAAAAAATACGAAAAAAGAACTAACTCTAAAATTAATAATCTTAGAGGTTCTTTTGGAATGCGTAGCGATGCACTTCAGCAAAAAGAAGTAAATAAAATTAAAGAACCAATTGTACAACTACTTAATCAAAAAGCTCAAGAACAGGCTTATGATCATCAAATGCAGGAATACACAAAAGCATATAAGTGTGGAAAAAGTGGTCTTCCTGGATTTGAAAAAGGAATGCCTGGTGGTGGTTGGTTAGGTAATGCCATACCTAGCAGTATTGGTATGATTGCATCTCTTGGTCAATATTTAAACGCTAAAAACCAATCTATAAGTAAACCTAATACGTTTGTTGCAAATCCTTACGAAGGTGCTGCATTACAAACTTTAGCAGGGTTGAGGACAAATAAGTCTCAAATAGCTAAAGAAATTAGAGACAATGAACGTAGAAACGCATATGCTATAAGTAGAGCTGGTGGTCTGTCTGGTGCACAACGTTACATGGCTATGGCTGGACAAGCAATAGGTACTAACGATAATATATCTAAAATGTTATTAGCCGCTCAAGATAAAGATAATCAATATAAAGCTGCGTATGCAGAAGCTCTTTATAAAGCAGGTGCTGCCAAAGCTCAGAGTCAGCAACAAGCTGCTCAGCATGATTATGCTGAATACGCTAAAGCTCACGGTGCTAGAGAACAAATGAAACAGATGGGTATGCGCAACATTGTAGATCAAATTAATCAATACGCTGCTAATGAATTTAAGAGAGTTAACGGAAACGCTATGTACGACTTATATAAGTAGGATCTTACTTCAGAATAGAAGAAGTAGCTGGCTTATCTTAATGGTATGAAAGCGTATAATAATTATCTATCTACTGTTAATAATACACAACCATAGGCTATCACACCTCGTTATGATTTTAGTAATATGAAGTTTAATCTTCCAGATTATAGTAGTTATTTAAAATATAGAGCCAGATGATATACGGATATGATTAGGCTGTCTAGATGCCAGTAAAAGATCTATATGATTCATAGATCATGCTGGCATCTATAAATGCCGCAAAAGATATGTACGAGAAAGGCGTACAAGAAATGAAGGACTTCAATAAAACATATGGTGATTTTATAAGTCCTATATAGAAAGATGTTGATTATTGGAATAATACTGTTTTAAACCCGGTAAAAGACGCTGTCAATAAGATGTATGCTATGGGTATAGATCCAACAAGATCTGCTGAAGGTAGAGCTTATATATAGCGACTTATTAGCCAGGTACCGGTAGCCGAAATAAATAAAAGAAGACAAGCTGCTGCTGTTGCACAAGAATATATTAAGAATAGGGGTTTGTTGGAGTCGAAAGGTCTTTATAATCCTGATTTCGAAAAATATATATTAAACGGTAAGAGTTTAGAAGATTGGGATACAGCAACAGACGGTATGTGGACTAGAACATCACCTTAGGAGTTTAAAACTTTAAACCAAGCAACATCTTCATGGTTTGATGACATGAAAGGGTCGGACAAAGGTACAAAAAACGGCTTTAGATATTTTGGAGTAGATGATTCTGATTTACGAGCAATAGCAAAGCCTAGAGCAGAAGGCTTTAAGGATACAACACTTGGTTCGTATTATTACGATAACATAAAGAGGAAAATAAAGGAATTATATCCTAGTATGACTGACGCATAGTTATCCAAACTTGCAGATGATTAGTTTATGGAGGACATTGTAACGGCAAATAAAAGGCATAAGTTTATGAAAGCAGAAGCAGACCCTTATGCAATGGATGATTATAGGACTAAGAACGATATATACGCTGCAGGCAAAAAAGAAGCCATTAAGTATAACTATACTAAGAAAGAGTACGAGCTTAAAGATAAGTATGACCAGAAAAAGTTCGAAAGAGAGCATGGTGGTGCAAACGTTGTTCCAACAAACTGGACAAGCCAAAAAACATATTCAGCTCAACAGAAATATAACAATAAAGTTACTGCTAGTGACCAAAATTATAGACAGACAACATTAGGTATAGCTAAATTCTGGGCGAATAAAGCTAAAACAAGCACCGGTAAACAAAAGGCATATGCAGAGAAAATATCAAAATATTGGACAAGGATATCTAACGAAGGCTTGTCTAAAGCTGTTAAAAATAAGATATTGACTTATGATAATGCTACAAAACAATATAGACCTACTGCTCTTTTAAGTAGAGAAATATTTAAAGCATATGGTGCACAATCAACAGGAACTACTAGTGGAAGACGAGCAATGGATGTTGCAAACAAATATTATAGTAGATTTCAAAATGCAACAATAGCTGGAGCTGATGGAAAAACAGCTGCAGATCAGTTTGCTGGAACTACAGCACCTAAAGGAAAATACAGAGCTGTTGATTTAACAGATAAAGATTTAGTATACACACCTGATAGAAAACTTCAAGTTGCCGGATATGGTAGAATAAAAGACGGCGGAATTAGAGGTAAATTTAGAAACTGGTTAAAAGCTGGTTCTAAAGAAGCTTGGATGTATAATGAAAGAACATATACTGCGTCTATACCTAGACAAGATGGTGGAGAGAGTATAGATATAAATGGATGGGTTAACTTAAGAGCTGATGAATTTACAAAATTCGCAAACGCACATGGATATACTGGAGATCGTGTTAAAAAACTTGCAAGCAGATTAGGATTGTAGTTATATAGTAGAGCAAATAAGGTTGTAGACAGCTCTAATGGAAAATAGAAATGGCAGGATGTAGAATACATAAGTGTACCTATTACCAGAATTATGAAAAACGGAGAGGGTTATTCATTTGCTGAGGTTGATAAGGAGTACGATAAGAACAGGTACGGAGCTAGTGCTACATTTAAAATGGCATCAGATAGAGAAGGAAGATCTGTTGTTAAAAAATAAATAATTAATAAAAATGGGAAAGAAGAAAAATAAATCACCGTTGATGTCAAAAGAAGCTTTGCTAGGTTTAGCAAGACTTTAGAACGTCGAAAAAACTATAAGATCTAATGCCGAAGTATAGGCAGATCCATATAGAAGATACGGAGTAGATACAGAGAACTATCAAGTAGATAGGTCTGGTATGTAGACAGATTTGTCATACTATACCTCACCTTCTGACGTAGAAGAAGGTATCGAAAAACCAGAAGAGCGTGGTATTCTTGACAAAATGTATGATACTGTTTCTGGTGTCGTTGGTGGAATTGGCGACGCATTGTTTGGAACAGATGATACATCTTTTAAAGATAAGTGGAACGCTGGCGGTATTTCGGATTCCTATAATCTTTTACAAAAGAAACGTCTGAGTACAGACCTTACATCTCAAGTTGAGGCTTTAAGAAATACAAAGTTGGATATAGACGATTTGGAGATGCTTACTAAAGAGTATATTCCAACTTTGGAAAGATTACAGCAAATTAACGAGAGCGTGAAATGGTGTGCAAAGCACAATGTTCCATAGAACGACAAATACGTAATGACGTTGTTAAACGAACAAGCTCGTTTATAGAAATGGATTAACGCTAAAAACGAATATATAAAAACCGACGGAAAGTATAGCGATGCTTTACGCTCATTATTTTTTGATGTTAAGAACAGAAATAACATGTCTTTGTATGAAAGATTAAAATCATATAAAGATGTAGCCGCAGCTCAATATTTTAACACAGGTGGTATAAAAGATGATACTAGTAGTGTTTTAGGATTTATTAAATCTGGAACACTACAAGGTTTAAATTGGATATCAAATGCTGTCACAGCAGTTGCTGACGATGTTAGCACATTACTACCAGGTGGTATCACACATAATCAAAATGTAGGAAATGCTATTAAAAATACGTCTAGAGACGATAGAACATTTGATAATCTGTTTACAAATTATGGTTCTGACGGTAAAAATAGTGCAAGTATTCAGTCTTTAAAAGATAAAATATCTATGATAAAACCTGAGTACCAGAGAGCCTATAAAGAACAAAAGGCTATTGTTAACTCTACCAAGCGAAAATTAACAAATGGTACATGGTGGTTTGATCCAAAAGCTATTAGTAAAGATTTTGAAAACATACAACAAAAAGATAGAGGTATTGTTGGTGCATTTTTACCTTGGAATCTAAAATATTCTCTTCCGGAATTAGGTTCTAGTTGGAGTGATGTAGAAGATTTTGGTGCAATGATGCTTACAGATGCAGCGATGAAAAAAGTCGTAGTACCATTACTTGTTGCAGCAGTTACTAAAAATCCTGAAGCAGGTGCGTGGGCTAGTTCTGCATTAACCGCTACAGAAGCAGCAGCTACTGCTTCTAGATTTAAACGCGCGTTAAATACGTTTAAAGAATCAAAAGCACTTGTATCAGAAGCTGTTGCTTCCGGAGACATGGTAAAAGGTGTAATAAACTCATCTAGATTTGCAAAAACAGCTGAAGGTGTAAATGCAGCATTCAGAGCTTCAAATGCGATGTATGCCGGAGGTGCTGCTGAAACTGCTGCCAATGTGTACTTTACAAACGCACTCAGAAGGAATGAGTCTAGAAGTGAAGCAATGGATGCATACTCATCAAGAGTAATCGATCAGTCCATAAAAAGAGGGATAAACATGAATAGCGTTATGGATCAAATAGATTCTTTTGCAAGATCTATTGGTGAAGACTGGTCAGATCTTGATGAAAATCAAAAAATCCAAATGGCGCTTGGTTATAATGTAAAAACAGATAATCCAGAATTTGAAAAACTAAAAAAAGAGGCAAGAAAAGGTTTAAACAAACTTTATAATGATAACATGGGACTTGCCGCAATGGATTATTGGGAATCCATGCCTGTGTTGGGTTATTTTGGATCATTTGCAAAAAGTTTAGGAAGAGGCTTTAAAGTAGGAAGAAAGTATAACGCATCTTCTTTATATGGTGACGCTATCGAAGGTTCCAAAGACGCTGTAGAATTAGCTATGCAGAGAACTGCAAACGCTATGATTGATAAAAAAATAGACGGAATGGCTGCAAAAATCTTCAAAAACCCAGGAAGATTAATGCAATACAAGACCGGTAAAAAGTATGTTACTGATAGATTAAAAAGGCTTGCTTCTTTAGGTGCAAAAGAAGGTACTGAAGAAGGTCAGCAACAACTTTTACAGCAAAGATATCAAAGAGGTGAATATGATAACTATGACGGTACGAGAAGTTTGTTTGGAATACCGAATGCTGTAGAGGATTTAGATCTTGGAGTACAAGCAATAGGTGATTATTTAGGTATAAACTATACAGATCCAGATAATGCATCTGAGGAGTTACGTAAAGCTATGAATATAGGTTTTGCAACATCGTTGTTTTTTCCAGCATCTGGTGCTGTTACAAACTTATTTAAAACACAAGATGATAATCTTAGAAACACATTAGCGTAGATGAGAAACGATAATGTTATTAGAAAACTTGTAGCATAGAATTACGGAAACAAATAGGATTAGGATCATGTTGGTACATTCTTTGATGCATTTAGCAAAGCTGGTGTTAATTTTTAGAGATTACAATCATCTTTAAATAATTTAAAGAATTATACTAGTAAACTAAATGGTGTTACTGACACATACATTGACAATGATATAAAGCTTTTAGGTGATGCATGGAGTTTATATAAAAGTAAACACATGGAAGAAGCTATGAAAGATCTTAACATCAAAAAGAACAGTGCACAGCATCGTATGCTTGTTCAAAACGGTGTCAAAGCTATCAGGGATTTTTCAGATATTTTTATAAAACAAGCAGAACAAACTAATTAGATTGATTCTCAAACAGAAGAGTTGATAAACAATGCTATCGAAGGTAAATTTGATAACAACCCTGAACTAGAACAAGTTGTTTCTAATATATTAAAGAAACATACGAATGATAAAAAAATACACGAGGCTATTTCTGAAGCACTTAAGACAAAGTGGATCAAGGAAAACACTACTTTAGTAGATGATATTGAGTTGTCTGAAGAATAGAAGACAGATCTAAATCGTATTTACAATGAAATAGGTGCTTAGGCTGCCGAAGACTATAAGCAAGATTTAATCGACGATGTAAATAATGCTAATAGAAAAGAGGCTGAAGGTAAATGGAATGCCCATAAAGCAGACGTTATTTCTAAAGCTAAAGAAACTCTTGCTAATGAGAAAGCTACTGAAGATCAAAAAATAGCTGCTGAAAACACATTAAATGCTTATCAAGATTATGAAATAACTAAAGAAGATGCTATACGTGGTATTTTAAATATAATACAGAATCAGCATTATATAGAAAATCTTAAAAAAGTTAGAGATTATATAAAGCCTCGTCTTCAGTTTAACGAAGCGCTTAGATCTGAATTAGGTACTGATATAAATACTGACAATTTAAGATCTGTATTAGATATTCTTAATAGACGTATTATAAAAGCATCTAAAAAATATTCTAAAAAACAACTTGAAGCTATTAAAGAATATGGTGATTTGTCATATTCAGAAGATTTTGATAATTTGCAAAAATCTTAGATATTAAATCAAGCTGTTGCTGAGAGATTATTACCTATTGCTCAAGTATATAACCCTGATATTATACCTAATACAAGATTCATGCCTAATGAAGGTATGATGAACTATAGAGGTTTGATGTGGTCTGATTTGACTGATTCTGAAAAACAACAATATATAAATCAGACTAGACAAGACGCTTTAGATGCAGGAAAAAGAGAACCTACTATTAAAGAAATAATAAATAAGTATCGTAAAGAGCAAAAAGCTAAACGAGCTCAATATACTAAAATAAGAAATCAGTTTAGAGATAAACTTAAATACAATGAAGAAGCTGGTGATCAATTAAAACCTACAGACGCATTAGATTTGGAAACTATTAGAAAACAAGCTATGGAACAAATCATGCGTACTCAACTTATGGATTCTGAAAATCGTCATTATATTGCTAATAAGATCGAAGAAGAAGAGCGACCTTTAAGTGGTGCTGATATCGACGATGCTGAAGATGGTGTTGAAGAGGCATAGCATAAAGTAGAAATAGAGTCTAAAAAACAAGATGAAGAAGATGCTCAATCTATAATAGAATCTATGAATCCTCAACCAAATACAGTAGACGATGAAGGTGAGTTGGCGGAAGATACTATAGAAGGCTTTAGTGAAGACGAGGCTGATGTTGAAGCGATTATTGACCAAGGTAATGAGAACATTTAGGAAATAAATGACATCATGAGTGGAGATAACGCTAGTGAGAGACGTCGCCAAAGAGAACTTCAGAGTAGAGTAAAGGCTTCTATCGAAGAAGCTCAACATCAAGCTGAGGTTAGTGATGATAAAGTTGAACAAGACGAAAATCCTAAACCTAAAGAAAGGGTAAAAGCTCCTAAAGTTGAAGCCCCAGAATTACCTAAAGATAAAACAGATGTCGCTACAGTTCCTACTGTGGACAATAACGAAATTCCTGCTGACACTGACGTTATTAATGCAGAAAACGGACAGACTGTTGCTGTAACCGAATCTGGTGATAATATTATAATAGATAAACAAGTTGATGATGAAACAGGTGATGTTACAATCACTGCAACGATTGCTGAAAACAAAGAAGATAATTCTGAACACAAACCGTCAGATGAAAATCCAATAAAAATACCTGTAAAGGCTCTTAATGGTTTTACTTACGATGGTGAAGGAGACGTTGAAGAGGATTTGAAACATATTGTTAAAGTTACACATAATCCTTCTGATGTAAACCATATTACTGTTACAACACAATCTGGTAAAAAGATACCACTTATTAAAAATGGAACTGTTACTACAGAACGTGAAGGTGACGAAGCGGAAGATAACTCTGTAGATCCAGATACAAAACAAGACAAACATGAAGCTCCAGAAAAAGACCAGATTGAAGAAGAGCTTGGTGGTGAACCTTTAGATGAGACTTTAAATGAAGATGAAGAATCTAATCATGAAGACTTATCTGGTGATAACGATTCTATAAATGTTGAAACAGAATCTTCAAATCTTGAATTATACGATAACGACGGAGACACTTTAAATATTGATACAGATATTCCTGCGGGAATGGATTTCGATGTTAGCAAATTGTCTATAGAATATGCTGGTGATGAAGAGTTGATATTGTATGATGGTAAACCTTTGGTTAATGAAGATTATATAGACGAACAGCAATTACTTGGTGCTTATGAGTCAGGTATGATTGATTCTACTCAAGAGTACGAACAAGGCTTTACGATGAATAAACAGGATGTTCTCAATAAAAACGTCATAACTAGAGATTACATTGGTTCTACATTCTTCTACTCTCCTACAGATGATTCTTCATTCCACAACAGAAAGGTAAACGGAAAAAAACTTGTATTTAAATATAAAGTTAAAAGTGGAAAAGAACTTTCTGAAAAACTTACACAAAAAGGATGGTTTGAGAATCTCAATAAAAACGGAAATGTTTATTATGTAGTATCTGGTGATACAAATGTAAAATCAGAAGATATTCGTGATAACCTTACTGTAAACCTAGTTATTGATGATCCTGAGTCTAAGTCAACATACATTACCACAATGAGAACTCCTGGTAAGTATTCTTACGAAGCTGAGGTTGATGGAAAAGTTCAAACATTCTATGTTGAAAAAGGTATTGATAATATTATCAAAGACCTTCGTCTTGTTGGAGTAGATACTAATTTATATGGAGAAAATCTTATTAAACAAACCGGTATTTCATATCAAGCTAAAGGTCAACATATAGACGACCCTATGCCTACTCCTGAAAATAAATCGGAAGACGAATACTTTAAAGAGATGCGTCAATGGCGTAGTAGGGTGTATGATTGGTTTACAAAACTAAAACAAACAGACCCTGACGAATTCTATAAGATAGATTATCGTACACGTGTTGCTAGTAGAAAGAACGGTGTAAATAAAAGCGATATATTTGACCAAGCAGCTATAGAAAGACAGATTAAGAATCTAAAAGACACTAGAAATCAAATAATCAATGCGTACTGCATGAAAGATAGTAAAGGAAATCTTATGATTCCTGACACTATAAGGACAGATATAAAACCAAAAACTGCTTCGATAAGCAACGGTAAATTTAAAACAAATAGAGACCCAGATACTGATTTACCTATATTTAGAAGTATTGTTGGAGAAGAAGGTGGTTTTGGATTATCTTCTGATATTGAGGAACTTGATAAACAATTAAAAGATTGTGGCGATGGTTCTACTTTTGGTTATGGTCTTGGTGCATTTGCTGAAGCTGGAAGTAAGTTTGATATTAGAGGTATATTTAATCCTACAGATCAATATCAATCTAAAGGTCTTGCTGGTAAGATTTATTACTTTATTAGTAGTAAACTTATGCCTGGAACAAATACAAAAGGTACCAAAATACCTTTGATGTTGAGAGAAGAAACCTTTAAAACACAAGAGCGTGAAGATGGTTCGTACGTTAAGTTACAAAAACCTTCTGACGTTGTCTTAATGTTAGATCCTGTTACTGGTGATATTATAAATTCTGAAAATAGCAATAGAAAACCAAGTTCTGCAGAAATCATATTATACTTACTATGTAATAGATTGAATAGCAGATTCATACCTAATTTTACACCAGAGTTAGCACAAATATTCTGTGATATATTTGTAAATAATGGTGCATCAACTCTTATTACTGAGAGAAAATATGATTAGAACGGAAACGATACCAGAAGTATTGAATAGATTTTATCTTCAAAATTATCTTATTATTGTTCTAAGTAGTTAGCGTATGTTGATAAAGAGGATGGTAAAGGTTATAGATTATATGTTGGTACAGATAAGGGACGACTTGTAATAAGACCTATAGATCTATTCCCTTCAGATACTGCAACAGAAGATCAAAAACGCAAAGCAGCCGAATTAAGACAGCGTGTAGTGTTCTTGATTAGTAAGAACATGCATTGGAATACAAGTATTGCCGATATGACAGAAGGTATTGATCCTAGATTGAGACATTCTTTAAGACAGTACTTCGACGATAATCCTGAAGCAAAAACATTCTATTTGTGTGGAAATAGCTAGTTGTCTTTTAACAAGGATGATCTGTTCAAAACAGACGAAGATGGTAACATCACAGGAAATAAGAACGTATCATTAATGGCGTTGATGTTGAAAAACGGAAGACTTAAGACAGATGTTGATTCAAAAGTTTTCGAAGCACCTTTTGTTTTTGCAAGCGGTGTAAAACAGACAACTAAAGATAAGACAATACATATTATTGAGAAAAATCAAGGAAAGCCAGAAGACGGTAATCCTGCTCCAAGTATAGTTGAAGCTAAAGGAAAAGCACAGGCTAAAGCTGAAATAGCCAGAGAGTCTGTAGGTAAGTTTGATGAAAAAGCTGTTGAGACTGTTAGAAATAAAGTTAAAAAGAGTGAACGTAAGAAGTTCGAAACTTTATTGAAGAAAACAGAAGAACAAGTTAAGATTGTATTAGATTCGTTTAGTTCAAATCAAGTAGCTAAAGATAATGGTGGTTTAAAAGACATTCTTGCTTTAAATACTGAAAAGAAAACTATAAAGACAGTTGAGGATGTAAGATAGGTACTTACAGAACAACTAAATAGATACTCTGAGTATTTGAAACAAAATGGTCAAGATCCTTTGGATTTGTCTAAAGTAAACTTTAATGAAAATCAATTCTTAAGTAAGAAGATAAAGTTCAACAGAGGTGGTATAATACCAATAGCTTATGTTTATAATAACGGTACTGTTGGTGTATTCCCTAGAAGTGCTGAAGAAATAAACAGTTCTTTATCAGGAGCTGGTATTACTGGTGTGTTCTCTAAATTCAAACATAAAGGTAAGATTGATGAACATGAATCTAGAAGATGGATTAGTGAGACATTAGGTTTGAGTGATGAAAATGTTATCGTAGTAAGTGCTATAATGAGAGGTTGTAACAATGAAGCTGTATACGGTATGATGAATATAGCAACAGATAGTATAACCGGTGCACTCAATCCTTATATCATGTTATCAAAAGCTGAAGGTGCAGGTAGAGGTCTTCATTTCCACGAGGCTTGGCATTATGTAAACTTGTTAATACATAACAAAGCTGTAAGACGTAAGATTTACGATGAATATGTAGCTAAACACCCAGGTCTTAAGAATTCAACATATGCTGAGATTGAAGAGTATATGGCTGAAGATTTCAGACGTTATGCTGAAATGAGAGAAGGTTATGGTCTTACAAATCGCATAAAGAGGTTCTTTAATAACATTATAGATTTCTTAATACAATCTAGAAAAAAATCACAGATTAGAAGAATCTATAACGGTATTTTAAGTGGAGAATATAAAGGTGTTGCTCTTGATAAAGAGTCGTTACAAGAATTCCAGAAAGCGTATGACAAACAATACGGTGCAGAATTTACAGTACCAGGCGTTGATCAGAAATATATAGATAATTTTAAAGGTATCACATCTTATCAACAATTCTATAGAATTGGAAACGCGTTGGCTTACAAACTTATAAACGACTATGCGTTAACAACACCTGAATAGATAAAACACGCCACTGCTGATCAGTATCAGAGTTTGATAGAAGATCTTAAAAGCGAAATAGCTTGTGGAAACGACCCACAAAGAGCTGTGATATTACAAGACATTATAGATAATCAACCTGCATTTAAGAAGATTATACAAACAGTATTCAAACAGTATAACATAGAGGTTGATGCAGACGCTCTTATGGAAGAGGCTTAGGCTAAAGATACTGGCGATATGAGTATTTATGAGCATACTAAGGATTCTATGAAAATTAGTAAGAAAGATAATGTTGCATTACGTGCCAAATTATTCTTAACTCAAATTCAAAAGGCAAAGTTTGAATATGATGAAACTGATTTAGAATCTGGAAAACAATTGTTATATGCACAAGATGATATACTCGGATGGCCAGAATATTTCACTTTTAACGAAGCTTGGAATAACATTCTTGATAACTTATGGTCTTGTGACTCTTTCAATCAAAAAGACAAAAACAACGAATATATGAATACTTCTATCATGGGTCGTGTTCATGAATTAGCTAAATCTACAGCATTCTTTGCAGTATTGGAAAATAAGTTGGAAGATGAGGTTGAAGGTGATGTTGAACTTCAAAATTAGATTTTTGCAACAATTGTTAGTCATAAACCACAGGTTGCATTTTTCGAATTGAGAGATCGTAAAGTTTATTTATCTAAAGAAGATCTTGAAGCTTAGAGGGAGATGGCTGAACAATACGGTGTAGACTTTACACAAAAAGGTAGAAATTCTGTAGCTGATAGAAATAGAGATTGGATTTTGTATGATGACAACACATTAAGAGCTAAGAGAAATCTTCCTAGAAAATGGAGTAAAGCTTTTGCACTTAGTGCTATCATAAAGGACGGTGTTGTAGATAGAGCCGCTGTTACCAGATTAGATAATATTATAACAGATATCGATAAAGTATTGAATAATGAAGACCTAAGTGTCCCAGAAAAAGTATTCTCTGTAAAAGAAGGTTTATTAAATGCTTTATAGATGATGGGCATACCTTTTGACGAAGAGGTTCTTGATAGATATATATCTATGAACATGAAAAAAACAGACAACAGTAATGATTTTAAAGATCAGTTGGATGCTATTGGTATAATATTAGGAAAACCTAAGGTTGGTAATCTCAGACATTTTGTTGCAATGCTTACAAAATCTATAGGTAGAGATAAACTAAATATTTCTAGAAAAGATGGTGGTAGTAAGGATGGTAAAGAGCTTGATCAATTATTCTCTGGATATAAATTAGATACTCAGATTACAATGATGGCTCAAGCATTTAACGACATACACCCATCTTCTTCAGAATTCTCAGTTCAAGGACCAGATGGATCTACTATATATCCTATGAGTTAGAATAACTATATATCAGATAGAGTTCGTCATTTGAATGAATTGTATCAACAGGACATATAGGATTTGTATAAATCACCTTATTGTAAAAATTCTCAATTACTTAAGATTGTTTAGGATTACGAAGGAAGCGAAGATGTACTCACAGGAGACGATATGTTTAAGTTGTGTGTATTTGTCGGTCTTAGGGATGAACGTACAAGAAATGGAAATGATTATTTCGGAATAAACCCTATGGAAGACTATATCGCTAAGATGCAAATGACATTCTCTGACCTTATGGTTTTACCTACAATGGCTGATAAAAAGACTTGGTATGCTATAAAGAGTAAGAACTTACATTTGATACACGATATAATGACGTGGTCAAAACCTTCAAAGTCTGGGCAATTTGGAGTTAGACGTTTCTCAGATAATACACTTTCTATATTTAGAGGTTACTATACAGACGAACTTAGAAGTTTGATGCAATACTATAACAGAAAAACTGTTGCCTATGTTGTATCTCACCCTAATGAGGTTAGAAAAAATTATCATGGAAAAGTTAAAAACGGTAAAATGGATTTCTCTGGAAACGGAGGTAAATTCAGATACTTCTATGATACATATCTATTTAAAACAGACGAGATCGAAGTTGACGGTAAGATGCAAGATGGTCCTGTATTGAATATGAATCAATACTTACAGTTCTTATACGAAAAACAACAGTAGATGATGAAGGATGGTGTAACGCGTGCAGAAATATTAAAACGTGGTGATAGCCAGGATAAACAATCTACTAATGAATTAGACGGTTTTGAGTTGATAAGAGGATTTCTTGAAAGTTTGAATGAAACTTTAAAAACAGATCGAAAATCTGTAGAGGATCTCATAAACGACATGTTAATGGGTGTTGTTGATAGGGAGTTAGAAAATTTATCACAATCTGATGGTATTTATCAACCTATAAAGATTCTTCAGAAGAATGGAGATGGTTCTTATAGTTCAATAGGTATTCCTAAGAAAATACTTGAATTCTATGCAAAGAAGTTTAGTAAAACTGACTATGTTAAAAGAGATACTAAATATACAAACGAAGATGGTACAGAAAGTGTTAAGACAGTTACTGACAAAATAAAACCATATTCTAAAGGCGATTCTCATTTAAATGACTTGACATTGTCCGCAGTTGCTTCTCATGTTGCAAGTTATATGATGTCCGTAATAGAGACTGAAAAAATTATCACAGGAGACCCTTCTTGGTATAAATGGAAGTATTCTGAGCAAGGCACTGAAGTTACAATAACTGATAAGGAAACAAATGAACCTTACACTGTAACTGTTGATAATTTGTTTGATAAACATGCTGATAAAATCAAGCGTCTTGGTTCTGTATTATCTCCTGGAGAAAATATAAGAGCATAGTATGGTGATGATATATTGGAAGAGCATCCAGATCTTAATAGGTCTACATATACATTTGCAAACGTAGGTGATATAACAGGTACACTTGAAGATGATGTATTGGATAATGTTACACAACGATTCAAATTACAAGCCACTGTAAACATAATATCAATAAAACCTGAATGTTATTTCGGAAAAGGTTTAAGTTCTGATAAATATAAATAGAAACAATCTAAATTGTTTAAGAGATGGTATTCTAATTATAAGAATTTTATTGCAGATTATGAAGCTTGGGATGATAAACAGAAAGTAAAACCTGGTATTGAAAAAGAAGCGTCAAATGCAGCAAGTTCTTATTCTGATATTACGGTATCTGATGCCCAAGTTTGTATTAGACCTTGGATGTACAGATTACTTAGAATTGCAATGGGTGAATGGACCTTTGAAGAAGATGACAACGGATACAGTGATGAAAAAGCTTATAATATTGTTGAAGGTATTGGCGAATATGCTGATAAAAAAGGAAAGTGGCAGGATGATTTGGAGTTAGCAATGCTTGTAAATAAGTTCTAGCTAAAACCTTTGAAAATGACATACTTTGCTAATGAAAGTAAAGCTGAATCTGGAGCAGGATGTTTCTTCAACATGCCTGTATACAATAAAATGGCTATATTCCCAATGTTTGAATACGCATGTGCTTCTGAAACTGGTACTTAGTTATATAAACGAATGAATAAGCCTGGTAATGAAATAGATATGCTAGGTTTCGATTCTTCTGTTAAAGTAGGTTGTAATAAAAACATGTGGACTCCATTCAACGATGGGGATAAACCTACATCTGATTATTCTAAATTAAACAATATAAACGATATGACATCTTTTGTTGATTCTGAATCAGATAATTATATCGACGAAAATGGAGAAAATCATTCTAGAGTTAATAAAGAAAGCTCTGTAGACGACATTAACAACTTATTACCTGTTCAGATTCAATACGTTGATAGATTAAGACTTCAGTTGAATACTGACGCGCACGAAGCAGATCAACGAGCTATAGGTACTTAGATGTTTAAGATTGCGTTTTCTAATATATTTGATAATGAAGAATATGGTCTAGGTAAGACCGGAGATAACATCACAGGTAGAAATTTGAAGAATGACATAATGGCTTGTATCAACGCTCTTACTAGATTAGGAGTCAACGATATACAAAAGAAATTCTTCAATAAGGACAATAGTCTTAATGATGAAGCAGTTGCGAAATTAGTACAAACAATTGTTCAAAACAACGGACTTGGCTCTTCAGCAGAAGAGATTATACAAAACGGTGGAGTTGTAGCATCACTTATGTCTAGAACTTTATTTGAACAAAGTGTTAGTAAGAAAGTAAATAAAGCTGTTGTCGATATTAACACAAACGGTGGTAGTGCGGTACAGCAATCTATATTTGGATTTGTAGGAAACAATCTAAACAATGGAAAAAACACAACTGATCAAAAGAGTTTTGATTTCGAAAACTTAAGCAACCAAGGTTATCATGTACCTAATGGTGGTAGAAAGCTTAAATGGTTGAAGAAAGACAACTCAATGGAGGTTATGTTAGGTATGAACTTCTTTAGACCTGTTCTTGAAGGTGTTAAATGTGATGAAAACGGAAATATAACAAAAGATGGTAAATATAATCTTTGGAATAGAGGTACTTATAACTCACAAAGAGCTTGGTTGTTAGAGCACAACATGATTGGTGCAAAAGCCAAACCGTTTGGTATCGGTTATCGTATTCCTACCCAGGGTATGTCTTCAATGTTTGCGTTCTGTGTAGCAGATGTTCTTCCTTGTGTAGCAGGTGATACTATTATTGTACCAGATGCATTTACAGCCCAGACTGGTTCTGACTTCGACGTTGATAAATTGTTCTTGGCGACATTCTCTTATAAAAACGGAGTCAAAGAGCATATTGATGCTAAGATTCTTGAATATGACGAAGATGTAACTTACAAAGACAAAAACGGCAAGGAAGTAAGTAAAACTGTTCATAAAACTCATTATTTTGCTAATTAGGCTCAGTTGGATGCGTTTAACAACAAGAAGAAAGGAAAGACGAGATTAGATAGCGATTAGATACACAACGTTAAAGTTACAGAAGCTGCTGATATTGAAAATAACTCTTCAATAACATCTAGAACTAGACAAATGATATATCAGCATGCGTCAAAAGGTGCCATAGGAAACAAACTTCTTGAAGATTATATGAAAGTAATAACAGATAATAGAAACTTCAAACAATCAAGAGGTTCTATTGATACTATTACAGATTATATAACTAAAGTGATTGTACCTATGATATCACAAAGCACCGCTGGTTATAAAGAAGGTATGTACGACGCATCGCCTTCTTTCCAAGAAAGAACAAAGATGGAGTTCTCTACTGGTAAAGACGGTATTGGTCCTTTTGCTTTGAATATTACAAACATGGCTTTGACCCAATATGCACATCTTACGTTCGATTATGGTGACAACTTGTTTGAACTTGGAGATTTGGATAACCCATTATCACAAGATGGTTCATATGTTGCAGACTGGTTATCAGCAATGGTCAACGCTCATGTGGACGTTGCTAAAGATCCTTATATATTTACTATCAATGTAAACAAAGCTACTTATAAAATTACAAACTTCTTAATAAGAGCTGGTAAAGGCGCAGGTACATTCACATTCTTAGCTCAACCATCGTTGAAGAAATATGCAAATATGATAAATTCAGCAGGTGGTATGTATGGAGGTAATTTGGATGGCTCTAACTTGGGAACTAAATCTAGAAATGATATATTTAACGAACAATTTAAACAAGCAAAAGATTCTACTCTTGCAGCATTCCGTGCTTTAAAATCAAAAGGTTTGTCGAAAGAACAAGCTGCATTATATACTAAATACAACACTTGGGTTAAAATCTTAACTGGCGATTTGAAAGCATCAGATATGCCAGAAGAATCTAAAGAATTGTTTAGACATGTATTTGATATAGAAAAAGGTGCTTATGCTATTCAACATCCTAAAACTTTCTATGGTAAATTCTTCCAATTACTTACGTTGTATACGTTTGATAAATTGTCTAGATATGCTGATGAAATGAGTGACCTTGTAAAGAATTCACGAATTGATACAAAGAAATTTGGTAATTCTGTTGCAACACAAATGGATTATATGAATAAGTATAACGCATTTAGATTTGCAAAAGACAGAGGAAGTAAACCTAGATGGGTTATTAACAAGAATGGTAAAAAAATAGGCTCTTCTAAAGAAAATCCTAACTATGCGTTGGATATGTATTTCAACACAACATATCTTGATAATAAACTTTAGAATGCTGTACATTTAACAAAAGCCATTTTGTCTGGACAAACATATACAGCTACTTCTGAGTATGAATAGTTATTCAACGACATTATGCGTAGAAAATACGGTGAGAAATAGTTGATTAAAACGTTCATGAATCAGAAAAACGAAGTTCAACAGGTTGAAACTACTGGATATAATCCAAAGGCTAGTGATGATGTTGTAAAAGGTTTATCACAATCCATGGATGATATTATCAGATATAGAGTGTTCAAACAATTCGGACAAACTATCTTAGCTCGATATGAATCTGATGAAGAAAACGCTAAAGGTCCTATAGATTTCTTTAGCAGTAATCCTGCTGATGAATAGAGAAGATTATTATTTGGCTTACCTATAGAAAAGGGTAAAGATCCTTCGTATCTTAACTATTCTATATACGACAGAATTCAAGCACTTATCAACAGAGCTGATGAGTTTGGTTTAGAAGACAATGAGTTACTTAAATTCATAACACCTGTTGCACCTAAAAATAAATCTAAGTTCAATATACCTAAACTTCTTTTGAAATCTTCTTAGATGGATATTGCAGAACAAGAGAAGCAACTATTGACCTCTGCGTTTGAACAATTACTATCACATGAAGATTTGTCTGTAAGAAGATTGGCAAGAGATATTGCAAGATTTGCTTATTTTAGTACATATGATCAAAATACAGTAAATTCTTTCTTTGATTTAGTGCCTACTCAATACAGAGTACAATACGACTAGGCTTTGGCTTATGGTTTGAAAAACCCAGGTAGCACATTCGATGCTATTTGTGGTAGTGGTGCTAACTATATATACGGAGTTATAGCTAGAAACTATTGGTTTGATGATAGTATTGTAGACATATATAACGGTCAAGAAAAAGCATCTAATAGTATTATAGCTGGTATCGAAAACAGATACAAGATATTTAGACAAAACGGTCAGTTAGTATACGGTATAATGTTTATAAAAGCCCAAAATGCAAACGCTGAATATATAAAGATGTAGAAAGGCGATACGACTTATCTATACAGAAAAGCAGGTGTTATTAAAACTACATATAAGAACGATAATGGAAAGAAACAAACTGTCAACAAGAATGTATATGTAATAATACCAAAAGCAGGTTTACATGATGGTAAGAATCATTATTATGAATTCTTTATAGATGATAAAAATCATTCATTATTTAGTGATAATGCTTTACCAGAAACATTGATGTATAATGATCATGATGATTATAAAGGATTGGGTACGTATATTAAAGAACTTGTAAAAGACCCTGATGTACAAGCTACTAAAAAACAGAGGGAAATGTATTCTGACATACAATGTGAATTTGTTGAAAGTTATGATTTTGAATTCAGTGGTACTTATTATAGAGTACAAACTGAAGCTGAAGATACTAACTTACATAATTCAGATAATACTGTAGAATTTGTACCAACAGACGATCCTAAACAAATGGTTAACACGTTATCTGATTGTAATATTGATATTGAAGAGGGTGATGATGAAAAAGCGGTAGTGAAGAAAATTACTGATGCTGTTAGTGATAACAACACTACAAACCCTAAATCATTATCTATTGTTGATAACAGATAGGACGTAGAACCTACAGATGAAGAAATAGCAGAATATGTTATATCATAGGTTAATGCGTTTAGAAAAGAGTTAACTAATAATGATTCTGTTCAAGATATAGAAGATCAAGTATCTGAATATAAAGATCAGGTTTCTGCAACAGCTATTGATGATATAAAACAGCAAAAAGAAGATGATTTTATATTTGCTGTAATGTAGGAAGCTATTATGCAAGGAGTTAAGTTAAATAAGACATATACAACTAATGACCGTGCAGGTATAGCATTAGCAAAAGCTACTAGATTGTTGTTCAGCGACATATAGGATGGTTCTATGATGTTGTTTGACAAGAATATGAAAGAAGAAGATCTTTATCCTGTCATTTCTCAACTATCTGGAAACAATAATAGAGTTGACTCTGAGGAAGAAACAGATATGAAGGAAAATATGTCAGAAATAATACAATCTAGTGAAGATTTTGAAGATAATTTGAAACAAAAAGATGAAGATGCATCTAATATAGAAGGAGTAAATATACTTGGTCCAGAAACTAAGATTAATATTTATGCTGGAACTAATGAGAATGCTGATTTGAGTAATCTTGCTATTAGACCTTTTTCTTTAAATAGATTTGCCGCAATTCCTACTAATAAAGATTGGCATACTGAAGCTACAGATAGCCATAAAACACTCGATAGAGTTTCTAGAATTCTTGAAAAGAGTAATCTGGTAGGATTAAATGATTCTAATCCAATTCAAGTAAATTCTGTTGAAAATTTATTTCAAGCTCTCAAAGTTTTATATGGAGCAGATGAATATTTTGAAACTGTAGGAAACAATGATGAATTTAGGCTATCTAAAGAAGGAAAACAAGTATTTCTTAATATATTAAGAGCAACTCCTGCAAGAGCTAAACAATTAGGTAGAACTGTAAAAGGTTTAAATTCTAATGTTTGGAATGCAGATTCTTCTACTTTGATGAAAGCAATTATACAAGTGTCTTTTGGTAGTAATCCACAAGCTATTCAAAGACTTCTTGCAACAGGTAACGCTACTCTTACACACAGACAAGATAGAGGTAAGTGGGGAACTGAGTTCCCTAAGCTTCTTATGGAAGTAAGAAATGAATTACGAGAACAGCGACCTATAAATCAAAACAATAATAGTAATGTATCTTCTGATGATTCAGAACTGTTAATAAATTCTACAGATAATGATAATGCTGAAGCATTTGAGCAAACGTTTAGTTTAGATGATTTATCAATAGAAGACGATTCTATAATAAAAGAGAGTGAAAAACCAACTGAGTAGTCTGAAGACAAAGATCAGTTTAGCGATAAATGTTAATAATTATGGGTGGAAATTTTTGTCCTTATTATAAAAATAAGGAAGTTTTTAAACAATTTAATTAGATTATAACTGCTCTTGGTGGTAAACCTATGAGCGAAGAAGAATTTAAGTCTAGAGAGCTGAGACATCAGCGCTCTGGACTTGATTATTCTGCTATGGAGGCTGCATATAGGATGTGGGAGTTAAACAAAGGTAACTCTTATGATAAAGCCCCTAACGGAGAAGATTCTATTATATTCCAAAGTCTTCTTCTTAAAAACAACAATGATGTAAATGCAGCAATTAGAGCAAAGTCAGCCATCTACACAAAGAAATTTGCAGATAAATATGGAGATTGGTTGGGTTTGAATAATGAAAATGAAATAGCTACTATATTAAAAGAAGCTAAGGCTAATGGAACTTTTATGAAAGCCCCTAATGGTAAAGATACTAATCTTACTGAAAAGCAATGGCTTCTAGTTAGAACTAAAGCTTTTAAAGAGTGGTTTGGTGATTGGGAAAATGACCCAGAAAATGCATCTAAAATAGTAGATGAGAATGGTGAACCTTTGGTAGTATATCATGGAACTGACAACGCTTTTACTGTATTTGACCCTACAAAGCAAGATGGTGAACATGAGGCATTTTATTTTACCGATTCTCAAGAAATGGCAAAAAGTTACAAAGGTGGAACAGTTTTAATACCTGTGTTTCTTAACGTTAGAGATTCTTATGAAGTAGATGCTAAAGGAAGAAACTGGAATGACATTGAGTTAGATCTTGCTACTAAAGCCAAAACACCTGTTGAATTTGCTGAATTAGTATTAAAACAACAACAAGTTGAAATTGAGACTGCAAAGCGTGGTCGTTATGATGAATTTTGGGGTAAATTTGTAAAGGATGAAAAATATACAAATGAAAAAATAAAAGCTATTACTGAGAGGTATCTTCCTAAACTATACAAGAGATATTTAGAATTACAGAACGAGCACTCTAACAATCCAATAAAAAATATAAAACGTATATTAGAAATGCGCAGTATAATGAAAACCATTTCTAATATATATAAAGATGCTTATAGTCGTAATAGCTATGGTAAATCTCAGGAACGTGTTTCTACAAGAGATTTGGATTTAGTCTTAAATGATAAAGAGGGTATTATAATACAAAATGTTAAAGACTATGGTTCCAAGGTTGAAAAACCACTTCCTCATAATGTTTATGTAGTATATCAACCAAACCAAGTTAAATCAGCTACTGACAACAATGGTGAGTTCTCTAAAGAAGATAACCACATAAGACATTCTATTATGCCGTTAGATTAGATGGGTTTAAACAATGAAGACGAAATAGCTACCATATTAAAAAAAGCTAAAGCCAACGGTACTTTCATGAAGGCTCCTAACGGTAAGCCTACAAAGCTTACTGAAAGACAATGGCTTCTAGTTAGAACTAAGGCATTTAAGAAATGGTTTGGAGATTGGGAAAAATTTGCAAGAATTAATCCTGAGATAGAAAATCAATTAGCTTTAGTATTTGAAAGAAATCCTGAGTTAAGTAAAATAGGTTCTATAAGAGAATACGCAGCTTATTTGGCAGACAAATTTCCTAATAGTGTAGATAGGAGCATTTACTGGCATGGTACTAATGAAGATTTATCAGAAGGCTTCAAGTCTGCAAAGAGAGGTAGAGGGTCAGGTGCTCCTGAAACTCAATCAAGAAATGATTTCTATCTTGCAAAACAAGCTTGGACAGTATTACAATATGTTGATGGAGTAAACAGAAACTCTGTTGATAAGAACGGCTTTGCTCATTGGAATAAACTGTGGTGGGAATTTAAGGAAATAATGTCTAATGGTCGTAGGGAAAATAACGACTGGAAAGACTTAGTAATTAACGAAGAAAATGTAAGACAAGCTATTCCTAATAAAAAAGGTGAATTTAATCGTGATAAAGGAGGAGGAAATGGCAAATGGCTTAAAGAAAGAAAAGCTGATTACGGTTATGAAAATAAGTCAGACAGAGAATTCTTTGAAGAAATTTTTGGCATACAATGGGGTAAAGACACCTTTAACTCTTGGACAAAAAGAAATGCTGAGATATTCAAGTCCCTTGAAAAAACTCAGAAGGGCATTTATCCTGCGATAATTAATACTCAGAATCCTATAAGAGAAAAAGGACAGAATACTTATTATGAATAGCAGAGGGGCCTCTTTACTCAAGCAGAAAGAGAAGGCAATGATGCTATTCTTGGAGAGCAGACAGATAATGAGTTTGGTTCTGATGTTGCTGTTGTATTGAATGCTTCTGAAAGGAATGTACATTTCCTTGGTACTAAAGAAGATATTGAGGACTTTAAGAAATGGCTTGAAGAAAACCGTGCTTCCAAAGTAGTAGATGAGAATGGAGAGCCTTTGGTTGTTTATCATGGAACTTTTGGAGAATTCACTAAATTTGATTTTGAAAAACTTGGTGAAACAACAGGTCAGGGATATTACACAGACCATATAACAGGAGAAAGAATACCGTTTGATTCTACCTATGCCTTTTTCTTTACAGACAACGAAAATGCAGCGTATTCTTATAGAAATTTAGCTATTTATCAACAAAACCAATTTAGAGCAAAAGTATATAATAATCTAGCAGCAATTTTTTCTAATAAGGCTGATTTATTTACTAAATTTGATGGAAAAGAGAAAGAAGAGCAGCGTAACTTTATAGATAATGTCGTTTCTCCTTTTATAGGTTTTGATGTTAGGAGAGAAAGTAATGCAATTATTAAAGGTACAAGCACTTTAAGTGAAAAACAAAAAAGTGAACTTGCTGATAGATTTATGAAAATGGCTCTTAAAATAAAAAGACTGCCAGAGCCAAGAGCTATTTCTAATCAGCGTGCTAATTTAAGTGAGTATAGGAATAAATTGAAGTGGCTTATAAATAATAAGGATAACATAATAAATGGTAAATATATACCAGCCTTTGAAGAAAAGACACTATCAATAACTTCCAATTATGGAGATTGGAATAAAGGAGATGTATATTTAACAATAGCATATCGTGATGGAAAATACGAAATTTTAGGATTAACCAGAAAAGCTGGAGACTGGTAGCCTATTACTAAAAACAATTTTGATGCTGTAATAGAAGAATACAATAGAGGAATTGTTCAAAATGCTGAGGCTTTAGCAAAGGAAGAAAAAGAAGGCAAATATGATTCTAAAGGAACTGTTATGGGAGTGTTTTTAAATATTAAAAACCCTCTTGAGCATGATTATGAAGGCTCTGCTTTTCCTGATATGTATACAAAAAATGATAAATATCCTACTGCCTATGTTGCTGCAAGGCAAATGAGGAATGCAAGAAAGAATGGTAATGATGGTGTGATATATAAAAATATAAGAGATCCATTCTTAATGACTTCTTATGGGATTCTTGGTGCAAACCAAGTTAAATCAGCTACTGACAACAATGGTGAGTTCTCTACAAAAGATAACCATATAAGACATTCCAACATACAGTTAGATTAGAATGGAGAACCAGCATTTTAGAGCAGCTCTAATAAGACAGATTCTTTTGGAGAAAGGTTTGATAACGCGTACCCAGAATCTTTATTTGGTAAAGATATAAACAAACGTCTAATGGACGGAGAATCTGTATCAAGTAATGAAATATTGGATATTCTTCTATAGAAGAACACAATGTCTGACGTCAATGTTGGCTTAGCTCAAGCCTTACATTAGTATAATGTTCCTGTAAAGTTCGAAGCTATAGACGACCCAGGAGCTCTAATGGAGTTTAAAATAGTAGGTGGTGAACGTTACATAGCTATAGATGCTTATAAAATGACGCTGGTTTCTAAACTTTATTCATCAGATGCATTCTTACATGAAATCATACACCACACTGTAGAAGATACATTATACAATCCTAGAACTCAAGCCCAACGCGAATTCAGAGATCTTAATAAGAAATTGTATGATTTGTTTGATAAACGTTTTCCTAAGTCTCAATACGATCGTAGTAACACTCGTGCTGGTTATTATGCGCTCACAGATGAATATGAATTTGCAGCAGAGTTTGCTACAAAGAAACAGACAAGAGAACTCGTATTTAGAGAAGCTTAGAAAATGTATGAAGAGGGTAATAAAGCTATTTTACAGAAAATAAAATATTATGTAAACAAGCTTTCAAAAGCTTTGTTTGATAAGGCTCTCTTTAAAGAACCAACTATTTCTTATCTTCAAAAAAAATCAGCTCTTTCTGATCTTCAAAAATATCGCAAACAGTTCGAAGATTATATCTACAACAATAAGGTATTTCATCCAAATGTACCAACATCATAGTTGTTAGATGAAGTGTATAATAGTTTAAATCAAGACGCTTTAAATGAAGAGTGGTTCATGGATTAGAGAGCTGATTTAAAACGAATACATCAACATATAACATAGGCTTATATAGATACTGGAGAGTTCAATCAAGGGCGATCCGATACTGAAGAAGAAGCTCAGAAAAAAATATCTAAGATATCTAAAGATATTGCAGGAATTCTTACTAAACGTCTTGCAGCTGTGTTGGCTTCTAACATATCTGCACAAAATAAAAGTAGATTTAGTTAGGAATTATAGATGCAGATTCAACAGTTTAATTCGGAACAAGTTGAAAAATACAAAGCTGTATTCACTTTCATTGGATAGATTGCACCACAATTAGCAGAAGATGTTAAGAATATAGATCGTATAAACAATAAGAATATACTTACAAGTGATACGTCTTATATGTATAACAAACACGATTATTTTGGAGCTTATGATGAGATATTAGCTAAAATTCTTTAGATATTTAATAACGATTCTATAGTAAAACTTCTTGTTGCTGAAGCTAAATAGAATAACGAAGAAGATACAATTCTTGATAATATTGATAAATATAGAACCATTGCTGAGAAATGTAAAGCTGAAGCTAATAGAGCTTCTTCAGTTATGGATTAGATATTATTGCGAAACGTAAAACGAGATTTAGCTTAGATAGGAAATGAGACATATTCACCTAATATGGGTAAATTTATAGAACAACTTGATAATTACGGAGTTGATATAAACGCATTTACTCAATATTTAGGAGATTTGTCAAGATCTAATAATGAATCTTTAAAAGCTCTTGTACATCTTGTAAATAAAGCAAATAGTGATACTGATAAATTAGTACATGAAAAATCTATATAGTTGTTAAAATTACAAGAGGGTTTGAAATCTGGAGAATCAATCTAGGATTTATACGAACGCGACGGTAGATATGCTACAGGTTACCTTGTTAGAAAGTATAACTATGGTAAGTTTTATAATGATTATAATGAGTTTATGACGAAACTTAACATATCATTGGGTTTAGATCCTAAGAACAGGTCAATACCTGATGATGATGAATTAAGAAAACAATGGCAAAGCAAGAAAAATGATTGGTTAGCTGAGCATTGTGAGCGTAAATTCACTAAAGACTATTATGATAATTTTATAAATTTATCAAAAGAAACAAGAGAGGCATACGACATTCTGCAAAATCAAATTCGTCTCATAAAAGATAAATGTATCGACCCTGATACTGGATTTTATCATTATGAGAAACTATCTAAAAGCGACTGGGACAACCTTAATGATTTGTAGATGCAAAAACGTCAACTAAAATCACCATGGTTCCCAAACGGTGAGTCGAAACAAGGAAGTCCTACTGAATACAAAATCTATAAAGAACTCACAGAGCTTGATAAGAAGCTATTTGGAGATAAATAGGTTAAGATGAATAAAAAAGCTTGGATTGACGCAAGAACAGAAGTTATAAAACAATGTGGC